TACCCAGCCTAATCCCTTAGCAGGGGATCCTCTTGAGCCTCTTGAGTACTTCTCCGAAAAATTGGCGATGCTGAGGAGACTCGAACTCCCGACCTCCAGCGTGACAGGCTGGCATTCTAACCAACTGAACTACAGCACCATATAAATTTGACTTAATATAAATCAAATCTAATTTTATACCGATATGCTATGCATATCTCAAAAAAGTAAAACTCATTAAATTTTCAAGACAAACTTTTGTTTTTAATATGTTTACTATTTTAACAAGGTTTTTATTTTGTGTCAATAGTTTTTTTAATATTTTAGGGTGGAAGACCACCCTCTTTTTATTTTTCCATAGTTATTTCTAATAAGACTTTTCCTGAATTTTTATCAATTTTTATTGTTTTTATGCTTTTTATTTTTTTACTACTATAAACCTTTATTGATTTGGTATCGATCGTTGTACCTTTTACTCTTATTTCATCATAGATAGTAATATATTTTTCGTTTTTATTTTTTGTTTTTATAACATCTATACCAATACATAATGTTAAAAATAAGGATAAACTTGCACATAACAATATTCTTGATCTATATGCCATATGAACCATTCCTTTCTTTAGTAATAAATTTTAGTGGCTATGAACTCTCTTTTATGTTATAATATAATAAAATAGTAATAAGAAGGGAGCTTTATTTATGTTTTTTGGTTTTTTTATAATTATAGTTTTTATCATTATAATAGTTACTTGCCTACCTAGTGGTCTTTTTGTTGTAAGAGAGCAAAATGTTGCTATCATAGAAAGACTAGGAAAGTATAATCGTGTCGCAAGATCAGGTCTTAATTTCAAAATACCTATTATAGAAAAGGTTGCAACGAGGCTTGATTTAAGGGTTTTACAAGGCGATATGGAAGTAGAAAATAAGACAAAGGATAATGTTTTTGTCAATATGTCCATAGCTGTCCAGTATAAGGTTGATAACCTAAATGTCTTCAAGGCTTTTTACGGACTAGATGAACCATCGTCTCAGATGGCTAGCTACATAGAAGACGCTATAAGGGCTGCTGTTCCTAAACTATCCTTAGACGAGGTTTTTGAGAAGAAAGACGAAATAGCCTTGGATATACAAGAAACGGTAGCTGAAGAAATGAAGGCTTATGGTTATATCATAGTTAAGACTCTTATCACAAGTGTTGAACCAGCACAGATAGTTAGAGATTCAATGAATGATATTAACGCAGCTCAAAGAAAGAGGATGGCTGCTAAGGAGCTTGCAGAAGCTAAAAAGATAGAGATTGTAACAGCCGCTGAAGCTGAGGCTGAAAAGGCTAGACTAAACGGTCTTGGTATTGCCAATCAGAGAGCCGAAATAGTCAATGGTTTATCTGAGTCTATACAGGGTCTTAAGAAGGAAAATTCTTCTTTAACAGAAAGTCAAATTATGGGTATTCTTCTAACAAACCAGTATCTAGATACACTTGATAACTTTGCTAAAAATGGAAATCAGGTTATATTCTTGCCTGGTGGAGCTGATGGAGTCAATATGATGAGAGAACAGATCACATCATCTATTATAGCAGGAAGAAAGATTGTCAAACCACTAGTTCATGATGATAAAAATACTAAATAATAAGAAAGGAAGGTATTAACCTTCCTTTTTTTTTATCTTTGCACCAAAAACTGTATAGTTTTGGGTGCATTATTTGTTAATGTATACTTTGATATCACAGTCACCTAAATATTCTTCAAAAATAGGCGATAATTTTTTCCAATCGGAGTTTGGTATCTTAGGTATCGCTATTGATTTTATTTTCTTGTCCTTATAGCAAGACTTTAGTTTAGCTAGACCCTCTCTTATGTAGGATTCATCTTCTGGTTTTCTCCAATGAGACTTAATCGGCATTGTAAGAACTCTCTTGTTACCAGCCTTGTTTAGCATAAGCATACCAGACTTTAGGGTCTTATCAAAGCAGTTTTTTCTATAGATCTTATAGATGTCTGGATATCTAGACTTAAATCTAGAACTTAAGGGGTCTCCCATGGCTCCAGCTGTGTTTACAAAGTTTACTAAAACTTCTGCATCTAGCTTAAATATATCGGTCTTTGTATATGTTATCATAATTTACTCTCCTTTTTCTATATAGTTTGGGTGAGTTGGTCCATACTTTTTTACTAACTCAAGATCTTCTATCATTTGGTTATATTCTTCTATCTTCATTAGCTGTAGATGGAAAATATCCCATTTTTCCCAAAAGGCTCTTATTATTGTATCTTTAGGTAGGTCTTCTTGTGCCTGTCCAGCGTAGTCAGGACCATCATATGTTGTTGAGAAGTATGGTGGTTGTTCTCTCTTTAGATCGCCATACATTATTTTGAATGTGCTAAATTCTTTTGTTTTTGGGTCGAATATTTTTATTCTTTCTTTTATTGCATTATTGTAAGATGCATATCCGGCTACTTCTAATGCTGTATCGTTTTCCTCTATTGATTTATTGCTATTATATTTTGGTATAAAACTATCGTTTGTAATAAGCTTTAGAAAACCCTTATCTATTAGCTTTTTAATATCGAATGTTATATCAGCAAACCATCCTTCAAGTTGAATAGGTCTTTCTATGAAATTTAGGGCATATGGTATATTGAAGTTATTCCTAATAAAATCTTCAGGAAAACCAAAGACTCTCCAATTATTAATTTTATCTAGGTCGACATCATCTAATCCCAGAATAATTCTTGAGCACTTTTCATATAATTTAGCTTCTTCTTTTATTTCCTTGAAACCTTCTATATCAGACCATAAAAGAGGTCTATTTTCTATTTCCTTTTTAATTATTGGTGTTTTCATAATTTATTCTCCTATCTATATAATTTTTCTTATTTAAAATTTAATCTTTCAAAAATAGACTTTATCTGAGGTACTGTTTCATTTACACTCATTGGGTCATCTAAGAACATAGTATCGGCTATATAGTAGTGGACATACATTTCTAAGACCCTATCTAGCCTATCATCCTTGTTCTTTGTTTTTGTTATTATATCGTATATAAGGTTTGCAAAATCATTATCGGGTATAGCGTCTAGGTAAGATTCTAGTCCAGATTTTAAGATTAGGCTCAAGGTTATCTGTTTTGAAGCTAGAATTGCATAGTCCGTAATGGGTTTTGCTGTTTTTATCTCTTCTTCCTTTTTTTCCATTATAGTATTTAGTTTTTCAATAGCATTTGTTATTTCCATATAGACATAAGGGTTTATATAGACAAGGTAGATGAGTTTATCTATTTTGTCATAGTCTCCGTATATATTGTCTATATCCTTTATAGCGTCAAGCATGGGTTTTACTTCGTTTTCATCAGGAACTGTTAACTCAGCCAATATTGGCATGGTTAGGTCTCCGTTTTTTACTGTGTTTATAAAACCCTTGTATATGCTATTACTTTTTGTGTTTAATCTCGATAAATATTGAGTTTTCATAATTTCTTCCTTTCATTTTATATATTTAAGATATCTCAAAGTCCTTTACAAAATAATGTTTGTTTTCTCTTATTACGTGAACTCTTTCTTTGTGAGTATCACAATTATAAGTATTTGAAACATTTATATCTTGATAGTTTGGTGCAAACTTAGAATAAGGAAGTTTTTTCATTTTTTCTAAGATCTCTTTAGCGAAGTCTTTTAGGTCTTCCTCTTCGATGTGTATAAAGTTATGAATACTCATTATTTCTTCTATTTGTAATGTGTCTCCATAATAAGAGTTGTCTGTTACAATAAAAGTGTCAGTCTTTCTTAGTATAGGCTGTTTTGATATCCTAGTTTCCATAAACATATTGTTGTTAAATTCTAGATAGTATTTTACATCATTTAGAACAAAACTTAGATAATTTAGTATTTTCGTATTAAACCTATATCTATCTTCAATCATTGCACACCATGGTGTTTCATAAACTCTATATTCATTTAGACTGTCTTTATAATTTAATATATGACCACCCTGTCGTACAATTTCTTTTGCCAATTCTTTCATAAAAATATAAACTTTTAAATTCCTGTTGTTTACATAAATTTTTTCTATCATAATTTTAAATCCTTTCTTTTAAACTTTAAAAAAGAGAGTAGAAATCTACTCTCAGAAATAATACTAATTTTTAATCGGAGTCTTTAGACTCGTAAAAAGAGGGTAATAGCATACTCTCTTAATAAATTTAGTATTAGTCAAAAAAACTTGTATAAGTTTTCATAACTAAGTTGGCGTCTAATTGTCTTTTTAACTCTAGTGCTACACCGACTACGATAAGTAGTGATGTACCACCAAATGAGATACTAACAGCCATATAGTGTGTAACAATAGATGGTATAAGAGCCATTAGACCTAAGAAAAGGGCACCGACTATCGTTAAGTGGGATAGACAGTGGTTTAGGTAGTTTTTAGTTTCCTCTCCCGGTCTAAAACCTTTTATATAACCACCTGAATTTTTAATATTTTTCGATATGTCGTCTATATTAAATGATATAGTATTATAAAAGTAAGAAAATATTATAATAAGTCCCACTTCTATAAAGGCATATCTCCAAAATCCTAGGTCTGTTGACCTTTCAAAAAACTTTGTTATGATTTGACTAACATTCTTGTTAGACATCATAGCGATTGTCTGTGGTAGGGCTAGTATTGAGCTAGCGAAGATAATAGGCATAACACCTGACTGGTTGACCTTAAGTGGTATGTATGAACTATCATCTAAATATTTAAATTTTTCTGCGTTAGCCTTGGCATACCTTACTGGTATTTTCTTAGCAGACTCACTTATAAAGGTTATACCTATAATAGTAAAGATTAAAACACCGATTATTATTGCTATATCACTTGGTGATTTAAGTCCTAATTTAACATTATTATATAGTTTTATCATATCCACAGGTAATCTTGATATGATACCGACAAAGATAAAGACTGATGATCCATTTCCTAGACCATATTTTGTTATTTTCTCAGCCATATATGTTACTACCATAGCACCTAGAACAAGAATAGATATTATAGCTATTATGTATATTGGTTGGTCAACCTTTAATGTAGATCTTATCATACCTAGTGTTATACCAGTTGCCTGCATTAGTGATATGAAAAATGCTAAAATAACTGTATATTTTTTAATTTTTTTCTTACCTACCTCTCCTGATTTTTGGAGTTCCTTTAGGCTTTCAAAACCAGCCATAAGTAGCTGTAAAATAATTGAAGCTGTAATGTAAGGTCCTATTCCTAGGGCAAATATGGTAAAGTTAGAAAATGCTCCACCTGAGAACATATCATATAGACCTAATAAGGAATTTGACTGGGTCATTTGTCTAATTAAGTCTGTTTTAATCCATGGGATTGGTATTACAGATCCAAACCTAAAGATGAGAACCATCAAGAGGGTAAATCCGATCTTCTTTCTTATTTCTTTACTTCCTATTGCACTCTTTATTTTTTTTATCATTTGTATAAATCCTTTCTTTGGTATCTTTTATGTCAATATTATATCGCAAAATAGCCCTATTGTCAATGGGTAAGTTAAGTATACAAATTTTTTATATTGGTTTATCTTTTCAATTAATGCTTTACTTTATCTCACAAATTTGCTATAATAATATAGTACAGAACTTTTCTAATGAACTATTTTCTATGAAAGGATGTGATTATATTGAAGTTAGATAAGAAGATAGTTGCCCCTGCTTTACTACTAGGCTTGGTTAGTATGGTAGTTAGCGGTTGTGGTGACAAGAGTAATTTTTCCAAAAAGAATGTCTATGTTCCTAAGAATGTTATCAACACTTATAATAATGTAGATTATTCTTTTATTTTAGAGTCTAATTCTAAGGAAAATTATTCATTTACTGATGGTTTGCTTGATTATAGTATCACGAATGTGAATTATAATAAGGGTGAACTAAGTCTAGATTTGGTTGTAACAAGTAGAGGTATTGATATTTCAAACTTTGTTTTACCTATTTTGAGTTTTGACAATTCGATCCTTAAAGATTCTAAGAATCTTACGGTTTCTTTGGATAGTGAAATAAACAAACCAGTTTATATTCCAAAGAATACCCAGTTTACTGTTAAGTATAAAAGCCCAAAAGGTGCTATGATAGGCACTTTTGGAGAATTTTATGTCAATAGCTCTGTAGGTCAGTACAAGTTTAAATATTCATTTTTAAATGGTCAGCCTGATTTAGACAAAAATAAAGAGAGAGTTGGTGATAAGAATGAATAAAAAGATTGTCCTATCTCTTGGTCTACTTATGTCTTTGGGTTTAGTAGGATGCGATAAGGCTAAAGATGAGAAGTTAGCTACTATTGTTGACTCAACACCGTCTAGTGTTAAGTATAAGGCTGATTCAAGGCGTGATAAGGTTAATGATGCTATGGCTACTTTAGTTGAAAAGAGGTTAGATTCAGGTGAAATTAAATCTGATGTTAAAATAGCCGATGTAAAGGCACCATCTAATAAACCAAAGGTAGTAGATAGTAAGGACATTTTAAAACTTACTGAGACAAAAGTTTCAAAATCTAATACTAAAAAGGAAGATAAAAATTCTTCTGTTTTAGATATTAAGGAAACTAAGCTTGATTTGTCAAACCAAACTAAAGAGGATAAGGCTTTGATTTCTGTTATTAATGCAGGATATGAAGATAAGTCTAGTGAGGAAATCAAGAAAATTGCTAATTTGCAACCGGGTGGTGGTGTTGACCCAAAAATGGAGACTAGCGACTATCAAAAGGTTTTTGATGAGTTCCATCCAGACGCTGATGATAGATCAAATAAGAATTTTGAAAAAATGGCAAAAGAAAATCCTTATTATAAAAATATTGTAAGGGAAGATGTTAAATATAGCCCTAAAGTTGACAAAGACTTTGAAAGTGTTGACTGGGCTGGTGTTCCAATAGAAATTGTTGATGGAAATGTTAGATTTGAAGTTTTCTCATTAGATACGGCTGGTGATACTTTGGTTGGTCACTATAAACTGATTAATACCAAGGACACAGCGATTGATCTTAAATATGGTTTAACTGTAAATATAACAGGTAATATAAATAATCATGCATCATTTAATAAATTTGCTGTTATGGATGATTATAATAACTATCCGACTAAGTTAGATCCTCATCAAAAATATTATGGAACTTTCTATATTAATACTGCTGATTTTCTTAAAACTAGCCCTCTACATCTAGGCTTTTCTTCCGTTAATAATGGATTGAAACGCTTAGAGGTTAATTTAAATTAAATAAAGAAAGGAGTTTTCAATGGAAATTTTTACAAAGTTGAAATCTAAATTTTTGATTTTGTCTATGGCCTTTGCTATGTTAGTTCCTTTCTTTGGAATATTAACGCAGACAGAATCGTATGCCGCTGATCCACCATCAAGAATAAATGCTCACTGGACTATAAACTCTGGCGCTCTCGTTCATTATGGAAATGGTGCTCATAGTTATAGTTGTAGATTTGATATTACTGGTCCAGCTGGTGCAGATGGTGGGCAACAACACATGAGAGGTTGGTGCGTACAGCCCGCTGCAAACACGTCTTTATCGGGTAAGTATGAGGCTGTTCAGATCTCTAGGGATGAAGATAGAGGTATTGTTACTGCTTTGGCTCTTGTTGCTGGTGGTGAAATATCAGGAGCACCTTCTGATTTAGTCAATAAGGCTAGGGATATTTTTAATAGTATTCATCCAAACCTTGATATATCCGCCCACTTAGCTGCTGCTAGAGCTGCTAATGATACTAACTGGTCTTATGGTGCTGGTGATTTAGCTGGTAAAACTGAAAGAGCCCTTCCTAAATTAAGAGCTTTGTTGCCTCCAGGTTCTACATATAAAAGGAACTTAAATATATACCTTTATAGGTTAAATGTGCCGGGTAGACAGGACCTTTATATGGGTTGGGGTTGGTATAGAGAAAATAGGCCACAACCTGATGAGAGACCTGATCCGAGACCTGAAAGAGTTACTAGAAGAGAAAGAACTCCTGGTGAACCATATAGTGAACGTTTAGAGGCTCATGGTAGGGCAGAACTTACTATTACTAAGAAGTCAGGCAATGAATCTATAACTAACAATAACCCAGCTTATGATTTATCTACTGTTACTTTCACTCTTTCTGGACCAAATGGTTCTGAAACTAAGACTTTAGGTAATGCTAGCACTATCACATTTAGTGATTTAACTGAGGGCACATATACCTTACAAGAGGTAACTCCTGGTATAGGCTATGAAAGAGCTGCGCCACAGACTATAAATATTACTGTTAATCACGATTATGGTAGGCTTGAAGGTAGAAGAGCCACAAGGGTTGATGTTTATGAAATGGATGAAGACGGTAGTAACAGGACTTTGGTTGATTCATATTATGAAGATGATGCCTATGAGACAACTACTTGGGAATCAGGTGGTTCTGTTTCAAGCACTCCGACTAAATATTTTGATACTAGTGTTACTAACACACCAATGTTAGGTTCTTTGAAATTTGAGAAGAAGTCTAAAAATGAGGCTATGACTAAGGGTCTTAAGAATATCACTACGTCAGGTGCTAAATATAGACTATCTCATAAGAATATAAACAAGGTATATGAATTTACTACAGATAATGAAGGTAAATATAGTATTAATGATATGCCTTTGGGTAAATATGAACTAACAGAGTTTGAAAACTCAACAGGTTATGTTGTTGCACAGAGAACAGAAACTATTAATTTAACAGCTGATAGTGACGAAACTAGAAATCCTAGTTTTGTACATAAAGAGACACCGCATGTAAATAAACCAAGGAATTTGGTTAAAGTTGATGATAAACAGTACAGGTTAAATAATAATTCAAATAAACCTCAGGGTGATAGTGAGTTAAAGGATGCTGTTTTTACTGTTAGGCTATATGATGAAGACTTAAACAAGGATACTATAGCAGGTAAAGAACCAGCTCTTAGTTTTGAAGCTAAGACTCTTTTAGACAATGCAGGTAATGCTAAAATACAGTGGGATAAAAACCATATTATAGCAAATACATTCGTTGCAAGAAATGGTTCAACATTAAATGATTACTTCGTTGATGATAACAATGTTCCATCAGCTAACGGTACATTTAAATTACCACTAGGAACTTTGGTTCTTCAAGAAAAGACTGCACCGACTGGTTACAAGACAGATACTGTTTCTATAAATTCTGAAGGTAATGAAGCTAAGGGTGAAAATAACCTATATATTTATAAGAAACTCCCAGATCCAAATAATAGAAACAATACTACTGCAACTTTAATTGATCTAAAAGAAACGCCTATTATCTCAGAAAAGGCTCAGGTTTTAGGTGGTGTCAAGGTTGAAAAGCATGACTCAAAGACACACAATACTACACCTCAAGGTGATGCAAACTTAAAGTCTACTTTTGAAATCTATAACACATCTAAAAATGCTATTTTTATAGGTGATAAGAAAGTAGATTCGGGTCAGTTAGTTACAACAATAGAAACAAATGATAAGCAGATAGCTCAGACTGATGTTAAGTATCTACCTTATGGTTCTTATGCTATAACAGAAGTTTCTACTGATAAGACATATAAGCTTGTTCAGTGGTCAAAGAATTTTGAAATCAGACAAGATGGTCAGGTTGTAAACTTTGTTGCTACAGATGAGGGAGCTCCAGAAAATGAGGTCAAGCGTGGTGGAGTTACTTTACAAAAGTTTGATAAGGACTTTTTAGAGTCTAGACCACAGGGTGATGCAACTCTTGCTGGTGCTGAATTTACTATAGTAAATAAGTCTAAACAGCCAGTTTATAATCTAGCTAAGAATACATTTATACCTGTAGATGGTGTTGTGGATGTAATAAGAACTGATGCTAATGGTTTAGCTTCATCTACTGCAAATCTTCTACCAATAGGTACTTATGAAATAAAAGAAACAAAACCTTCAAAGGGTTATCTATTAAATGAAAAATGGGTTAAGACGTTTAAGATTACTGAAGATGCTCAGATAGTTAACTTGACTGAAATGCCAACAAAGGATAAAGAGTTTAACTATGAAGTGAATGAAGTAGCTGATACTAAGGCAGTTGCCGAAAAGGTAATTCGTGGTGATGTCTTAATTAAAAAGTCAGACAAGGATAGAATAGTTACAGACCCAGCTGATGATGATAACAGGGGTCAAGGTGACGCAACTCTTGCTGGTGCTAAGTTTAACATTATAAATGTTTCTTCTCATCCAGTATTTGTTGAAAACAAAGAATACGCAAAAGATTCTATAGTTAAGGTTATAACTACAGATAAGATGGGTATAGCTAAGACTGAAGGTAAGACTTTACCTTATGGTACTTACAAGGTTGTTGAGGCTAGTGCTCCAGATGGATATTTTGTAGATGAGAAGTGGTCACAAACTTTCTCAATAAGAGAAGAGGGTGTGACAGTTGAACCTAACGATTATAAGAAAAACCCGGTAAAAGAAGTTATTATAAGAGGTGGGGCTAAGTTCCAAAAGATAGATAAGGAAAGAAATGAAGCTATACCACAGGGTGATGCAACTTTAGAGGGTGCAGAAATTGATATCTATAATAACTCAGAAGAACAGGTTTATGTAAAAAATAAGTGGGTTGATAAGGACCAAGTTGTTATGACTATCAGAACTGATAAGTCAGGTAAGGTTAAGACAGGTTCTACTGATTTGCCATATGGTTCTTATTATGCAAAGGAAAAGACTCCATCTAATGGTTACTTGTTAAATCCTGACTGGAGGGTTGATTTTAAGATAAGAACTCAGGGTCAAGTTGAAGATTTAGAAACTAGAGATGAGACTAAGTTGCCACAGCAGGTAATTCGTGGTGATGTTTTAGTTACTAAGTTTGATAAGGAACTTGATAAGAGTGAAGCGATAGGTGGTAAAGACCACGGAAACAATACAACAGGAACTAACCTAAACGGTATTGTTTTTGATATAACAAACAGAAGTGCTGAGAAAGTTATGGTCGATGGTAAGCTTTATGAACCAGGTCAGGTTGTAAAATCTATTACAACTTCTTGGGATGATCAGAGAAAGGCTTATATAGCTAAGACTGAGGGTAAAGCTCTACCGTACGGTACTTATGAAATTAAGGAAGTTAAGACTAATAAGTTCTATAACTTAACAGATACTCAGCCTAGAACATTCCAGATAAGAGAAGAAGGTAAGGTTGTTGAAACTGATACTGACAATGCTAATATGATATTTAAGAACTATGTTGTTAGAGGAGATTTGGAATTTAGAAAGATTGCTGAATTTACTCATAATAGGATGAGCACTCTTTGGATGTTAGAAAATGTAACAACTGGCGAAACTCATATGTTGTTTGCCGATAAGAATGGTGAATTATACACAAGTTCTGATAAGGGCTTTAAGCATACTCAAGATACTAATGCTAATGATAAGTTCTTAGATAAGGCAAAGGCTGGTGAGGAAATAGCTATAAAAGAAGCTAACGAAGAATCAGGTGTTTGGTTTGGTCTTGGTGAAGACAAGTCTATGGCTCCGGCTAGGGACGATTTGGGTGCCCTACCATATGGTGAATATAGACTAAGAGAAGTAAGGACTGACTCAAACAGAAACTTCGATTTAAAAGACTTTAACTTCTATATTTATAGACAGGAAAAGACTGTTGATGTTGGTACTATAACTAATGTTAAGGTTGAAATTGGAACTAAGGCTCTAGATGATACTACTGGACTTAATATGGGTTCTTCTGTATCTGATAAGTCTACTATAGTGGATACTGTAAACTATAAGAATATAAAACCAGGAAAAACTTATACAATGAAGGCATCTCTTATTGATAAGCTTACAGGCGAAGTTATAGCTAAGGCTGATAAGGAATTTAAGCCTGGCTCAAGAGATGGCGAAGTAGATGTTACAATTGATGTGAATACAGATAAGGTTAGAGGTAAGAGTGTTGTTGTATTTGAAGAACTTTTCGATGGTACAATGAAGATTGCTGAACATACAGATATAAATGATGAAAAGCAGACTGTTACTTACCCAGTAATTAAAACTTCAGCATCAAGTGTTGATACAAAGAACCACGATGCTCAAACATCAAAGACTACTAAGATAGTAGACAGGGTGTCTTACACTAATTTGATACCGGGCAAATCATATGAAATGACTGGTACACTAATGAATAAGGCTACTAAGAAGCCTTTTGATGGTGCTAAGGTTACTAAGAAGTTTACTGCTGAGGCTGCAAATGGTTATGTTGATTTAGAGTTTGTTATAGACTCTAGCAAGTTAAAGGGTGAAACCCTTGTTGCTTTTGAAAGTCTAAAGTATAGAAACATTGAAGTAGCTGTTCATGCCGATATTAACGACCATGACCAGAGTGTTTACTTCCCTGAAATTAAGACTTTAGCTACAAGTAATGAAACAAAAGACAAGGATGGTGTTGTATCTAAAACTACAACAATTCTAGATAAGGTTTCTTATAAGAACCTTCTTCCTGAAACTAAGTATATAGTAGAGGGTAGATTAGTAGACAAGGCTACTAAGGCATTTATAAAGGGTGCTGATGATAAGGATCTAGTGGTTAGAAAAGAATTTACAACTACTGATAAGGATGGTCTTGTTGAAATGAGTTTTGTCTTAAGTTCTGAGAAATTAATAGGTAAGGATACAGTTGTTTATGAAAAACTTTATAGGGTTGTTGATGGTAAAGAAATCGAACTTACAAACCATGAAGATATAAACGATGAAGGTCAGACTGTTCATTTCCCTAACATTAAGACTACTTTAAATGATAAGGTTACTAATTCACATAGTGCTTTAGCTAGTGAAAAGACTGTTTTAGTCGATAGAGTTAATTACTACAACTTAATCGTTGGTAAGAAGTATACTATGACTGGTACTTTGATGGATAAATCTACAAAGGCTCCACTACTTGATAAGAATCAAAAACCAGTAACAGCAAGTCAGGAGTTTACTGCTGATAAGGTTAATGGTTTTGTGGATATTAAGTTTGAGTTTGACTCTAGTGCTTATGCGGGTAAGACTCTTGTTGCCTTTGAATCTCTTAAGAGAGATAAGATAGAGCTTGTTACTCATGCTGATATCAATGATGAAGACCAGAGCGTTTACCTACCTAAGATCAAGACTACATTGTCTTCGGATAAGGGTCTTAAGTCTGCCTTAGCATCTGAAAAAACTCTATTAACAGATAAGGTTGAATATAAAAACCTAATTGTTGGTAAGAAGTATAAGATGACTGGTAAGCTTGTTATGGCTGATGGTAAGTCTGTAAAGGATGTAACAAAAGAAGTTTCTACTGAATTTACACCAAAGACTGCTGATGGATTTGTTGACATTAAGTTTGAGTTTGATGCTAGAGAGTTGGCAGGTCGTGATGTTGTTGCTTTTGAAAGACTTGAAATAATTAACGATAAGGAAATTGGTCTTGTTGGAAAGCACGAGGATATAAACGATAAAGACCAGACTGTGTCTATACCAAAGATAAGAACTACATTGACTGATGCTGTTACTAAGAACCATATAGGCTCCAAGGGTCAGATGGTTAAGCTAGTTGATAAGGTTAGCTACACTAACCTAATAGTTGGTAAGAACTATACTGTTAGTGGAGAACTTATGTACAAGGACGGTAAGTCTACAGGGGTCGTTGCTAGCAAGTCATTTACAGCTAAGGAAAGAAATGGTTTTGTGGAGGTTGAGTTCGTTGTAGATTCTAGTAGGCTTAAGTCTAAGAGTCTAGTTGCCTTTGAAGAAATGAAGGAAGATACAACTCTTATCGCAGTTCATAAGGATATAGAGGATAAGGAACAGACTGTTCACTTCCCTGAAATCAAGACTCAGGCTATAGATGAAAAGACTAAGACTCATCAGATCTCTGATGACGGTGAGAATGTAACAATTATAGATAAGGTATCTTATAAGGGTCTACTTGTTGGTCAGGAATATGAAATGACTGGTAAGCTAATGGATAAGGCTACTTCTAATCCACTACTTGTAAGTGGTAAGGAAGTTACTTCATCACTTAAGTTTACAGCCGACAAGGAAGAAGGCTTTGTGGAAATTAAGTTTACTATCCCTAATAAGGACCTAAACGGTAAAACTTTAGTTGCCTTTGAAAAGTTACTATACAATGGTGCCCAGATAGCTACTCACGAGGATATTGAAGATAAGGACCAGAGTGTTCATAAACTTCTAATATCTACTTTAGCTACAGGCGAAGATGGCCAGTCTAAGCTAGTAGACGCTAAAAAGTCAGTAACTGTTAAGGACAAGGTAACTTATGAAAATATAGTTTTAGGTGATGAATATAAGGTTGTTGGGTCCCTAGTGGATAAGTCTACATCTAAGGAAGTTAGTAAGACTGAACTAAAGTATACACCAAAAGAAGCTAAGGGCGACTTTGTTGTAGAATTTAAGAATGTAGATTTAACAAAATATGCTGGTAAGACTCTTGTTGTTACTCAAAAGGTATACGACAAAAACGGAGCTTTAGTGGCTAACCATAGTGATTTAAGCGATACTAATCAGTCTATAACTGTTAAGAGTGTCATTAAGGTTAACACAGGTGTTAAGTCAAATATGATTATGATGTCTATTGTGGCTGTATCTGTTTTAGCACTAGCTGCTTTCATATTTATTAGAGCCAGACTATATAATTAATAAAAAAGTAATATAAATGTTATAAGGTAGTGGCTGGAGGTATATCCTCCAGCTGTTACTTTTTTTATTATATATTGACCTTTTAGAATCGATTCTAAGGCGTTTTGTTTGGGTCTTTATATAAATATTCAAGCCTTTGTGCGAAATGTCTTGTGGGCGATTTTACGGGGTTTGTTTTATGTTAGAAAGGTGAGATAATTTATGATAAAAAATGATAAATTTTATAAGATTGATGTTATGGATAGGTCCTATTTTTTTAATATGGATGGTATGAGAAATCAATATAAAAGGCTTTTTCCGATTGATTTAGATACTTTTAAGGGTATTGTTCTTAGTTCTCATGGTAAACTAGAAGAGGTTAATCAGGTACCCCGTATAGATGAGCCTATCGATATAATAATAGATTGTCTAAAAAATGAAGCTGAATTTTTAAAAGAGGACATCAGAAATAACAATTCTATGGAATCTAAACAGCAGTTTATGAATAATACCGCTTTGTTATCAAATATTCAGCGATTTAAGGAGTCTTTTGACGCTTTTACACCAAATAGGAAAGACTTGTATTCTTATGACCAGAAGTTTGTAAAAAAGGCTCTTGTTACTAAGTATAAGGAACATCCTGAAGATGAAGGAGTAACGGTAATTTTAAATAATGCCGAATATGAGTCTGTTTCCAATGAAAAGATAAGAAGGTTAGAGACGATAGACTATAGCGATTTTATGGATTATACTGATGCATTTAGGGCTGATATAAATGAAGATAAAAGGGTTCTTATTCTGTCTGTTAATAGTGATAAAGAAGCTTGGAAAGACTTTAATATGTCTGATAATTTAGATCTTGCTATGCTTTATGCCTTGTCTTATTGCAATAGAAATAAGGATAATTTAGACTTTGATTTAATTAAGTTTAACTGTAATGGTGATGTCTACCGTGATTTTGCCTATGATGATAGGATGTTTGAGTTTGTGGTTGGTCCTTATTCTGTTGATTTAGGCAGGGCTTATATGGAGTTTTTAGAGCCTAATCCTAAATCTTTAAATGGATTAAAATCTCTTGTAAGACCAAATACATCTACAATGGTTAACTTAAGTCTTATCAAAGATTTGGATTTACCGTCAAGAGAACTTATGACTAATGATCCTTATAGTGTTTCATCTAAGGAATTTGAGGGTGTTTGTTTTGGTGGTCTGTGTATGTCCGATCCTAAAGATATTATAGAAGATGAGTATGGCAGGGTTACTCTTGATTTAGATGGCAGGGAATATGAGTATGAGGGAACTCGTGGTATTTTAAGTGATGTTGGTTGTATCTATGAACTTAAGGATATCAATACTGAGCGCCATGTCTTTTTTGTTAGTCAAAACCCTTATTTTAATGAGTTGGCTGATAATTATAAATACCCTCGTGCTATGTCAGATCTTGAGAGGATGTTAATTGATATAAATGTTTCTGAGCCTAGTTATGAGCTTGAAGAAGAAGAAATTGAAGATCCATATGATTTAGAGTTCTAGTATAAAAAAATAGACCAAGGTATAAAAGCCTCGGTCTATTTTTTTTTGTTTATTATATTATGTGATTAAAATGGAAAGCTATTGTAATATTCCTTTTCTCTATCAGCCAAATACTCATTGTATAGGTTGATAGTATAATCTATATGAGTGAATAGGTTTTGTCCACCAATAGTTACTGCATGACTTGCTTTTGCAAATATTGCAAGTTTTATACTTTCGAATATATCTAAGTGTAGGACGTCCTTTTTACTTATTGTTATTGGCGTCTTGTCCTTTGACTCTACAATAACATCATCTCTACCAATAGTTATGTTGTCTAGTTTGATAGAATCAAACATATCGGTAAATGCAAATAGGGTAGAAACCCTCTCATTTATTAACTTGTTCATAATTTTTACCGTCCTTTTCTTTTTTTTTTTTCTATAAGATACTAGGTAAGCGAAGCTTACTTGTTTTATTATTTATATAGGACTATTAATGTCATAAATAATTACATTTTCATTGGTATCCATATCTATAGCCTTTATACCTCGTGCTCTTGAGTTTTTAAAGGTTATTATAGGGTTGGTTTTTAGTTTGTATTCATAGCCTAAATACTTATAAATAGGTCTTGTATCAAGGTCTGTTCTTTTATAGACCATTACATCTCTGTTTAGTTTTTTATTTAGGGCGAGTAAGGTTTTTTCATAAGGTATTTTATCATAGTTGTTTCTTTTATCAAACCTTTTAAAGTCTTTGTATTGAAACTTTAAGTGGTTTTGTGTTTTTAATTCTTCTCTGCTAATAGCTTTAACATAATCTATTGCATGTTCTATGTTTTTAAGACTATCAAAGAGTTTAGGGTCTAGACCCTCTATTTGAATAAAAGGGACTTCAAAGCAATAGTTGTTGTATTTTTCATTACTTATATCAAAAACAATAGTATCTGTAATATTAGTACTTTGTTTAGATATTTTTGATATATGATATAAGAGGTCTCTCATTATCTCTAGTGTATTAAACTCTTCAACTAAACCACTTGATCTTACATATATAACATTTTCTCTTATGGCAAAAGTAAAGTGTTCTTTTATGTTTTCATTTTCCGTACTTATGTTTATAATGTTTTTATATATGTTTTCAGCTGTTTTGTTTTCTAAGTATTGGTCAGCCTTGTTTAAAAGGTTTATACCGTCTTGTGTTTGACTATAACCCATTACTTTAATTTGGAAATCATCTTTAAATAGGGGTAGTCTTTCTTTTGGGTTTAAAAACTTAGTCAAAAGACTAGGATCCTTATACATATTTATAAAGGATGCTATATTGTATTTGATAAGAAGATAATCATCTTTTGATGTTATCTCTCTTTTGTTTTTATCTAGTTTTGCAACAGTTATTTTCTGGTCTGTTTGGTACGGTTTTATATGTTTACTTTTTACTTTTTTAAGGTCTAATAAGAGGTCATAGGCTATTTGTGGCGAACTTTCTTCATAAACATTGTTAAAATTGTAAAGTAAGGATATATTTTTAGATATTGCAATTTCTATTGTTTGGTCTATGTATATGTTGTGTTTTATTAATTCACTTTGAACCCTTATTAGTTCTTTAAGGTCGTTTTGAGTATCTGAGTTCTCAAAGGGTGTGTTGTCATCAATAAAAAAGTTGTAAAGTTTTATGTGATCTTTGATTTTATCAAGGTCTTTACATAAATTTTTATGTAGGAAATACAAGTCGTTGTTGTAGATAAAATACTTTTCTTCTTCTTCGTTTATTTCATCTAAAAAGTCCAGCATCTCTTCTTTTTGATTCTCTCTTATTGTCTCATATAAGTCTGTAAAGGACTTTTTCAATCTTTGAGAGTAGGGACCTTCTTCAAGATTTATGAGGTCTTGAAGATCCTTTGAATATTGGTATTTTAGATCGTTATAATTTTGTAATACTTTATTAAATGACATAAGAGTTAGAATCTCCTTTCTATTTTTATATATGTATTTAAAAACGAAACCGACTCGAAGAGTCGGAATCAGGCTATTTTTCTTTTATGTTTTGTACGTTTTTGTTTTCTAGCTTTTTGGACCTGTTCTCTTGTTACTCTCTTAATGTTTTTATTTGTTATAGGTTTAAATAGGTCACCTAAGTGTAATAATACTGTTAATACAAATAATATTACAAGTAGGGTTAGAAATATTCTTAAATAAAAAGAAAGTGAAACATAAATTCCGAAATAAATGATGTTTACTGGTGCTAGAACCATAAAAATTGTTAAAAATGTTAGTATTAAACTTCTTATAAAGTAAACACTAAGCCTTCTGAGACAACTTTTTGCACATTCAATCATAGGTTTGTTTCCTTTCTTTATATTTTATTGTTGTCTTCATTATAACATTTTTATTTTTCAAAGTCAAGTATAAAAGTCTTGTAAACTTGACTATTTTTTGTTATAATTAGGTTAAGTGAAGGTGGTGATTTTATTTTGATTAAACAATTAAAGTTTGGTATTTTTTCTTTCATAATTTTAACATCTTTTGGTGTTAATTCAGAAGCCTTTACCTTCACCATAGACGGTAATGATGTGGGTGATGGTTCTGTTTATGAGCTTAGAAAGATAGATATTAATACAATAAATACAGATAAGACTGTAGATACTAAGGATTTATTTACTAATACAAAGTTAACACTAAAAGACGGTAAGTCTAGTTTAGAGATTAAAGAGCCCGGTTTATATGAATTGGTAAATTTAAAGAGAGCAGCTCTTTATAATCTCGATAAGTCTAATTTTAAATTTAGGGTCTTAGAGTCTAATTTGACCGACGGTTCACAAACTTATAAGGTCAAGGTCGACAAAATAAAAACTGATGTTGTTTTTAAGGTTGTGGGACCAGATTCCAAACCTTTAAGTGGTGTCAGTGTTAAATTGTCTAAGTTAAATGAACCACGTCTTATGACTAATAACTTTGATGTTTCATCTTGGCAAAAAGTATCAAGTCCTGATGTAAGTGCAATGTCTGATGAAAATGGTAATGTAGACTTTAAAGACTTGACAGAAGGGTCTTATAAGGTTGAACAAATGGACGCTTATGGGTCTTTTGTACCAGAAGTAAGTCCTAAAACCTTTAATGTAGAACTTGCAAATGACTATAGTGTCAAGGTTAGTGGTTCTGATTTTTTATTAAAAAATTATAATAAAGTCGATATCAAGAGTGGTTTTTCTCTTTTTACTACAAAGACTCAAAAGTTAGAGCCTTCTAAGTCAATTCAAAGAGAAATTAGGGTTAAACTCAATGAAAATGTTAAGCACTATAAAAGTCTTGTTGTAGAAGACTTGTTAGATGATGGTTTAGATGTGTCCGATTTCATAGATGTGTCAGGTGCTGTTTCTCAAACCTTGTCTAAAAAAAATGTATTAGTTGGTAATAGGTTAGTAATTCCTTTTGATCAGGTACTAAAAGACCTAAATACATCTAATGACTTAATTATTACTTATAATTTAACTCTAAAAAATGATGTCCAAGACATAAATGACCGTAGTATAAATTCTTTTGTAAATGTCGATAGTGGACTACACTATAAGGAAAGGATAAGTGCTGACACTACTAAAATAAAGCCGGTTTTAGGTTCTATTAATTTTAGATCGCTAGGCAAGGATAAAAAGCCTTATCTGGATACTGAATTTAAGATTTACATAAAGGATTCCAAGGGTAAAGTCAGGATAGATGGTAATAACTATTCAGAGTATAAGTATAATAGTAGTGGTGTTTTAAGACCAAATGCCAATGGTTATGTTATAGCCCGTGACTTAAAATATGGAACTTACTTAGTGAAGCAAACTAAGGTATCAAGTGGTTATAAGATGACGGATGACTATCTTTTATTTGAGGTAAATAGTGACCAGATAAAAACAGCTCTGCCTGATTTTATAACACTTAAGTATATAGAAACTAAACAAACCTTTAATATTTTAGTCTCTACAGGTGTTACACTTTTTATATCGCTATTAGCCTTATTGGTATATCTAATAAGGTCTAAGAAAAAATCAAAATAGTTAAAAAAAAAGTAGTCAGCCTACGGGGCTAACTACTTAAAAAAAGAAAGGTTAAAAATTATGAAAAACCTTCAAAAGGTTTTAACCTTTCTTTGAGCACAAAGTTAAAACCTTCTTAATTGGGCGATAGACCGTCTTTGCGATCTTTCTAGGAAAAAGTCGGTTCGATAGTATCGAACAGTCATGTAAAAAAGGTTGAGAGTTTTGCTAATAAAATAGAAATCATATATCTGTATGATTAAAGTCTAGGATAGGAAGATAATGAGGGTAGGTATAAAATATGAAGAAAGTTATTTGTTTATTAGCTATATCACTTGTGATTACACTGGTTGGTTGTCAAAAAGAGAAGGAAGTTGTTAAATTAAGTAATTTATCAATGACAAAGTCAGATGTTATAGAAAACCACTTATCAAAAAGTTTTAAACCCTTAAAGCCTGAAAAAATATTAGATGAGGTTGTTGTAAGTAAGTCTAAGGATTCTTATAATGTTCTTTATAAAAGGGTTGTATATTTTGACCATATAATAAAGCTTTCTATAATATCTAAGGATTTAAATTCAAATGTTGATATGGTTATTTTGGAATACCCAGAGATGTACTTTGATGTTGTTGATAAGTTTTTAAAAACTTTTGTTCCTGGCTATCATAGTGAAATTAAGGGTGGAGATAATATTTTTGGTAATATTAAAATACATAGTAGAAAAAATATATTAACATCTGCTAAAAAGCTTATTATTTCTAATTTGGATGATGTTAATACTAGTCTTGATTTTGATGATGGTAATGATTTGAAGACTTATTTTGATTCTAGAGGTGACCTTGTATATCTTCTAAATTTTGATGAATATAATTTAACTTATCTATATAAGGATTTTACAAATAAGTTTGTTGATCTTAGAGGAGAGGGTAAGTACAAGGGTATCAATTTTTATATGTCATATATGGAAGCTAATGGTATTGGTTCTTATAGCGTGGTTTATAAGGATATTAAGGGTAAAAATAAGATGGAAGAAATTAAATCTTTATTAGAGTATAAGTTTAATAAAAAAGATTCATATACATTAGTAGAGGCTGGCTCTACCTTGACATTGGAATATAAAATTAAAAGAAAGTAGGTGATGAAATGAGAGCTCCGTATAAGTATCAAAAAGCTGTTAAAAATAAGGAGTTAACTAGTGACCTTTTAGAGTCGTCTTTAAGGTCTCTTAGTAAATATATATATTTAGAGAAAAAGACAATAAGAGAGGCTAAAACACGATATAATAATCGTTTTACTGATAATAACTTGACTATGAGTTCTATAATAAGTCATAATAAGAAAAAAGACAAGTATGAAAAAATGAAGATTAAACTTTTAGAAAAGGCTAATTTTATTGGTATAAAAAGAAAGGTTCAGGATTTTGCTCTTGAGACTGTTTTTGAGGGTGATGAGGGATTTGATAAGATAAATCCAAATAACATCTTCTATGAAGGCAGTCAATTTAATGGTTATTTTGATGTTCTTTATAGGGTAGTTAGAAACCCTGACAGACCCCTTTATAAGTACTATTTAACCTATGAGGTTAATGGTCATGAGTTTTATAGTTTGATACTACATGATGAGGTTAAAAACTATGAAGACTCGAATTTTGTGACAGTTGATGACCTTGATGATGAGTTTGACCCTGATTTTGATCCTTTGAGTATAGCCTTTATTGAAAAAGTTTGCGAAATGGTTTAACAGTAAAGACGAGGAGAGTTATAAGATGACTCTTCTTTTTTTTTTTTATAAAAAAAAAAGGGTTATTATTATAACCCTTTTGGATTTTTTATAAATTCACTTTGTGTTCCTCTGAATATTGATACTTGTCTGTAATGGCTACTATAGGACCTATTATTGGTGGTATTATTAGGTATAAAATAGCCATTGGTGTTGATACTTTATAAGCCTTTATAAATACAAATTCTATCATCATGGCATAGAGTACATTGACATATGGAACTAAATAAAGTAAAAGAAATAGTGGGTGTGCTTTATTTATTCCTATTTTTATCATTATCCAGTTATTATATATTGGTATTATTGAGTACCACCATTTCTCACCAGCTTTTTGAAATAGCGTGGCTATATAAAGTATTCTAACTATTATAAGGATCAAAGCGACAATTAAGATTTCTGGCATGGTATTCATTAAATCTAATTGGCTTATACTGTGAACTCCTGCGTAATTCATAAGATTAGGCTATTGTTATTACAACAACAGCATCCCTTTCTTCGATTTTAACTGAGTCTTTTTCTTCTATATTCATGGCAAGCGTGATTAGATTGTCTATAGTTAGATTGCCGACAGAGCCCATACCTTGCCCTGTAATAGTGTTTTGACCCGTATTTATAAGAACCACATTACCCTTAGTGTCGATGGTAATTTCTATAGGTTCCTTAACATCCATTATATTGTTTTTAACAAGGATGTTTGCTAGCTGGTCCATTGTTCTATCAATGATACCCTGAGCATCAGAACTTAACTTTGGTTCTTGATAGTTAAGTAAAATATAGTTGTTTGTTATGGATAGGTGAGAGCCTGAGTTTGATTCGATCTTCTCAAATATTTTTGTTGATGCGATTTTGTATAAGCGATATCCTTGCTCAATTAGTTCTAATATTTCATCTTTTTTAGATTCGATATTGTTAATTGATGTGCTGTCGCTTATTTTTTTGTTAATTTTTCCTAAAATTGACATATTGTTGTATTTCCTTTCTTTATATTATTTTTTTATAACTTAACCTCATTATATCATATTTGGTCTGTGAAATAAAGGTTATTTTATGAAATTTTTGAGTTGACAGCTACTTTTTTAGGTGTTATAATGTAAGTATGTTAATAAGTGGCCATAAAAAGGTCATATCTTGGTCATATCTTGGTTTTATTAAAAACCATAAAATGACCATAGATTGACCAATAAAAGGTCTTAATTTTTAAGAAAGGGTGTGTAAGAATTGGATATTAAGAGAATTAGACTATCTATTCCATATGATGATGTAGATGTTATGGAGTGGGTAAATAATCAACAAAACCTGTCTCAGTCTGTTAGACTGCTTATCAAGGATTTTGTTAGGGAAAATGGTTTAAAAGATGCTATGTGTGTTAGTGTTTTACCAGAAGGGGATGTTAGGTCTGTAAAAGTACAGCCTAAAAAACCTAGGACTGCTACACCAAAAAAGGTTGTAGAAAAACCTAGTCCTGTGGGCGAAACTATTGTATTAGATGAGGCTCTTAAGCCAGTTTTGTATAAGGCTAAACTAACTGATACGAATAATGAAAGCAATAAAGATGATATGCAGGATTTAGATTTTGACTCTTTTATGGGCCAAAGTTCTAATTCCAAAGTAGATAATCAAGACGATATAAATGAATTATTTAGAATGATATAGAGAAAGGGAGAAGACAATGATAAAATTAATTGCAGGACTAGATATAGGAAATGGGTATGTTAAGGGATTGATAAAAGGTGATGTAAGTGGGGTGAGTGAAATAGATATTCCATCTTCTGTTGCTTTGATGACAAGACCTAATTATTTACCTGTTTCTGATAATGATGCGAAAAAGGAAATTGATGATATATTTGACAGACTTGATGTAAGCTTTAATACAGGTCTTATTCAGGATACTCATAGAAGACTCTTCGGTAGAAGGTCTCTAACAACAACTGGTAATTTTTATGAATTTGATGTTATAGGTAATCGTTCAAAATCTGAAGATGAACTTAGTAAAATACTTGTTTTAGGTACTTTGGCAGGAAAAGCTTTAAAGGAATATTATGAAATAAATAAGGCTTTGCCTGATCCATCTGGTGTGTTACAGGTAAATGTTATTTGTGCTTTGGCTCTACCTATACAGGAATATACTAAACATAGAATGAATTTTAAGCACGGTTTTGAAGAGAGTGTACATACAGTTACAATTCATAATTTTGAAACACCTATTACAGTTAAGATAAAATTTGATGCTGTGTCAGTTTTAGCCGAGGGTGCATCTGCTCAGTTTGCTATAGTTAAAAAGGGTGAACCTTTGATGAATGCAATGCTTAAGGATATTAGGTCTAGAGGTCTAGCCTTAGAAGGAATTACAGCTACTGATGTTTTATCTGCTAAGAATGTTATAGGTATAGATATCGGAGAGGGTACTGTTAACTTCCCAGTTTTTAGTAACGGAAGGTTTAATACAGACGCATCTCAGACTTTAAATAAGGGTTATGGAACTGTTTTAAATTCAACCCTAACAGCTATGGAGGAACAAGGTTTTAATGCTGGTTTTAGTTCTAGAAAGCAGTTGGCTGATTATCTACAGGCTGAACCATCACCGATTAAGAGAAATCACTATAATAAGGTTAATGAGTTTGCAGAGGCTGAGGTTAGGTTCTTTGCTGAGGATGTGGCTCTTAAGTTTGGTCACGTCTTGTCTCAAGTAGGTGCTATGACCGAAGTTGCCTATGTTTATGGTGGTGGTGCAACTAAGGTTAAGGAGAGTCTATATCCACTTTTAATGAATAAGGTTAAAGAGATGAGTGGTATGGATGCTTTCCCTGTTTTATATCTTGACTCAGCTTATTCTAGAAATCTAAATCGAGAGGGTCTATTTATAGCTGCTGAACACTTAGCCGAAAAAGAAAAAGAAATAGATGATAAATAGGTTAGCTATTTAGTTATTTTTATATGCATATCGTGGGTTTTATCCCACGATATTTTTTTTTATCTTGACAAAATGCGTCAAATTTGATATAATATATGTATTGAAAATAGAGTATTTGTGAGATGTTCTATATAAAAATGACATTATGAAAAGGAGTTACTTTAATATGGGTAAGAAAAAAGTTAATAAAAATGAAAAGAAGTCTTTTTACCGTGGTGTTTTAACCACAATTTCTATTCTTTGTTTTATGTTAGCTATAGGTTTTGGTGTCTATACTGGCCTTGAATTTTACGATCAAGTAAAAGAACAGGAAATGGTTAGTGATATTGCTAAAAATGTAGATGGTGGTTTTATAGACGCAATAATAGACCCTAAGACCGGTAAGTTAGTTACAGGTAAAAATAAGGCTGGTGCAAAATCTTCAGCTAAGAAGTCTGTATCTACCGATGGTTATTCTTTTGGTAATAAGGATAATGCATATAGATATGATGGTAACGGTACTGATTTAAATCTTCTAAGACGTATTGATTTTGCTAAACTTCAGGCTATAAATCCAGATGCTAAAAAGTGGCTTTATTTACCGGGGACAGGTATTGACTCATATGTTATGCAGGAGAGAAAGGTCGGTCAATTTTATTATTTGTGGAGAAACATTAAACACCAAAGAAATGATTATGGATCTTTGTTTTCTCCAAAAATTCCGGGTGATGTAGAAGACGCTCATCAGATGATATTCGGTCATAGGACTTATGGTTCTTATGGTGATGTTGTCTTTGCGAAAATGCCTGAAAGATATAAAGATGCTCAAACTGCTGAGAGGAATAAGTATATTTATGTTTATTATCCTGATAGGGCTGAGAGGTATGTTAATTGGACTGGAAACAATGCTAGAAACTCATCACCAGTTTATAATATCCCTTATCAGCTGGGAACTAGTGACTATCAGAGTTTACTTAATCATATAGAATCTACAGCTAAGTATGTGAGAAATGTTAAAGTTGATAAAAACTCTAAAACCCTTGTTCTATCGACTTGTAATTCTGCTCGTGATTCAAGTATTAGGTTTTATTCTTCTTTTGTTTTAGATACGACATATTATTATTAAGAAAGGGTGTGGTAAAATGGCAGAACATAGGATGACCTTGAGAATTGACAAGGATACCCATGAAAGATTAAAATATTGGGCTACAAAAAAAGGTATGACTATAAACTCTTATGTGGCTTTGGCTATTGAGAATGCTATAAAGTATGAAAATAAAGACTATGATTTACCTACAGCAGAACAACAAAGATTAAATCAATTGATAGATCTTATTACAAGTTTAAGTTCAAATGTTGGTTCTTTGGAAGATGTTGTCATTAGTGGGTTTGAGTCTTTAATATCTCTAACAAGAGGAGATTCTTACTTAATGGAATATGATACTGATGACGAGTAAAGTTTTGACAATAAATGAGATGGGAGGTTAATTATATGTCTGATTCGTATGAAGATATAATGAAAGAGGCTGAGAAACTCAGAAATCCACTGACTCTAAAGGATACTATAGGGTCTAAGGCTATTGAGTATGAGGCTCAGAGAAAAATTGATGAGATAAATAGGCAGGCACAGGAAGAAAAACTTAGATTAGAGCACGAAAAGAGACTAAGAGAAGAAGAGATTTTAAGACAAAGGTCTGAGTTTTTGAAAAATAATGCAGGTACTACTACTGATGAGGAAGGTACGGAGTCTAGTTTAGATTCAAGTGTTGAAAAAAATGAAGAGGGGTCTGATTCTGAGAGAGAGAGTGCAGGTCCTGTTGAAACTGGTGGTGAAGGAGTTTCTGAAGAAGACGATAATTTTACAGCTGATGAATTGGGTAAGGACCAATCCGAAGATAATAAAGATTCTAAACCAGATGATACAGGTAACGATGAAAGAGATGAAGCTGGCGAGAACGACGAAGAAGATGAGGATGCTGAACCAACAGAAGATGGTGTTGAGGAAGATTTAGAGGCTAACGGTGATACAACTTATAACAAGCCTGTTGCCCATAACGATCCTGATGATACACCAGATTTAGGCGATACTTTTGAAACTGAAGAGTTTACCAGTCCTAGTGCTAACAAAGAGTCTGAGTCTAATAATCAGGATAAAACTGAAGCCCAAATTCGTGAATTTGAAAATAAGAGATATCAGGAAGAAATGGAAGATTTCAAAGTTGAAACAGAAGGTAGGGATAAGTTAAAATACCTAAATAACAAGACAACAAATGATGTTTCAGTAGAAGAGGCAAGGCGTTTATATGAAGAAAAGATGGGTAAAAACATCATTGAAATGCCGGGTGGAACATCTAAGATAGATGTTTCAAATAAGTTGATTAAAATGATTCAGGAAGACCAAGGAATGTTTATATCTGCAAGTAAAAAAGATATAGTTAATGGTTTTTTATGTGTTCATTTAAATATTAAGAATCCTAGATTGTTTATCAAGGACGAGGCTGTTTTGTCAGCTATTAGATTTTTAAAGATAGAAAACCCTATAATTAGCGTTGATAGGACACTTACTTCCTTTTTTGAAAGGTTAGATGAGATGTCTAAGAAGATAGATATGTATGAATATATGATTTCTTATTTACTAGCTGAGAGAACGGGTGCTAGACAGAATGTTAATGTACTCGGTATAAATGATTTTAACCTTGTTGATTCGGGTGTGTTGAAATTAAAGAAATCAATAGAGGAACAATACGAAGATTATTTAGCTAAAAAGAAGAGACAGGCTGGTAGACCTATAAGATAATATACAAAGTAGATTAAGACCTTATTTAAGGTCTTTTTCTTTGTTAATAAATGCTAGATTTTTTCTATATTTTCTAGTTCAAATCAAAGCTTTTTCTTGTGTTTTTATTGGTTTTATGTTATAATATTAGTAGTTAAGAAACCGTGTTGTTTCTGCTTAAATTTTAGAGAAAGGACTTTTATATATGATTGGTATAATTTGCGAAAAGCCGTCAGCTGCAAGAAATTTTGCTAAGGCTTTGGGTGGTCTAAAAGGTGTTTACAAGGGAAATGAATATATCATTGTTAATGCCAGAGGTCACTTTTATGAAATGGATGTAGACATGAAAAATCAGGTTGACCCAAGTTTGGTTAACAAGTATGTTTATTGGAATTTAGAAAACTTACCTTGGAACGAGAGAGACATAAAATGGGAAATGATTTTGAAAAAGTCCGTTAAAAAGTCAGAAATAAATGACATTAAAAAAGTCTTAAAGGCTTGTGATGAAATAGTTATTGGTACAGATTGTGATCCAACAGGTGAGGGTTATATGATAGCGGCTAATATATTGATAAATATAGGTTTAGACCGTGGTAAAAAATTATCTCGTATGATTTTTGAAGACGAATCTGTTGGCCAAATTCAAAAGGCTTTTGAAAAGAGGGTTTTAATTCCTGATTTAAGGGGTTATGAAGAATACAAAAAGGGTGATTATAGGTCTAAGATTGACTTTTTAACTATGCCTTTTACTAGAATAGCTACTAAATTAGGTGATGGTAGGAGTGTTCTTCGTCAAGGTAGGCTTAAGAGTGTTATAGTAAATTTGGTAGGTCAACAGTTAGATGCTTATAACAACTATCAAAAAATACCTATGTACTCTAATAAGTTTAAAGACGAAAATGGAAATATTTTTACTGATAAAAATGCACATGTCTTTAAAACTCAAATGGAAGTTCCGAGAGATTTTAAGGATAGTGAAGTTGTTGTTGATAAAGTAGAGAGAAAGAAAAAGGCGCCGCCTAAATTAATAGACTTGGCGACCCTTGCTGCAAAGCTTGCTCCACTTGGTTATACATCTGATGAGGTATTAAAGACCTATCAACAAGGATATGAAGCTGGTTATTTTTCTTACCCTAGAACTGAAGATTCACATATAACATTAGAACAATTTAATGAACTTGTGAGTTATGTTGATAAAATGGCTGATTTGGTGGGTGTTGATAAAGCACTGTTAACTCATAGGAGTCCTAGAAAGACTCATATTAAAGATGGGTTAGCCCACGGTGCCAATAGACCAGGTAAGAAAATTCCAAACTCATTAGATGAGTTAAAGCAATTTGGTCTATGTGGTCCACTTATATATACAATTCTTGCAAAATCTTTTTTAGCTATGGTTTGTGAGAACTACGAATATGATACTCACTACGCTCATGTTAAGGATTATCCTGAATATGAGAGTAATTTATCTAAGGCTGTTGTTATGGCATGGAAGAGTGTTTATACAGAGGATGATGATGAGTCAGATGATGGTGTAGGTTTTGGTAAAATGGCTAGTCCATTTGTTCATGAGGGTTTCCCTCCGAGACCAAAACATCCAACAATGGCTTGGCTTATGAAAGAATTAAAAAAATATAATGTTGGTACTGGTGCAACTAGGACTAGTACCTATTCAGAGGTTAGTAATCAAAAAAGTAAATACCCTCTTCTAAAGGATTCAAAGGGGAAGACAACTTTAACAGATTATGGTCAGATGAGTTATATTTTGATTAAGGATACTAACATAGGTAGTGTTGATTTCACAAAGAAACTTTGGGAGGACATGAAATTGGTTTCTAAGGGTCAAAAAGACCCGCAAGAAGGTTTTGACGAAATTTCAGAACTATCTATGAAAGATTTAGAAATTATGAAAACTAACAGTTTAATTTTGAGAAAGGATAAAGGTATTAAAATGGCAGAGCAAAAATTTGAACAAAAAGAAAAATATTCGGGTATGTTTAACGGTCAGCAGGTATCGTTTAACAGGAAGTGGAGTACTCATAGGTTTACTGATGAGGAGTGTGAGGCTTTACTTTTAGGTAAAACTATAAAGTTAGAAAATATGCCTACTAAAAAGGGTGGGACTTGGTCTCCTAGTCTAAAGCTTATGTTACAGTCATATAACGGTCATCAGTTCTTTGGTGCTGGTTTAGTTAATGAGTTTCCAGAGTCATTTAAAGAACACGTTTTTACTGAAGAAGAAAAGAATGATCTTTTAGCTGGAAAAGAAATTAAAATTGATGGTTATTTGTCTGATAAGGGAAGACTTTACTCAGCTTGGACATCTTATAAAGATGGTAGGATCCAATTTAATTTTAACAGAAAGTAAATAGAAAGAGAGGGGTTATAAATGGCTAAAATGAGTTATAAAATCCCTACAAGTTTAAATAAAAGTCATTTAGATACAGAGATAGCATTAAAAAACCAAGACGGGATAGGTCTTAAACCTGTCTCGTTAAAGGTTATATTTTTCTATGTTATATCAATATTTGTATTTTTTTGGTTTGTGAGTGCAACCTTTATGGATAGTTTAAACCTATTTTTAAAGATTATTTTTGGTATAGTTTGGCTACTTATGACTGGTCTTCTTGCTAAGTATACGCCGACCAAGGAAATGCAGTTAACCCTAGTAACGTCATATCTAAATTATATGCCTAAGCGAAATAGGGTGATTTATACACGCTCAACATCAAACGCTAATGACTTTTACAATTTGTTGGGGATTGAATCCATAGACGATGAAGGCTTGGTTAAATACATAGATGGTTCTGTTGCCTATTTTTATCGTGTTGTTGGTTCGGGTTCTGTTTTACTTTTTGATGCAGATAGGGACTCTATCTTGGACAGGGTCGATGCTTTTTATAGGAAGTTTCCAATAGAAACTGAGATAATAACTATGACAACTAAGGAATCGCAAAAAATTTATAGACAGAAACAAGCTTTAAAAGAAAGATATGATAATCTAATGTATGACGATCCAGACCTAAGAAGTCTATTAGAAGAACAGTTTGAAGTATTAAAGAACCATATTGGACAAGAGTTTAAGTCTATTCACCAATATTGGATATTAAAAAGTGGTAATGTTGAAACTCTAAATATTGCTCAAAATCATTTAAGGGGTGAGGTTGAATCATCAGCTAAGATGATAAGACTTTGTACACCACTTTATAGAGATGATATATTGGAATGTTTAGGTTCCATTTATAAGGGAAGGGAGTAGAGTCGATGGTAAAAAAGAAGAAAAAAAATAAAAATCTCGGCAGTGTTACTCCTGAGAATAATACAAAACCTAAGAAGAAGATGACAAGGAAGGAAAAGAAGGTTGAAAGAGAAAAGCTATACTCTTTTTCAACTTATCCTCACTTGATGGCTTTAAAACCTAAAGAGTCTTATGTTTTTCATTCAGACTACATAAAAGTAGATAATAAATATATGACAATTATGGGATTTTTCCACAAGGATAATGCAAATGATAGTTTTGGTCCTTTTTGGGGTATTATGAAAATTCCTACAGGTCTTGGTGATGATGTTGTTATTACTGTTTTGGAACAAACTAAGAGAATGAGCGAAGGTTGGATTAATTCTCACCAATCAAAATCTGAACAGATTTCAGGTATGAATGAGTCTTCTCAGGCAAAAGATGGTACTAATACAACCAAGCAAAAGGCTATGAATATAAGTACAGACCTAGAGATTATAGCAAATGAACTTATAAATGGTGCAAGTTATTTACATGTTCATTCTAGACTATTAGTTAAGGCTAATTCTTTAGAATCATTAGATCACGCTGTTGATCAGATAACAAGACTTTATGTAGATAGGTTTGGTACTTTAAATGTAGATTCTTATCCAGGAGAACAAAGAAGAGAACTTAAAACTCTATTTGGTTTTAACGATTCCAAACTTGGTAAGGGCGAGTATTTTACTTCTGTAGAATATGCAGGTTCTTATAATTTGGTTACTCATGGTTTAGATGATTTTGATGGTGAATATGTCGGCGTTATGACAGGTGATGTTAATAACTCTGCTGTTTTGTTTGATGTAGACGGATACAAACATCATATCGTAGTGGCTAATGAAAATTACAATGAAAAGTTGGGAAGAGTATTAGTTTCTGATATGTGGGGCTCTAAAGTGTCACAGTCTTGTATGGTAAATAATGGTAGAGTCGTTCATCTGATACTTAATAACTGTAATTTGGACAAACTTGGACCGAAATTTGATAACTTAACCTACAAGATAGATATGAACTCGGGTGATGTTAATATGTTTGAAGTCTTTGGTGATGTTAAGGATGAATTATCCTTATACGCTACTCAGATGACTAAATTAAAGCTTATGGCTGAACAGACATATGCAACTAGTGACCACGATAAGGCTATTATAGAAGGTTATCTAGAAGAGATTTTGACCACTTTTTATGTGGAACAAGGTCTTTGGCGATATAATGCACAAGAAAATAGGGATAAATTGAGACTAGTTGGTATACCTCATGATCAGGTGCCTAAACTTGACTACTTTATCTCTTATCTAGAAACCGAATATAAGTCTATAGTAAATGCTAGTGCTAAGGATGAAGAGAAACTTCATGCTATCAATGTTATCAGGGCAACTTTTAAAAATATGTTGTCTAACAATGGTGACTTATTTAATACATATACATCAGATGAAATAGATGGTATCAATACTGGTGTTAGAGTTATATATGACTTTTCTAAGTTATCAGCTAGAGGTACTGGTGTTGCCATGGCTCAGCTTGTTAATGTTATGAGTTTTGCAGTTCAAAGTCTTGGTTTAGGTGATACATTAATTATACACGGAACTCAAAAAATAGATAATGCTATTAAAAAATATATTACATCTCAGTTAGACCTTTTGTATGAAAAGGGTGGTAGGGTGTGTTTTCTATATGATAAGGTTGAGGCTATGTTAAATGACCAAGATTTTAATGAGTTTGATAAGGCTGATTATACAATTTTAGGAAATATGACTCCAAATGTTGTTAATAAATACCAAAAATTATTGGGTCAAGAAATCCCACCTTCTTTATCCCAGACAATTGCGTCTAAGGGTGATGATGTTTGTTATATAAGGAGAGGATTTGATAATGTTGTCTTTAACCTTGATTTGTTACTTGGCATTAACAAAAATAAGAAAAAGAAAAAAAATAAAGGAAGAGGGTAGGTGATAATGTGTTTAAAAAAATAAAAAGTAAAATTACAATTAAAAATTACATTATAGCCGTTTGTTCATTTTTTGCTATTTTGGCATTAGTCTCTTCCTTAACTCATGTAAACCCTGCGAAGGCTGATGAGTCTGAAAAAGATTACTCATTTTATAAAATTGCATCTGCGGCGGCTACTTACTTCAATGAGAGTCAGTCTCCCGAGGGTGATGGTTTAGATGCTAAATGGACCCAGTCTTCTGCGGGAGCATCCTTGCTTGGTTTTCCTGATAGTGAGAAGACACAAGGTGTTGTTGGCTGGTTATCATCTAAACTGTCTACATCATCTATTACATACTCTTATTCAGCTTTGACTCAGTCTGCTACTAAGATTGATAATGGTTTTTTAAATATGAGTGATGATGAAGCGGGTAATGGAATGTTAAATTACGCTCTTTATGGAGCGGCTTTAAATGGTTTAGGTCTTGACTCTGTTCCTACTAATATAGGTTCAGGTTTTGGTAGAAAATTTGCAGGATTTTTGATGTATATATTCTTTGGTCTTGCTGCATCTGCTGATGTTATAATGTCCATTGCTTTGAAGATATTACAGACTCTAAATCCATTTCAGTTTTTCGGGGCGGCTATCCAAAACACAATAGGTGGTTCTATTGGTACTGCCTTTGATGGTGCTAAGGTGGCTGGTCCATTTTCAGGTTTAGTTAATTTTGTAAATGGATGGTATAGAGCTCTTTATAATCTTTCTTGGGTTGTAATATTCCCTGTTTTTGTGGCTCTTGCTTTTATTTCTATGTTGATGCTTAAGAAGTCATCCAAGGGTTCAACTATGAAGAAGCTGATTATAAGACTTTCCTTTGGTATATTGTTATTTCCTCTAGTGGGATCAACTTATACCATAATGTTAAATAAAATGGCGAATATGACAAGTGAGGGTTCTTTGGGTGCCTCTCAGGTTGTAATGTCTACCTTTGTAGACTTTGAAAGGTGGGCTTCTGAATACAGACTTGCTAAACCTTCAAGTGTTGTTGTTGGCTGGAACAATAAAACGGCTTCTCCAACAATTGCTGCTCAAGCAGCGGTTAGAAGTTCAGCCTTTGCCATAAATGCTCAATCATATGGCATTAGCGGTATGAATTTTGGATCTAATGATAATTCTGCATCATCTGTTGCTGAGTTTAATAAGAATATGACTAAAACCACTAAGGATGTTGGTAGTGCCGATACACTAAAAGCAACACTATCTATTATAGATAGGTATGCAGAGGGTAGTAAATATGAGGCATCAGATTGGGAAACAGCCGTTAAGGGAGCTATGACTAACGGTAAGACTGGCTCTGCTAAAAAGAAAGATAAACCAGCAGAAGGTACTGGTGGTGACGCTGAAAGTAAGGGTCAGGAGTATTTAGATGCTGCTGATGTTGAAAAGTACAAAGACGGAACTGTTGGTCCAAATCATAAATATCATAAAACCATTGGTGGTGTGAATTTTAGTAACGGTGGTTATTTCCAAACTTCTGGTGGTAAAGCGGGTGTCACAGGAGTTGGTATGCTAAGTCATATAGGTATGTATAATTACTTAAGTACCGATTTTGGTAAGACAAATATGGTAGTTTACTCAGCTGCTAAGTCTTCATCTCAGTTTATAAAGAAGTCACATTACTCAGTAAATCTTGTTGGTACTGGTGCTATGAAACTTTTATACTTCTTAAATGCACTTAGTTTATTAATATGTTTTACAGTTTTGGGTATAAGTTATGGTTTTGGTTTGGTTGTTTGTAACTTAAGACGTGGTATATCTATGATAGCGTCTGTACCATTTGCAATGTTGGGCTCTATTAGGTACATCACAAGAGTTTTTGTTTATACTTTTGTAATGATTATAGAAATTGTAGGAACATTTTTCCTATATTTATTTGCTCAGTCCCTACTTTTATCCCTACCTCAAGTTGTAGAGGTTCCTGTTGCAGAAGCGTTAAATAAATTACCTGGTTTAAGAGAAACTGCGGCTATACCTCTTGTAATGGCTACATTTAGTTTGGTAATCTTGATTATGTTTACATATCAGGCTATTAAGATGAGAAAATACTTTATCAGAAGTGCGGATGAAGCTATGAAGGGAATTCTAGAGAGTTTCTTTGGTGTCAATTCAGGTGTCGATTTAGGATCAGCTAATAAGGGTAGTGCTCTTAAGAGTGGTTTAAAGGGCGTTGCTGGTGGTCTTGCACTAGGTGCTATGACAGGTGGTGGATCTCTTATGGCGACAGCTGCTGAAGGTGGATTAAAGGGTCTTGTTGCTGGTACTGGTGATGAAGACGAGGATGATGAAAATAATCCATCAAATCCGTCTGATGATAAGGGCGGTACTTTTGAAGATAAGGATGATAAGAAGGCTAAGGGTCCAAAGGGTGAAAAATCTGATAAAGATGATACTCTTGGCTCAGGTAAAAAATCATCTAAGGGTTCTAAATCAGAAAGCGATGACTCTGATTCTTCAGATGATGAAAGTTCTTCATCAGGAATTAAGACACCGAAAGGTTCTAAGTCTAAAAAGAGTACATACACTAAACCTGATAAGAATGGTTTTATGGTTAACGATAAGGGTCAGATATTTAACTCTGATTTTGAAATGGTTGATTCAGAAGGTAGAAGGGTATCACCTAAGACTGGTAAGCCGTTAGAGGGTGAAATTTCTAGACCAAGTACACATAGACCTACTACTGGAACTCAGAGTTTGAGTGCTTCGATTATTGAAGATAATAAGAATAAGGCTAAACTTGGCTCAAATAGTGAGGGTCCTGCAAATTCAACTGAGATTTTAACTAAAGCTGGTTATGTAATAGATAATAACAGAATTAAGAAGTATAACTCTTCTGGTGACTTAGTGGAAGATTATCCAAACTCTAAGGCTCAAAGAGGTAAGATTGCTAGTGCTATAATTGAAAAACAAGAAGCTCAAAAGGCTGTTGGTAGTGGTTCTGGTTCTGCTTCACCTAAGAAGACTATTAAGTCAGGCATTCAAAAGAATATAGATAATATGGTAGAGTATGCTCAGAGTGGAGATTTGGCTAAGGATATAGCTATTGGTTATATGACTGGTAATGTTAAGGGTCAGGTTATGGCTGGTGCTCTTAAGAATACTGAACAAGGTAAGGCTGTTATCAATAAATTAAGTGGTAGTAAGACTAAAAATGCGGGTGTTGGTTCAGGATCTGCTGAAAAGACATCTACTTCTAACCCAAGTCCTTCAGGCTATACACCAAGTAAATTTGTGAATGCATCTTCTGATACAATTTCACAACCGTCAAAGGCTCAGACTAGGACAAGTTCGACTTCTACTGGTACATATAACAATGTAGGACCTACTATAGCTAACGCTAAGACAATTAAGGGTCAGAAGACTAGAACTAATGTGGTAAATGAAAACGAAACTGTATTTACTGGTAAAAACATTAGCTCTGACCAGGCTGGAAACTTTATACAAGGTGCTAAACCTAATGCTCAGACTAGGGCTCCTAAGTCTCAACACCAAAGAACTACAGTAACCAATACACAAGAAACTGTTCACAATACTAAGGTAAGTAATGTTACTGGTAAGAGAAATTCTGGTAATGGTTTTACAGGTTCTAGGTCAGGTGTTAGTAGTTCTTCAATTAGTAGGAATAAGCATACTAATAATGTTATCAACGAAAGTGTAGATAATATTAAGTCAACGAGTAAGGTAAATTCTACTAATACGAGGGTTTCGGGTTCTACTATAAATAGAGGTAGTGTGAGTGGTTCTAAGTCTAGTGTTGGAAGCGTTAGTTCTAAGGGTGATGTTTCTAATGAGGTTCTTGACTCTAGTATTAAAACAGGAACTAAGTTTATTAAAAAAGGACCTAAGAAAAAGTAACTAAATTGTTAATTTATTGGGTATAAATAAAATTGACAAGTTTTATGTTTCATAGTATAATAATAGGAAAGGGTGGATTTCACCACCTTTTCCGAAATTATAAATTTCATTATTTTTTAGAAAGGATGGTAAGATTACATGAATATTGCTAACTTATTTATGTCTCCACTAGCTTGGGACGTTGGTACATTCTTGAAGAATGCTACTACAACATTACAGTTTTGGGGCGGTCTGTTTATATCCCTACTAGGTGTTGTTTTGATCGTTTATGCCGTTGTCATGATCGTAAAATACTTCACATCAAAGGGCCAGTCGCAGGATGGACCACTTAAAATATTCTTCTGTATCTTGATAGGTGGCGCTTTACTGGGCGGCGGATGGAAACTTATTTCTGAAATCGCCAAGGGTGGTGAAAAATCTATAAGAGATATGGGTAGTGGATCCGGTGGTATCGTAATGCCTGTTGGATCGATTATAGAATAATGATTAAAAGAAAGAGTCTATTTATTAGGCTCTTTTTTTATATATGAAAGTTTGCCTATTATCTTGTGGTTTGTTTGAATTTGTGGTATAATAAAGGTAATTTGAAATAATAATATTTAGAAAGTGAGGTACTTTTTGATGAAAGATTTGTTGAACAAATTAAAGTTAAACAAACACTATAAAATAGAGCGATTCGGATTAAGTTTTATGATTCTCGCCAGTTTAATGACGGTATTTATTTTTTTAGGAGCTTATACCCAATTTACAAAAGATAAAGATTTCTTGAAAACACAAGCTTTATATACTAGTACTTTTGAAATGAGTAAGACTAAGAGTTCTGGTAAGGTAGAAGGTGTATATGTTAGTGAGAATAGAAAAAATGCACTTGTTGTCTTAAAGTTTGATGATATTTTAAAAATGTCTACTGACGCCAACAACTATCAGATGTTTTTGGCTGCTATAAAACCTCGTGGTGGTTTTGAAAATTTAAAAATTAGACCTTCTGGTTCTATTGTTATGTTTGGTTCTACTGGCTATATGGGTCTTTATTTTACAAGCTCCGATAAACCATTTGAACCACAATTATTAACAGCTGTTTTAAGGTCTAAATCAGAACTTGATGTGTCGGATTCTAATACAGATGAGGTTGGAGATAGTGATGATAAGGCTAAAACTGATAAGAAAAATGAAGAAGAGACTGATATGTTTAAGAAGTATGATCAGGTTGCCATTAACTTTAATCCTGGTGGTTCTTTAGCAGTTAAGACTAAGTCTTTGAATGATTCTAATTTTAATGTTAGTGATGTTTTTAAAGAGGTTGTTGCTAATAATCAAGAAAAGCAGTTAAAGGCTCAGTTAGAAAAACAAACAGAAGTTTTGAGGGTTGACTTAAACAGAATAGATGAATATGAAAATAGAATTAAAAATCTTGATTTAAATGGTGCATCTATAGTTCTTCCTGAAAGAAATAAGTATATCAAGGGAGACAAGTATGATGCTAGAACAAAGACTATGCATTTTGCTAGTGTTGTTCCAAGAGGTTTTAATTTTAACTGGAAGGATAAGTCTGTTGATGATGGTTATTTGGCTGATTTAGTACCTGTGGGTAAAGCATCTAATGAATTTTTAGCTGAAAAATCAAAAGAGGCTGATGATGAAACTATGTATAATAATAGACACGAATATTATTTATCTGATGGTTCTAAACTTGCTGATTATCAGGATAGAAACGACCTTGAGGGTTCTGTTACAGGAGATATAGAAAAGACTATAGGTGCATTAGAAGAAGCCTATAATACCTATATAAGAGATAAGGCTACTTTCCAATCTAATACTTTAAAACAACTATTAATATTAGATTTACAGATAATAAATGTTGAGAGTAATAATTCTATAAATGTTTCAGATAAAGCCTTAACATTATACTAGGAAAGGGGTGTTTTGCATATGTCTAAAAATAATATAGATCCTTTTCAGTTTATAAAAAAGGGTGGTTCTTCTGATAAAAAAGATGATAAATCTGTTGAAAATATAGCTAAATCAGCAGGAGCCAAAGCTGGTGCAGACGCTGGTAAAACAGTAGGTACTAATATGGCAATAAATAAGGGCTTGCAGTTTTTGCAATCCCTTTTAGACCTAGGTAAGAGCGTTGCTATGGGTATCTTAAACTCTATTGTATCAACAATTACTGGTTTAGCGACTTCTATAGCTACAGCCCTTGGTATTTCAACTCTAGCTGCTATGGGTGGTATCGTTGCTACTACTGTTTTAACTGCTATTGGTGTAGCGTCTTTGGTATTTAGTATGTTTATTAGTTCAGAGATACAGAGGTTAGAAGGTGAAGTTCCTTGTAAGGATAAGATAAATTTAACGTCAGATGTTACAGATGTTGAAGGTAATGTTATGGATGTTGCTAAGAAACTTAGGTCTGTTTTGAAGGGTGTTAATATACCCGATGTTAATATAGCCGGCGCTTTAGGTAACATTCAAGCTGAAAGTGAACTAGATCCGACTTGTGTTGAAACCATATATAATGAACCTTTCGCAATAGGACCTCGTAAGAAGAAGGCCGAAGAGGCTGACTTCTTGGTATCTAGTGTTGCTCCGTCTTATGGTAGGAAATATAGACTTATAAAGAGGGTTGGTATTGGTCTTACACAGTGGACAGATACTAATGATGGTGCTACTGAAAATACAGATTTGAGAAATTTTGCTAAGTCAGCTAATAAGAATTGGTATGACTTAGATATACAGTTGGCTTTTATGATTTCAGGTCACGAGGGTAGATCTAAGAGGTTACTTAAGTGGACTAAGCCTGAGAAGAGCCCTGAGTCTGCAGCTTATTGGTTTGCTAAATGGTATGAAGGTAATACTACAATGGCTCAGGACAAACGTAGACACGCATCTGCACAGTGGTTTGTCAAGTTAAAAGAGATGGAAGTTGATAAGTCTTATGCCGATACGGTTATTGCTTTGGCTGGTACAATGGCATCTAGGGCTGCTGATAGTGCAAATTCTGCTAAACTTGATGATTGTAAAACTGCACAACATTATAATAATTCAGATTTGGTTAGTGCTGCTTTATCTCTTTCTTGGCCACAATATAACCAAAGTTATAATTATGGTACTGAACTTTATAAGTCTGTTAGAAAGAAGGTTGCTCCTGGTGATCCTTACATTCTTAATAAATCATGTGACAGTGGTGTTAATGCTATAGTTCGTTGGGCTGGTGCCGATGATAAATTCCCTGTCCATTCTACAGCAGAACAATATCAATATATGATGACATCTCCAAAGTGGGAGAAAATACAAGGTTGGACTAATAAATCTGTTGAAAAAGGCTTACAGCCGGGTGATGTTTGTGTTGCACCTAGAAGAGGTCGTATTTTTGGACACGTATATATGTACTTGGGTCCAGATGCCATAAAACAGCACTTTGGTTCTAAATCTAAACCTGATACTGACTTTACTCACGCATCTTATGGTGAAAGATCTTTGGCTATTGATAAATTATCAGGTATGTTAAGTTATGATAATCGTCAGTATACAGCCTTTAGGTTAAAGTCAATGGATACATCGTCTAAATATAAGGGTGTTACTGGTGGTAAGGCATCAAACGGTACTGTTCCAAATGAACCTAACGGTAACACAGAAATAAGACCATAAATGATATAAAAAAGAGAGGTTTATCCTCTCTTTTTTTTCTTGTGTTTTTATAGATTTTATGTTATAATAAAGACATAAATATTAAAATTATAAGAGTGAAGGGGGTTTTTTCGTGACTTCAAAAAAAGGAACTGTAGCAATTATTATAGTGACTAGTTCTTTGGTTTTAGGTGGAATTGGTCTTTTTGTTTTAAATATGTTTGCAAATTCCGATTATAAAAAGAAATATGATGATAATGTTCATAAAATATCGGAATTAAATGCCGAATTAAAAGACTTGAGACAGGTGCAAAATATTACACAAAAACAGGCTGAAAAGAATGTTGATTCAGCAGCTAAACTTGGAAGTGAGTTGGCTGAACTTCAAAATAATTATTTTGAATTTTCCCATGTGACAACAGATGAGGATTTTAAAAAGCAGGTTGATAACATCGATCCTTATTTTGCTAAGGATTCTAAAGATAGTAGGGTTCAATGGTATTCACCAGGTAAGGACCATTTGGGTTATCCTGTAGCCAACTGTAAGTGGACTTTTGAGTCAACTTTTGGCTTTATTGGTAATAATGTTGATGTTATATGGATTTGTAGAGAGACTGAAACCAATGATATATTGGCTTATACTACTGGTGTTTTCAATGGTAAGGAAAAGAATTTTACTAAGGTTAGAACTATGATAACATCTAAGGGTATGGCTATTATGAAAAAATCAGCTCAGACTGAAGCGGGGGTGAGCTAAATGAGTAAAATCAAGAGATTTATACCGATATTTTTGGCTTTTGTGTTTTTCCTAATTTCTTTTGGTATGTATAGTTTCTCATCTTCATCTCGTGAAGGAAGTTTGAATAAACAAGCTAATGAGATAACTGAGTTAAAAAATAGGTTAAATATTAAGGAAAAGGCAGTTTTAGCCGAAAAAGAGAGAGTACTAAAAAATGTAACGGGTCTTGATAGAAACCGTGTTGAAAAAGATAAGAAAGTAATTGAGAGGTTTTTTAAGAAGACTTTTAGTTGGTCAAGTTACAAGGATTATGAAAAGATGAGATTTGCTTTAATGTCTGAATATAAACTGACTAAAGACTCTGATTTTATGAAGGTTTTTGCTCCAGAGGTGATAAATACTAAGATGGATGGCAAGGACTATAACAGGATAGATGTGAACGGGTATAATATGTCTTTTGACTCTGTTACACCATATGTTACTAAGATAGCAGAAGATAAGTATTCTTATTTTAGTATTGTAAGATTATCAACCAAGTCTAAAGACGGTGGAGAAGCTCTATCTAATGTTATTGCAAGATATACTATAGACTCTACTGGTAATATAAGTGATTTACACGGTGATATTATAAGTGAGTAATAAAAAGGAGATTATAATTTGATGAAGACTATTTTAGATAATTTTTTAAGATGTATATTTAATTTTATTAATTTTTGGGTAGGTCTGACTTTTAATTTTTTGATTCTTATAAATCTTGGTAAGATTATAAGCGTTTTTAGTGGATTAGCTTTACAATCTGAAAAAATAAAGACTTTAAATACTGTTAGTTTGATAACCTATTGGTTTATTCCTTATTTGTTCACAACTATGGTTTTAGTTTATATCTTTATCAAGTATTTAAAGTTTGCAGATGTGTTTTTTGTAAAAGTTATTAAAAAGGTCAGAACCTTAAAGAAATAAAAAAAAAAATGGAGAGGAGCTTTATTGATGATTTTGCCAGGATTAAGAATAAATGATTCTACTGCTGTTGTCGCTAAGACGATGGGTATCCCTTATAGGGTTTATGAAAATATGCCTTGCAATGCTAAAATTGTGATAGATACGGCTATTTTAAAGCATGAGGGTATAAATAACAATTATAAGCCATACCTACATATTGTGGGAAGTGTTGTGGCTTTAAAATCGAATATAGATGGAGAGATTTATACATTTACGTTTGATAAAAAGAAAATGTTAGTAAATTATTTTTATAAGTTTTCGCAACCTGAACTGGTTGAACTTGTAGAAAAGAATTATTTTTCTAACGGTTTTGAAAGACCTAACATGGAAGGTTTTGAGTTAAATCTTGATTTAGATTGTGATTTGACTTTTTTAGAGCACGAAGATGCACATTCTATTCCTATAGTTTTTATTGAAATAAACAATCAGAAGCATATTGATATAGATAGGTCTTGTGGTTATACATTGGTTGATAAATTCCATACACCACATATGGATAAACCGATTGAGAAAGAAAAATCTAATGATTTAGGTTTTGAAGAGTTGGAATTTATGGATAAGTTAGTTTCTAATGACGTGGAATTCGAGTCTATGGAAGAATCAAAAGAGGATAAATCTAATAATGTTGAATTTGATGATTCTGCATTGTATGATTTTGAGGTGGGAAGTCCTAAATCTAATGAAACTATAGCTATTGGTAAGTATAAAGAAGAACTAATTAGCGACCAGATAAATGATAAGTGGAATGAAGATCCGTTTGAGATGGCAGAAAGAAGTGCAGAACAGTCTATGCCTAATGTTAGTGATTTAAAGCAGATGTATGAAGAGAAGTTTAAGGATTCTAATGTTATAAATCCTACTACAAATGCTAAGTCTGAGTCTGTGGAAGTCGAAAAAGAGGATACACCTGAATATACAAGTCTTGATGACGGTTTAACTGGTATAGTAGAACCTAAGCCAATGGTTGTAAATAATGATGAGCCATCTTTTGAAGAAGAGTCTGATGATGAGCCAGATTTTGATGACGGTTTATATTTGTAAAATAAAATAATGACAATTGGAGAATTGCTAAATTTAGTAATTCTCTTTTTTTAGGTAGGTGATGATTTTGAATTTGAAAAAATCTATAGTTATAGTAAATGAATATACTGTTAAGAAAAATGGTAAGGCATCGAGGGGTGCTACTCCGGGTAACTATGTTAACCGTTATATGGCAAGAGACAAGGCTGTTGAGACCTTATCCCCTGTAAAACTTAATAGTATGGATAATTTTATAACTCGTTATATGGCAAGGTCTGATGCTGTTGATAATGCTATAAATTTAGATGAATTAAGAGGTTTTACCAAAAGAACTCAAGGGAAGGCTGGTATTGCCTTTGGTGATAATGATATAAGCCTTTCTAATGATAAACTCTTAGACTTGTCAAGGCAGATACAGGAAAATTTTGATAAGAATAAGACTGTTTTAAAAACGGTACTAAGTTTTGATACTGAATTTTTAAGAGAGCGTGGTATAATAAGTCCTGATTTTGAACCGAAAAAAGATGGTGATTTTAGGGGCAATATTGACCAAATGAAGTTAAGACTTGGTATTATGCACGGTATAGATAAGATTAAAAGATACTATGATGATCTTCACTATGTTGGTGTAATACAGGTCGATACTATGCATGTTCATTGCCATTTAGCTATGTGCGATTTCGGAGAGGGTAAGATAATGTCTGATGGCAGACAAAAGGGTAAGATAGATGAGATAATTAAAACTGACTTAAGGCGTGGTGTCGATCAGTTTTTGGATGATTCTAAACATATTAAATATCTAGCCTCTAATGTTACATATGATAGGCGAAATGCAAGGATGTTTATTAAGAAATATACTCACAATATGATTAAGGACCATGGTTTGCCACAATTTCTTTTAGCAACCTTGCCTGAAAATAAGAATTTATGGCGTGCTAAGACAAACCGTAAGGAAATGAGAAAGCCTAATATGATTGTTAGGGAATATGTTATGCAAATCTTTGAAAAAGACGATTCAGGCTATACTGAAGCTATGAGAGATATTGTTAAGTATGCTGAGGAGAGACAAAAGCGTGAAGGTTTAAGTGCTAAAGATTACAGAAAACTTGTCCAAGGCGGTGAAGATAGGTTAATTGAAAATTGTATGAATGGTGTTTATTCAGTTTTAAAAAATGTACCCGATGAAAAGTTAAAAATTAAAACTCCAATGCTGGACATTATGAGTAAAGACTATGAAGAGCTTGCTAATCAAGTAAAATCTTCTGGTGATGACTTTTTAGAATTTGGTTTTAGGCTTAGGTCTTATTCTTCTAGGATAAATCATCATAAAAAAGAGAAGAAAAAATATAGAAATCTAAGAAAAGACTATGAAAAGGTAAAAGAAAAGTCTGTTGAATCGCAAGCATTAAATAATTTTTATAAGTTTGAAGAAGACTATAATGAAAAGTGTATGACTAAGTATCAATATTTCTTGGATTTTATACCACCTAGAGACGAGTATTATGATGAGTTTGAAGAATTACTTTTGTATAAGCAGAAGATGTTTGATATGGAACAAATGATTTTGGATGATTCTATGAAAAAAATGTCTACTAAAGACGCTGAATCTTATGGTTTAGATGTGTATAAGCAACATGGTGGCTCTTATAAGGTCTTAAATCCTAATGTTTTGGATGAGCGCTATGAGAAAATGAAAGAAACATATGGTGTTATGGAAGAAAATTTGAAGTCTATACTGGCTGATAACGGTTTATCCTTAGATGATAAGGGTATATCTAAAAAGAAAAAATTTGAATTTGACGATGTAAAGGCTTTAGATATACACCATCTTGAATACGATTTTCATAGAGATATTGATATCAGTAAGTTAAATATTGATAGGTTTGTAGAGTGCACAAGAGAAAGATATGATAGTTTTATGGGCGCTGTTAAGTACTTGGAGGGTACGGGTCAGTCTGATTATATATATGAACTTCCTTATAAAGATATTGAGAAAATGGTCTTATATGCTCAAAAAATCTCTAAGACTGGTATTCTTGAAAATAAAGACGGGGATGTGTCACCTGTTAAGCGTTTAAATACTGTAACTTTGGACAATGATTATAATAAAACTATTGAATCTAAGGTAAAAGAGATGATCAGTATGACCGATAGGTCCTTTGGCGATTAAAATTTCTTTATAAAAAATATATTGACAAAAATTAATAGTCTATGTTATATTTAAATTAGATGGTCTAAACTCCGTTTTGATTTTTTCATGATGATATATATACAATATTGTTTTCTTATCGTTTCTTGAGTCTATACAGGCTTGAGGTGGTTATGTTTTTATCCAGATGATGAGTTAAGATAGAGAATTATACACATGAAGAAAAATTTATTATTGTCTCCTTTAATGAGGGATAGGAAGATATGAGGTATATTATGGATATTAGAAAAGAAAACGGAAAAAATCTTGCAAAAGGTAGAAATTTAATAGCGACTTATTACGAAGGTAATAAGTTTGAAAAAGAAGGATTCGCACCTAGATATTACGTTCAGATAGAGTTAGACTCTAGAGATCTTAAAGAAGGTGAAGTTCAGAAGTCTCTTAACCTTAAGAGAGTTTTTGATAAAGACGGTAAGCCTGATACTTCTATTAAGTTGACTAAAGGTCAGTTTAATAAGATATTAGAGGTTGCTGGCGAGAATGTTTACAAGGGTACTACACCAAATAAGGGTGTAGAGTATACTCAGATAGGTTTTAAAGCAGATTTGATGAGACCGAAGGATGGTAAGGGTCTAATCCCTGACACTAGGTCTGTAACTAAAGGTGATTTTGCTATAGACGAAAATACTTTTGGTATGCAGGTAGATTATAAGGTTGCTCAGAAGGCAGCTAGGGAAGCGGCTGCTAAGGTTAAGGCTGAGCCGGCTATGGTTGAACCAGAAGTTGAAGCAGAAGTTGATTCACCTGAATTTTAATAAAATAATTTTTTGAAAAAATTAGTTGATGGTTAGTTTTGATATGACGGAGTTTAGATCTTTATTGAGCAGGTTGTTTACCTGCTCTTTTTTTTTTATATAAAAAATGAAATAATAAAAGTCTTTTACTGTCTTTTAATGCTTTACTTTTTTTCGCTTTAGTGGTATAATATTAGTAGAAAAAAAAAATAATAATTTTGATGAAAGGGGTGATTTTTGAGCCGTGTTAGATAATAAAGTTTGGAAAGAAACATACCCATACCTTCACGAGTACACAAATCCCGTTAAAAAAGCTGAAAGAAAGATAGAGGGTCGAGAAACTGAAATAGATAAGATTTTATCTGCGTTTATGAGACCAGAACTTTGTAATGTTATTCTTTTAGGTGACGCTGGTTCCGGTAAAGGTCATAGACCTACAGACTGGATAGCTGTTGCTGATGATAGACATTTTATACAGTTTAAAGATATTAAAGTCGGAGATAGTGTGTTTTCAGAAAACGGAGAGCCTATCTCTGTTAGTGGTGTCTTTCCACAAGGTTTAAAGGCTATATATAATGTATACTATAAAGATGGTACATGCATGCCTACAAATGAAGATCATTTGATGGAAGTTCGTAGCAAAAGAGGTCATAAATTAGATAAACCTTTTAAGACAATGTCTCTTCGTGAGATTATGGATTCTAAACGAGGTGTAAAAAAAGAAGACTCTACTTATTGGTATATTCCTAGGAATAAACCAGTTAAAAGGTCTGAGATAAGAGTTGATAAATCTCCATATTTATATGGTAGAGACCTTATTTTAGCTATAAATAATGGTCATATATTAGATATTGAATTAGATTATTTATATGGGTCTATAGACCAAAGGTTTGACCTTTTAAGAGGGATCTTGGATGTATCAGGTCGATTAGAAGTTAAGGGTAAATTAAACCTATATTTAAATGTTTGGGGTAATGATATTTTTGTAAACTCTTTTAGAGAACTATTGTGGTCTTTAGGTATAAGACATAGTTTATCTAGTAAGTTAGGTGAGCATACTTTAAAGATAAAGGTTACTGATGAAGAGAAAAAAAATCTATTCAAAGAACCGTCTAAGCTTGAAATTATAAATGACCATATATCTAAGAGAAGGACAAGGGTTCAGAGAGAATATAAAGATATTGGTATTGACTACATTGAAAAGACTGGTGAGAAAGAAGAAATAATCTGTATTATGGTTGATTCTCCAAGTCATTTATATCAGGTTGGTAGGGAGTATATAGTGACTCATAACACAGCTTTGGTTCAAGGATGTATGCTAGCAGACTCTCATAGAATGTATTTAGAGGTTGATTTAGCCAAAATGATAGCGTCTTTGGCTGATTCTAATGAACTAGCTAGTAAGCTTAAATCTCTATTTGATGAGGCTAGTTCTTTTACTAAAAGAGAAAACAGGGATATTGTTTTGTTTATAGATGAGTTTCATCAAATTGTTCAATTATCAGACGCTGCAGTTGAAGTATTAAAACCTTTACTTGCCGATTCAGGTACAAGAGGTATACGATTTGTTGCAGCAACTACATATCCTGAATATATTGAGTTTATATCATCAAACCAGCCTTTAGTTGAGAGACTACAGAGAATAAATTTGGTCCAACCTAATAGAGATTTGACAATTAAGATTTTAAGGGGATTCTCAAAGGTTTATGGTGTAGAAAGTCATTTTCCAACAGATGATATATTTGGTATGATTTATGATTATACAAATAAATATATTCCAGCTAATTCACAGCCTAGAAAGTCTATACTTGTACTAGATACTATGGTTGGTTGGCACAGGTATAAAAATCGACCACTTGATGCAAAACTTTTAGGTGATGTTATCTATATGTCTGAGGGTATTAATGTAGCCTTTAGGGTTGATGCCGTTAATATTAAAAAATCGCTTGATGAGAAGGTTTATGCACAGGATTTTGCAACAACTGCTGTACAGAAAAGATTACAACTTTGTGTTGCTGGTTTTAATAACGATACTAAACCTATGAGTTCTTTTCTTTTCACTGGATCTACAGGTGTAGGTAAAACAGAACTTACAAAACAGTTGGCAGAACTTTTATTTGAAGATAGTAGGAGTTTGATTAGGTTTGATATGACGGAATATGCAAATCCTGACTCACTAGAAAGATTTAGGGAAGAACTTACTTCTAAAGTTTGGGCAAGACCGTATTGTATCTTACTTTTGGACGAAATAGAAAAGGCTTGTGCTGAAGTTACAAGAGTTTTACTTTCGGTTTTGGATGACGGACGATTAACAAATAGAAATAATAGGGAAGTTAGTTTTTTAAATTCCTATATAATTATGACTACAAATGTTGGTAATGAAATTTATAAACATATAGCACAATATCATTCAGATTCTAGTGGTTCTGGTGATGCTTTTGCCCATTTTGACAAATTGATTAGGCGTTCGATTACAGCAACAGCTGGTGATGGAAAGTTCCCACCTGAACTTTTAGGTAGAATTGACACTATAGTGCCATTCCAACCGTTAAATGATGATACTATGAAAAAAATTGTTAGGAATAGACTTATAAAGCTTGAAAATCTTGTAAAAGACAGGTATAATGTAGTTATGAAATATCATAATGTTAACGATATTATAGATTATCTTGTTTTAGATAAGGTTGATACCAATTCTGATGCTGGTGGTGCGAGAAGTGTTGTATCAAAAGTTGAATCAGAAGTTTATACTGCTGTTGCAGAATTTATTAATGCTAACCCTAATGTTAAGACTATTGGTCTTAAGCGTGAAGGTGATGCAAGTTATACAGATAAAACTAGACTTAAATCTACAGCTTATATTGCGGTTCGTGCTGTTAGTGAAACAAAGATATAAAATTAGTGCCTGTTTGGTGCAAGAAAGTGAGGTATAGATATAGTGTTAGGTTTTGGAAAAAATAAAAAAACAGATACTACGGCAGACACTAATGGTTCTGTTGTTAAAAAGAAAGGCAAAGAAAGTATGGGCTCGGTTTTGGAAGAGTCTGTTGTTGAAAATTTAAAAGAAGATATACAATCTTGTGTAGAATTTAAGATATCTGATGATAAATACTTGGCTGTTAAACTTCATGCTGATGATATCGGTGGTATTAATAAGATTACTAGGAAAAATGAAGTCATAGGTTCAATTATAGAGGCTATAAGAAGTTCTAGGATAAAGTCTATCATAACTGAAGATTTATTAAACGCTGATTCCCTAATTATAATTCTTGATAGGGACACAGTAGACGCTATGAATGAGTTTGAGATTTTAGTAAATACTAAGTATGATATTGTATACCTTAGTGCTAATGGTGATATAGAAGAAACTAATGAAAAAATTGGTTTTGACGATATAATAGCAATTTCTAGTGGGTCTAAATCTGTAAAAGATGTGTTAAATCCAAGTGATGATGAAGATGATACCTTAGGTGAATCACACGATGATGAGGAAGAAGACGAGGAAACATTAGATTCTGTCGAAGAAGATGAGGAAGAAGTGCCCGAGTATGAGGATATCGAACCTATAGAAGAATATGAAGAAGTTGTTCAGTATGAAGAACCCGTAGATGAAGATCTACCTGTTTATACTAGGGTTATTGATGATGATTTTGTAGATGACGAAGAATCAACTATATATGATGAAGAATTGGTTGAAGATAATGGAGTTTTAAGAGAAAAAACTGAAGAGGAAATACAACAGGAGCTAGAAGAGCCTGTTATATCTGAAGAACTACAAAATTCTACAATCACAAGAATTTTAAATAAGGGTGATTTGGACCTAGAAATAGATGGTGCTATATTTGATTCTTATTTTGCAGATTTGAAAAATCCTATCTTATTTGATACGACTGTGACAAACCCTGATTCTTTACTAGATAGGGAAGTCTGTGAATTAAGAAGAGCTGCGAATGTGCAGATTCAGGAATTACATCAGAGAAATTTAGCTAAGGCTAGAACTATGTATATGAATTTGATTTCTCTACATGCTGAAACAATAAGTAACAGTTATTCGTTTAATAACCCATCTTATTGGGGTTCTTCAGTTAAGAAGGGTATTGAAGAGAAGAAGAAGAAAAATCTTGAAAATATAAAATCTTTGATTTTTGAAAAACAACAGGTTGTTAAAGACGAATGGCAAAAGGAATTAGATGCTGTTGGTGAAAGAGGTAGACATGATGCCATTAGAAGGTATGTTGATGAAAATAAATCTATCCACGATGCGAGACTTTCTGAAATAGAAAATACAGCACTAACTGATATCGAATTTGAGGCGGCGTCTTATATCAAGAATATTGAGGATGAAAGAAAGCGTGAAGCTATAGCGTCTATGGAAGCTGGTATAACTGGTGTTATGGAACTAGTTACAAATAATTATAATGAATCTCAAAGAGAAGAGAGATTACTTTATGAACAGCTATCATTGAATATAAAAGATTTCATAACAAGCCATAGAGCAGATGAGACTGACAGAATTAGAGTTCTTAATGCTCAACAGATGCAACAAAGTGAGGCCGAAAAAGTTAGAGCTGACCTTAATAGAAAATTAGATGAAACAATTCAGGATTACGAATTGACTCTTGAGGCTAAGTATAAAGAATTAGAAGAACTTAGGGCTAGACATATTGATGATTTACAGCATAAGGATATTATTACGGAAAATCAGGCTAAGGAGTTTAGATTAAAGATTGAAAAACTTGAGGCTAAAAACTCTGAATATATTGATAAGTTAGCCAACTTGGATAAAGAAAAAGAAGAGAAGTATAAGTCTGAAATGGAACAGCTTAGAGGTCAGTTAAACGCAGAAAATGATAAGATAACATATATGGAAAAGAGAGAAAAGAAACTTTCTATCTTGGTTGTCGGAATATCTATTATTGGTATGCTTACGGCAGGCTTAGGCGGTTATATATTTGGAACTCAGAATAATAACAATGCTGCTACATCTAGTCATAACCCACCACCATATATAATTGAGAGATGGCATTCAGACGAGAATGGTGATAGTGTTGATAAGTCTTTGACTGTTTATTCTAAGGATGGTACTAAGTCAAAAGTTGATGAAAAGGCTTTAAATCCTAACGGTAATGTAAATAACAGTTCTACTGATAAGAAATAGTCAAACAATAGGGGAGCTTAGTAGTTAGGTTTCCCTATTTTTATATATACAATTTAATATAGAAAGAAGGTGATACCTTTTGAAAAAGTCTTTTAAAAAAGTTGGTCAATCTTTAAAACCTAAAAAGCGTAGAGAAGATATGACTAATTTTGAGAAGATTGAATCAACCGATTCTTATAATACTGCTAAACATAGAGATGTGTTTGGTACTCAACAGCTCGATAGAGGTGAGTTGAGAAAGGTAGAGGGTCCAAGGTCAAGAATTATTTTAAATGTTTTTCTAAGTTTTTTAGTATTTCTATTTTCTTGGTTTACTTTATCATTAATCGACCTCGGTATTTCGAGTTTCACATCTTTTATGAGTGGTTCTAATCCTATGTCTCATTTAAGTGGTGGTTCTAAGTCTTCTGGTGGTTCATCTGGTAATAGTTCAAGTAGTAGTTCTTTTGATGACCCATCAATGTCTTATTCTACAAATGAGTCCTTACCTAAAGAGTATTGGTTAAAGAGTTCGACAACGGATAAGAAAACTTTAGAACAGGTTGATGTTTATTATCAGGTTGACTCTCAGGGTCGTATTTCAGATCCAACTAAAGAGTATAAGACTCAAGCCGAAGTTCCAGTGCCTGATTGGTGGGTCAATAGTCATGGTAGGAATGTAACTATTCATTCACCTAATGTCAGTTCTGATTCACAGACTTCTGATTCTAGCCCTAGTTCAGATGGTAAATCTAGTGATAATGTAGATAATGACGGTTCTGGTTCAGATAGTCATGAAAAACAAACTATAATGAGTGCTAAAAAACAAGGTTTAGGCTTACTTTGGGCTTTACTAACATTTAGGCTTTGGAAGTTTTTATTGTCCCTACTTATAAGTTTAGCATTCTTTGCATTTTTCCATCAAATCTTAATGCGTAATTTGGACGCTCAAAATGCTGGGTCTACAACAGAGGATATAAATCAATATAAGAATGATTCGCATATTGCCCTACCTGAAGAAATACAAAGGCAGTTTGATTATTTTCCTGATGTTGGCGCTCATTCTAATGTGCAGGTCTCTTCGATGATATCCCATGTTATGTTATCAAACAAGGGCATTAATAAGATTATGGTCTCAAGGCGTGCGGATACAGATATATATGATGAGAATGGTGATATAGTATATTACAAAGGTGAAGCTCTGAAGGATTCCGATGGTAATTTTATAATGGATGAAGTTTCACTTTTTGATAAGAAGTTTGGTGATGATTTATTTGAAGCATCGGGTGCTCTAAATGATAAAAGGGTTAGGAAATATTATGATACTACAATAATCCCTTATAACCCCGGTGATAAAAACAGGGATAAACTCAAAGGGTTTAATACTGTTTGTGACTTGATCAATAATGATTGGTCATTTCCTTCTTATGAGGTTCAGCGTCCAGCGGGTGTATACCTAGTGGATACTGCTCCAGTCAATACATTAGTGGTAGCTATGACTCGAGTAAAAAATTAAGCTCCATATACTTGTAATGAGTGTATGCCATTACACCAATTAAAACTGGGAAAAACTTTAAGAGCCTGTAAGCTACAACGTAATTGGAAACAATAAGCGTGATAGTAACGAAAGTAGAAAGAAGTTACAGGATGATAATATGGTGAAATACAAGTCTTCTGTTAAGAGGATCCTAAGTTATCAGAATATATGTGAGTTATATTCAAAAGAGTTAGTTCAGTTACGAATATCCGTAGTATTAATTTACCGGATAACGTCTATCGACTAGGGGATGGGGTCCCCGTTAGCTACCGAAGCGTATGCGGTGAGCGAAAAATAGGTGGGGGAATCGCCTGTAGTTACAGGTAGACCTTAACATATAGTCAGATTTTACTTCTTGTAATGAGAGTGCTATGAATTGACATAGAGTTTGTGTTGCGAACAAATGAAACGAGAATGCAGGAAAAGGTCAGACACTAATAATACCAACGGTTGACATGTGGACTCGTGAGAAAAAACCTAACAATATGTTCTTGAATGATCCAAAAGGCGAACTTTTACGAGAATTTTATGTTAGGGGAACGGTTAGGGGTTTTGAACCTATACAGTTTAACCTTACAAAAGTTGAAAATACCGATGTTTTTAATCCTCTTTTGATGCCATCTTTGGCAGCTAGGGAGGGTGATATTACAAAATGTGCTCAGTATATAGAAAATATATCAGAAATATTCTTCCCTCAAGATGGCGGTGATGACCCTGTTTGGTCAACATCTGCTGCGAATGCTTTTAAGAGAGCGGTTTATGGAATGATAGATTATTTTCTAGAAGAAGAGAGAGAAGTTAGGGTTCTTGGTGAGAAATATAATATCGATCCAAAGGCTCTTAATACAAAACTTGATAAATTATGGGGACAAGTCACCCTTTATAATGTTTATCAGTTTTTCGTTTATTTGTCATCAAGGAAAAAGAAAAATCCTTTAGATGAATTTGTTGCATCCGAAAAGGGTGGTATTCCATTTATGTTTAAGGATGTGGAATACATTATTGGCGATTTAGAACCTGATGAGTATGATGCTCTAAAGACTGAAGTAAAAGCTATTTCTCAATTTTGGGAAAACCAAAAGGAAAGAGATTTATTGTCTGTATACTTCTCAGCTCTTGACAAATTACCTAAAAATCAGGTTAGAACGCTAGTTGAAGCATCCAATGCTCAGTTGAAGTCTATATCAGGGGCAGAAAAGATGTTATCAAGTGTTTATGGTATAAGTTTGTCAGCAATGAGTTTCTTTACAGACCCTACTATATCACAGCTTACTAGTGGTTTACCTAGTCAGAATGTTGATTTATCAGCAATGAGTTTCCCTAGAAAGTGTGGTATTAGGTTTAATCCAGACTTTATGAATAAGTATCATTTAGTGGGGTTTGTTGCTAAGTGGTCAGCCTATGAAGATATTAATTTCACGAAACGATATGGTAAAGAGTTCGACCATCAGGATGTTGTATCTAGGACTGGATGGACTAGATATTACTTTGAAGGAAAATTCCCTAATGATAAGGCTTATATCAAATTAGAGTTGTATAACTCTAAGACAGACATGTTAAATAGAGTTTTCTATTTTGAATTTACAAAATCCTATAGAACTACTGTTGACGGTAGGTTTTATATGAAAGATAGGGTTTTAAATGAGAAAATCATCTCAGATGGTTTCTTGATAGAACTTAAGAAATATAGTAAAAAAGATGGAAGTATAGTCTTTAAACAGGCAAATACAACATTTGAACAGAGAAAATTTGTTAGAATAATGGATGATGCTGAAGAGCAGATTATTAAAATTAATGCTATAAGACAAACTATGGTTAAATATACTGAAAGACCTAAGATGATCTTTGCTATAACACCACCTCATCTTAAGAAATATGCCAGAATTATTCTTATCATGATTAAACAGATGGTGGATTTGAACTTCGATTCGTCCTATTTAACAAAGGAATCGCAAAAGCCACTACTGAAAACGAGGTTTATGCTTGACGAGTAAAAAATTAAGCTCCATATACTTGTAATGAGTGTATGCCATTACACCAATTAAAACTGGGAAAAACTTTAAGAGCCTGTAAGCTACAACGTAATTGGAAACAATAAGCGTGATAGTAACGAAAGTAGAAAGAAGTTACAGGATGATAATATGGTGAAATACAAGTCTTCTGTTAAGAGGATCCTAAGTTATCAGAATATATGTGAGTTATATTCAAAAGAGTTAGTTCAGTTACGAATATCCGTAGTATTAATTTACCGGATAACGTCTATCGACTAGGGGATGGGGTCCCCGTTAGCTACCGAAGCGTATGCGGTGAGCGAAAAATAGGTGGGGGAATCGCCTGTAGTTACAGGTAGACCTTAACATATAGTCAGATTTTACTTCTTGTAATGAGAGTGCTATGAATTGACATAGAGTTTGTGTTGCGAACAAATGAAACGAGAATGCTTGGTAACCTCGAATCGGATGGTAAGGGTATAAGTGGTTTTACAACACTTTTATCTATAGGTCTTGGACAGTCTCAGGAATTTCACTTAATACTTCAGACTTTACAGCAGTTAAAAGACTTGTATGGTGATACTTCAGATAAAACTATCCAAGGTAATGCTCAACCTTTATATTCAAAAATATTAACACCTAATGGTTGGGTAAAAATGGGTGATATAAAGGTTGGAGATGAAGTTTTAACACCTTTTGGGACAGTAACAAAGGTTGTTGGTGTTTATCCAAAAGGTATAAGAAAAGTTTATAGATTTACTTTAAGAGATGGTTCAACAACAGATTGTTGTAATGAACATCTATGGCAGATAGAAAGATTTAAATCAGTATCAAATTCTGATAAAACTTGTAAGTTGATCCAAGAAGTTATTAATACTGATGAGTTAAAAATGAGAATTTCTGTAAAGTCTCATAGGGTTGGTTTACCTGAGATAAAACCTGTATTATTAAATAAAAAGGATTTATCTATAGATCCTTATGTATTAGGTGTTATATTAGGTGATGGTCATATAGATGGTAGAGGTGTTTGTTCTGTTACAACAAAAGATGTTGAAATTTTAAATGAAATTGAAAGACGTGGTTATAATGTTGTTTTTGTTAAACATTCTTTGTATACTTATAGGATAAATGGTATAAATTCTAAAATGGTTAATCTTCAATTAAATGGTAAGAAGTCTTATGAAAAATTTATACCAGAAATTTATAAAAATAGTTCAATTGAAGATAGAATTGATTTGTTGAGGGGTCTTATGGATACTGATGGATATATTAGTAAAAAATCTGAAATTGAGTTTACAAGTGTTAGTGAGACTTTAGCCAAAGATGTTCAATATTTGATTAGGTCTTTAGGTGGTAGGGTAAATATTAATTTTAAAGAGAATAATTATTATACTTCTCCTACACAACCTACAAAGAAAAAGGCTAGACCTGCATATAGGTTACAGAATGTAAGAATCAATTCTTTTAATCCATTCTTTATTGAACGTAAAGCGTGTTTGTATAAGGAATTGTTTGGTAGGTTTAATACTATAAAATCTATAGACTTTGTAGGTTATGATGAAGTTCAATGTATAAAGGTTGAAGATGAAAGACATTTATATATAACTGATGATTTCATACCTACGCATAATACCTCTAACATAATTTATATTAAAAGTTCGGATGACTCTTTGATAGATACCTTCGTTAAGATGACAGGTGTTACACATAGGGTTTATGGCTCATCTAAGACCGTTACAAGGGATTTAGAGAAGCTTTGGATGAAGAATAAGGGTGAAGTATCCCTAAGCTATAGTGCGGTCGAAGAGCCTGTTATATCGTATAATGATTTTTATTTTATAGCAGAGAGAAACTCAATAGTTTTAAGGGCTGGAGACCCACCTGTTTGGAATAGAAATGAAACAATACTTCCTATGGCATGGAGACTTTATAAGGATACTATAAAACTTCCAGGTAAGGAATTTACACTATCGACAATACCATCTTTATCTAATATTACAGATTTTGATATTAGAAAGAACCAGCCAGACTTCGGTAAGATGTTTACTAAGAAATTAGAGCAGGCGGCCGAGGTTGAAAGGGCTGTAGACAGGTATGCTGAAGTTTATGGTTATAGTGATTATGATATCGCACAACTTGATCCTGACCTTTATGCAGATGATATTATGGATATAATAAGAGACTGTATGGAGGCTAAAAATGAAGATTTTAGTGACGATTTTAGACCTTATGATCCAGAATTTGATGAGAAACCTAGTGTTTCTTTTGATAGGTCGAAGTTAGTGAATAATAATAGGACTTCTAATTATAGTCTTGCATCAGGTTCAACATCTAACGAAGAGTTTAAAAAAGCTTTCATTGAAAATGAAAAAAATGAGAAGATTAAAAACGCTAAAATCTATGCTGGTGGTTTAGTTTCTAGGTCCGATTTATACGACCCTCATGGTGGTGGTTGTCTCGGTACCTATGATGAATGTATTATAGCTTCTTATGTTTCTTGTATGACAGATTTTTCTAATTCTGTAGGTTTTGAAGTTGAGAACGGAACTAGAATTTTACGCTTAAGAAAAAATGGCGAGATTTTAATAAATGTCGAAGGAATGACCCAAGCTGCTATAGATAAGATAAATAAAGAAATTGGAGATCCTAATTCGAGGTCGTTTGGTAATAAGAAACTAACTTTGGATGATGCTACTAAGTATAAAGTTACTCAAGCCTTTATTGAGTATTTAATTAGTCTTGATTCTTGGAAGGGTATAGCTGGTGGTTCTTTTGAAGATAAGATGAGAGAGTCTGTTGCTAATTTTATTAACGAATCAAACGGTGAAAAAAGAGATAAAAATTATTAAAACAGCTTGAATTTATAGCGATTTTCTGATATACTATACTCAGCCAATAGTTTTTATAATTTTAAGGAGATTAGTATATTATGAATTTTTTAAAAGATATTTATAGTGAGATGAAGAGTGTTACTTACCCGACAGGTAAGGAACTATTTTCAAAAAGTTTAATGATTTTTAGTGTGATAATTCTTTCAAGTTTATTCATTTTCGGTGTTGATACACTGTTTACTGAATTTGTAAAGTTGTTATTAAATATTTAGTTAAAAAGCCACGCAAAATTGCGTGGTTTTTTTATTGACAATCTTTACTAGTTATGATATACTTAAATTAGGTAGAATGTGTAGAGCACATAATTAAAAAACAAAGCGTTGTTTATACAGAAAATCAAAGTTTGATTTTATTTATTTAAAGTTTATTTTTGATTTTTTTCTGAAATGTGGGCTATTATTTTATAGTCTCACATTTTTTTTATACAACATTCTCCTATGTATTTTTTTTATTTATAAGAAGGAGTTGAGAGAAATGGCACAAAATGTTAGTGTTAATCAGCGTGAGCTTTATGGTTATTTCTTTGAGTACATTTATAAGCGTGTTATAGAGGATATAAACGCAAGTTCTGAAAGAATTATGCCAGTCTCACAAGCTAGGTTTTTAAGAGAAAATCTAGCAAAAAAGGAACTTCCCGAACCAAATGAAAGATTAGGTTATGTCGGCGTTTCTGTTTATTTAAATGCTATTGACAATATGTTAGTAGAATATGGATATCCTGAGATATTCAGGGTTGATCCCGAAAAAGTAGGCAAAAATAGTGATGCTTATAAAAAGTATCTAGATGAATTTTCATCTATTAGAAAATCAGGTTTACTACCTATATCCCCATATGATATGAGGTTTACAAATCGTGAAAATATCAGATTAACAGGCTCTAAAGGGGCATATGTCAGTCTACATGAGATATCTACATTATTTGATAACGATTTAACCCAGCTTACAGATAAGGCTAAGACAGAGGGTTTAACTGTTTACAAAGATTCTTTTAATAATCCTAATAAGAAGTTTAAGCTTGGTCCATTAATGTCTAAGGCTGATTATGCCGGTGTTGTAAGACTTATGCCTTATATGTCCCAAAAGGAATATATGGATATCAGCAAGTGGATATTATCGGCAACAGATGAATTAAAGGATAAAGATGTTTATATGTCTGAAAAGGCTATGGATAGGTCTGTGGCGATACTTTCTTATTTGCAAGAAACAGGAAGGTCTTATACTGTACACAAGGATAAAAATCCAGGTCAAACAGAAGTGAGAATTACTGGTACAAATATCAAGGTTAGGCTTACAGACATTAAGGAAAATGAGCACTTTGTAGGCCGCATTTACGACAACGGTTCTATGGTTTATTATTCTACAACTAAGAAGGATAGTGCAGGTAGAAAGGTTTTACCTTACAAGAATATCACAAGTGAAGATGTTATAGACCAGTTAAAATTTGTCTTAGGTGATACTGTTTATAGGAAGGATAAAAACGGAAATTTTGATCCTGAAACATCTAGAAAAATAGGTCAAACTGGTATGTATGTAGGTAGTCCAAACGGTAAGAAATTAAATAGCGCCTACTTAAATAGAACATCTTTTGTGTCTATGGTTAAGCCTTATGTTGACGAAAACGGTGTTGTTGATCCAACTGCTAAGGTTGTTTTAAGGGTCGATATGACAGGTAGGTCATCTAGTGCAAGAACTTTTGATGAAAATTCGGCTAGTATATACCTAAAAGACGCTATAAAGTCAGCTCGTGAAAACTTTGTAGAAGCTTTAGACCTAGATTATTTAATTGCATATTCTCAGGAATATAAAGAGGGTCTAGAAAATGGTGACTCTGATATAGACTATCCAGTATTTAGTGGTAATGCTTACATAGCGTCTTTGCAGAAAAAATACTGGGACATGATTCTAAGGGGTGGTGACATACCTAAGTTAGAATTTGAAGATGATTACGATCCCGATGCGTCTTATATGACAAGTGATGGAGAAAACCTAAAGGATTATATGGTCTATAAGGGTGATTTTAAGGAACAACTTGTCCAGCACTTAAATGATACACTAAATACTAGTATTGGTTCTTTTGATAGGGATAGTGAAAATCTTCGTTTTGACCCAGTTTTGGTTGCATCTTTTATGACTAGTGAGTTTTCACAGTTTAGAAATAATGCTGAAATTATAAACGCTTTAAAAACTTTGGACATTGACGCAGATGAGTTAAGAGGTAGTGATTTTTATAACTCTGTTGTGAAAGGCAAAATGATAAAGTTTGATGAATCGACTGCTGTTAAACTTAAAGATGTTGATAGTCCATTTGCTAAAGAGATTTTAAAAGATGTTGTTGAAACAATAGAGACTAGTGGTTGTAGAACTAACGATGATTATATTTTTATTGACGAAAACGGTATAATCTCATATAAAGCGAAAAGATATATAAAACAGGCTAGTGTTGAAGATGATAACGAGATTATAAGTGGCCAGATAGGTCAGGTCTTTATACCTGATGAGAATGGTATGGTAAAGACTAAGTTTAACGGTTCTGATAATTATCTTTTTGTTCCCGGTTATGAAGCTTTAATTAAAGCTCAGAAGGCTGGAGAAAACAAAACTTGTGAAGAAAGAACTCTACTTCGTGGTTACTTACAGAATATGAAGGATTCTATAAGATATCAACTAAGAAATGACCTATATGATATGAGTCCTAATATCGGTGAGACTACATCTCTAAATAATGTTTATAGAAGGCTTTATGATACAAGACATGATCTTGATTATTTCGAAAAATCCGAAGAAGAAGGTCTATCTAAAGATTGGAGAGAAACTCTGATAAAAACTGAGAGTCAAAGAGTTCGTTATGGTAATTACATAAAAGATGGTTCTACTATAAACGCTGAATATTTAGCTAGAAATGGTCTAGGTGGAGACATCGCCAATGATAACCACTTTGATGCTTTTACTCTAACTGGTGGTCGTAATATGGCTATCTTAACAAGAGAGGGTGACGGTTATTTTGATCCGATAATGACTGGTGGTTCTACAAATCAGGGTATAACAAGGTACTTAACTGAATCTGCTGTAGTAAATCCTGACGGAACTATAAAACCAGGAGATTTAGATGACCAATGTTCTATGATGAAAAATCCAGATATGAAGTTTTCAAAGTTTAATCCTTTTGACCGTCAGCAGATGGTTGGTTCAAATCTAATGCAGATGAGTGCTATAACAAAAGATGTTGGTATAGCTTTAATGCCATTTGGTGGATGGAACCAAGATGACGGTTGTGTTATATCTTTAGATATGGCTAAGGAATATATGGTCAGGAGTAAAGATGGTGAGATGAGACCTTTAATGCGTGGTGATAAAATAAGCGATTTACACGGTAATAAGGGTACTATAGCTCTAGTCGTAGACAGGGATATGGATTTAGACCTAGCCAGAGAAAAAGGTTTAGAAAAAGAAGTTAAGTGGTTTAAGGCAAATCCTGATATGGATGTTGTAATGGCACCTTATTCGCCAGCGTCAAGGTTTAATGGTGGTACAACTCGTGAATTTATGTCAAATCCTGTCGGTGATGTTTATGATGAAAATGGTGAACTTGCAAAGACTGGTGGTTTAGCTAAGTGTAAGTTTATCATAACTCAGATGAATGTTGATAAAAAGACTAAGATTTATGGTGAAGATGAGGTTTTGGCTGGTAAGGGTCGTAAGGTTTCGGCACAGCTTGCTTGGTCTTTGGGTGCTCACGGTTGTGATAATGTTATGCGTGAACTTTACGGTACTAATTCTACAAGTTATGCTAACCTAAGAGAATATATGATTTTAATGGGTCTTGATATAGATGAATACGGTAATATGAGAGATAAATATACACCACATGAAGGTGAGGTTAGAAATATAATCAAATTACCAGACCTTAAATATATAGAGTCTGCTGATCCTTCTAAACCAAAGAGACTTGATATGAAGACTATGAAGAGAGACTTCGGTTTAGAAATTGGTCAATCAGGTGGTTTTATGGAAGTACCTTTCCCGGTTAGATTGCCTAGCGGTGAACTTTGTGAACAAATAGGTGAAAAAGATGGAAAACCTCTATATGGTCTACCAGTTTTAAGTTCTTATTTAAGGTGTGGTCAGGAATTTGAAGATGGAACTAGCACTACACACGATTATACAAACCATTACCTTTCAATTTTTGAAACTATGGTTAAGTATGAAGATTCTAAGAATAGGTTAGAAGAAGGTTCTTTGAGTGCTAGTAGTTTGAAAAATCATCAGAAAAATGTTGACACTGCACAATCAAGGGTTCAGAACTTCTTTGATAGGATAACTGGTGATGTAAACCAGAGAATATTTAGTAATAAGCATAACATTTTTAGGGATGGTATAATGGCTAATAGGGTAGCTCAATCAGCAACAGCCGTAATGACGGCTGATCCAAGACTTGATTTAGAAACGATAGCTATTGGCCCAGACCTTGCTAAAAATTTAAAAGCGAAAGATGGTGACTATATTCTTGTTTGGAGAGATCCAGTTCTTAGAAAGAATGGTTCTATGTATCTAAAGGTTAAGATTGATGAAGAACTTTTAGCTTGCGCTATTCATCCAGCTTTGGCTAAACCGATAGACGGTGACTTTGATGGTGATAGTTTGGGTCTTGCCAAGTTAAATACTCTAAGCGCTCATAGAGAAGCTTTGGATTTAATGACTATTCCAGCTAAAATTTTGGATAAATCTTCTAAGTCCTATGAGGATGTTAATGGTAAAAATATACCATACTATAAACCAATATTAAATGATGCCTTAGACTTTAAGGTTTCTCAATATGTAAATCCTGATATAAAAAATAGGTATAAAGAAATAGTAGACAGGATGAATTTACAAGATTACAACTGTTCTGTTGGTGTTTTAGGTGGTAGTGATAAAGATAAGGAGTTTTTACTAAATGCCAATAGGAAGACTATAAAGGATTTAAGTGAACTTTATAGAGATAGTTATAGTCAAAACTTTGGTACTGTTATCAATTCTTATGATAATTTAAAAGACCATGTTAAAGATTTGGTTCATAATTGTGTTGAAACTGGTGCTAAAGGTTCTGTTGGTAAAATACAGCATTACTTAAAGTATCTAGGTGCTAATTATGAAACTGATATGGAAGGTAATATAAATTATGATTCTTTAAGAGATTTTGGTGATACTTTGGCAACTAGGGATGATCAGATAAATACTGAATACGCTGTGGCTGTTAAGTCTCATGGTACTGGTATTGCTGGTATGTTTTCACAAAGGGCTGTGTCTGTTCTTAGAAATAAGTCTTTAGAAGAGTTGTTAGAACTTACATACGCACCTACCCAGTCTGTTCTTCAGTCAAAGCATGACCCTGACGAGGCAAGACATAAATATGAAGTTTTAATGAGTTCTGCTCGTGATTTTTGGAAGGGTAGAAAGATTGAAGAGTATGTAAAACCTAATGGTGAACTAGATTTCAGAGCTGTTAGGGATAAAAATGGTGATTATGTTCAGGCTAGTCAAACAGAGTGGGTTGATATTGGTATCCATTTTTATAATTCACCTCACGGTTTGAATATACCTATAAATGATGACAATCTGGTAAAAATATCTAAAGACTTGGTTGATTCTAATGGTATGATGATGAATATAGAAGATGACGCAAAAGATCTTTATATAGCACCTTTGGATAGACTTGCTTATGGTGGTAAGTTTGAAGATGTTATGGAGCTTGCAAAAGAGGGTAAAAACTTATATGAAGGTAAACTTAATGAAAGATTTATGCCTAGTAATATAAGGTTTAATAGAGAACTTTTAATAAGTAATCCATTTGAAAAGTCAGTAAAGACATTTGTTAAATCTGATGTTAGAAAGACTCTAGAGTCAGGACCAAAGGATTTAACTTTATCCCAGATAGCAAATAAGATGATAAATGAAAGAGTTTCTACTATTCAGGCTGAAGATGATTTGCCAGAGTTAGGGTCAAGTATAGGAAATACTGATGCTAATATAGAAGTAGAAAATGAAGATTCATCTTATGATTATGAGTTTTAATAAAGGTAGGTGATGCAAGATGTTCATGCAGAATATGAAAAGAGGAATGAGAATGCAACAGTTTCAGCAGTCTTTTGAGAGAGAAAAGGAGCTGGAGGCTAAAAGAAAAGAAGTCCTACGAGGTGAGTCTTCTGATGATGTTAAGGAAATGGACTTTTATGATGAAAACAAGTTTATAGATGTTTCAAATGCAGGAGGTCATTTTAAGTATATAAATGAGATTTATGATTCTGTGGCTAATGCAAACAATGATTACATTGATTTTGTAAAAAAGCACGAAAAGTTTTCCATGGATGATGAAAAACTTGGGTCATCTTTGGATTGGACTAGTAGGATGTATAATTACTATATGATAAATTCTTGTATCGCCCCTCTAATGAGGGGTAATACAGACGTAGCTACAGTATGTAACTGCGTTGGTATGTATATAGGTATCTGTATGACCAATAAGGAGTTTCATAAAAACTTAGTTACTCACGTTGCAAATGCAGCTATGCCTTATATGGAACATGTTGCTAAGAGGTTTGGTAAAGAAGACCAGTTTGCCCATTATAAGGAAAGAATGTATGCTAAACACGGTATTAGGGTTCCTCTTGATCCAAAAAATGCGGCAATAGCCAAAGTTTCTATGATGGCTAAGGCTTTTGATGATATGAGAGCCAATCCTGATGATGTAGACAAGATAAATGATAAATTATCTAAGGCTTTAGATTTTCTAGAAGATAGTGCTATGAAAGATGGTATATCTCCTGCAAGATTAAACAGGGAAACGAATTTGGTTATTGGTTATTTGTCAGAAGTCAATCCTAAATATAGGCGTATGTTCTCTGAGTTTTCAGGAAGTAATGAAGTCTATAGGCTTTTTGAGGAAGTTAATGTCGATGGTTCAAGGTTAGATGTTTGGAATGGAGACTTATATACTAGTGATGGAAAACTACTAGATGGCGGTCTTTCTATAAGAAAACCCCATAGTATGGATGAATTTAAGTCCTTTTTGGATGAGAATTTTATAGATAAGATAGGAGAGGCAACTACACCAAATGCTATAAATTCTATAATGAAGTCTTTTATGGCTGCTGATTCAAGTTTTAGAAATAACTATACAAATGTATATGAATCGATAGATGGTATGGATGAGAAACTTTCAGATTCTTATATAAGTATGCTTGAAGAAATGGATTTAGACAAGGATTATTGGGGCGGTTCTAAGGATGATATAAGAGATGTTATGGGTGAATATTCCCTAAGAGCCTTTGAGCTATTTGCAAAAGACCAAGTCTTTGAAAGGTGGTTAGATACCCACGGAGATGATTTCTTAAGCGGTTATGAGAATGAATCAAAACAGGGTATAAAGGGTCTAAACTTAAATAAGTTTGAATCTGATTTATCAGTTAAACCAAATAGGTCAGTAAATAAAAAAGATGCCCAAGTCGAAGACTTAAGTTCTGACCATGACGATGATTTTGATTTAGAGTTATAAAGGTGGTGTTTGATATGGCTAATATATTAGATATATTTAAAAAGGGTTTTAGTCCCCTTGGCAATCTTTTAGCTAAATCTGTTTTTGATAGGAAAGATGATATTAGGGATTCTAATGAAGGTTCTGAGGATAAGGAACAAATATCTTTGACTATCGGTAGTGATGAGTATATTGAATATATGTTAGACAAGCAAGGTTTAGATGAACTATCTCAAGAGAGGGTTCATGATGGGCTAAGAGCAGTCGATCCTTTTGAAAGGTCTGAAGATAGGGTTCAAGAATTAATGTATTTGAGAAACTCTAACTACGAAAAGGAGATGGAACTAGGTAATATCTCTAATGAATCTCCTTATAAAAAAGAAACGGATAGAAGGGTTCAAAATCAGATTAAAAAAGATACTCGTAAAAGAGAGTTAGAATTAGAAGCTCTTAGACAGGCTAAAAAGACAGAAACTCTTGAAGATGATAAAAGAGCTTTGTCTATTGATGAAAGAAGTGATGATATGGTATATGATGATGAGGTTACACCGTCTGAATACATACCAAAAGCACTGAAAAAATATATGTAAAGGCGGTGTGAATATTTATGGTAGATTACAATAGAAAACCAGAGTCAGCATTACAGTCTGTTGTTCACGCTCTTACAGATTTTGAAAGAACATCCAGACAGGCTCAACTTAACGCTATAGCAATGGAACATGTGATGGATAGAAGGGATGCTCAAAAGGAAAGACAGGCTAAAAAAGCTAAACAACAATCTAGTCAAGAGGAATCTAGTATTAATTTTGAGATATTAAAAAAGGTTGTTAGTTTAGAGTCTAGGATTAAAGAGGCTGAAGATAATGCTAAATTAGCTCAAGATAAGACTCAAGATCTTTTACAAAGAATTGTACAGGCTAAAAATGAGGAAGGTTATATAGATGTTAGTAAAATATTTTTAACACCTGAAGAGAAGTATCCTTTCGCTCATGCTTTTAATCTAACTTTTGAAGATGTTGTCAATGATTGTTCTTTGGATGATTATATTGAGAATTGTCTGGTTAAAGACTTTGATGATTGGCACTTTATTGATGACCCTTGGCATAGGTTAACTGAAGAGCAAAAGCAGTATAGAATGTACTGGGACCAGAAGATTAATTTAAGGTCTGACGTTATAATCTTTCCTGATTGGTTTTTAAGGACTGACGGTAAAGATTATGAAGAGATACCTGAAGCAGAACAATGTGACTATTTAGTTGATATCTATAGGACTAATTTAAAAAAAGCAGTTAATATGTGGGAAAATTCCTATAAGCAGTATGATGATTTGGCAGCTAAACATAATGCCTTTATTGCTTTAGCTGATGCTTATGAACACGGTACCCTACATAAAACAAGAGAAAAGTTTTTTAGGAGAAGGTATCCAGAATACTTTGAAACTCATCCAGCCTATAAGTTTGAGAAAAATTCTATCCCTCGTGAGGAACTCATGGAAGAAGAGGAAGATTATTATGATGCTTTTCTAGATTCTAATTATCATAGTCCATTTGAACTTGATGATGAAGAGGATTTTAGTTTGGATTTTTAATATTTTTTGAAAATGGTCTTGTTTTATAGAAATCTTTGTGATATAATGGTTCTAGAAATAGGTTCATTTAGATAGTTCATTAGAAAATCTTAAAATAATTTAGAAAGTGAGGACGAAACTCTATGAAAATGAAAAAGATATCAAATGTTGCATTAGCCTCTGTAATGGCTACTTCAACTATGGCATCATCTATGACATCTGTTTTTGCAGATGATCCAAAGGAAGCTAAGGCTGTTGTTTTATCAACAGAAGAGCAGACTGTAATTGATAAGTTTAAGGAAGATTATAAGGTTCTTTTAGACAAGAAGGTTGACGAAGTAACTAAGCTTGATAAAGAAGCTATAACAAAGGCTTTGGCTGAATATGATAAGTTCAATGCCAATGTAAAAGAATCTCTAAAGGCTGAATTTGCTAAGCTAAAGGATATGAATCTTAGAATAGAACATATCGAAAAGTTCGATAAGTTTAAGGAAGATAACAAGGAAATATTAGCAAAGAAGGTTGAAAATGTAGATATTAAGGACAAAGACGCAGTTTCAAAGGCTGTTAATGACTTTAACGCTTTAGTTGATCCGGTAAAGGCTATGCTAAAGTCTGAAGGTGAACTTTTAAAATCTTTCTCAACAAAGATTAATGATGAAATTTCAAATTCAAATACTGTTAAGTCTTTTAAGGATACCCACAAGGATATCATAGCTAAGTCCGATAAGGACCTTAAGTCTGAAGATTTGGCTAAGATAGACAAGGCTCTAGATGATTATAATAGACTTACAGAAGCTCAGAAGAGTGTTCTTAAGGATGAAAAGGCTAAGTTAGACGCACTAAAGTCTAAGCTTGCAAAAAGCGATGTTGATGAATCAGCTGTAAAAGGATTTAAGAATAAGTATGCTGCTATTTTAGCTAAGGATGTGAAGGATGTTAAGGAATCTGACCTAGAAACTGTTAAGCAGGCTCTAGCAGAGGCTCTTAAGTTACCTCAGGCTCAGAAAGACCTTTTGGCTAAGGATATTGATAAGCTAAATTCTTTCAATAATAAGTTTGCTGCTAACGAAGTTGACAAAAAGGTTGTAGAAAACTTTAAGACTAAGTATAAGGTTATTTTAGACCTAAACGAAGCAAATGTTAATAACACTCATGCAACAGACATAAAGGCTGCTATAGTAGAGTATAATGGTTTAACTCAGGCTCAAAAAGATATGCTTAAGGATGAACATACTAAGCTTACTGCTTTAGCTAAGAAGTTAAATATCAATGTTGATCCAAAGACTTCTGACGCTGTTTCAGCCGTTGATTCATTTAAGACTAAGTATAAGGATATCTTAGCAAAGAATGCTAATGATTCTTTAACTGAGGCTGAACTTGCTAAGGTTAACTCAGCTTTAGATGATTATGATAAGTTAAATGATACTGATAAGGAAGCTTTAAAGGCTGAAAAGGAAAAGCTTGATTCTTTGAAGAAGGCTAAGATAACAAAGGCTGACCCTAAGACTGGTAATACTAATGCTTTAATTGGTTTTGCTGGAGCTATAGGTACTATGATAGCAGGTGCTGGTGCATTTATTGGTTCAAAAAAGTTAGGTAAGAGAGAGGAATAAATATATGAATAAAAGAGATTTTATAAAGAAGATAGCACAGGATACAGATATGCCGGTTAGGCATGTTGATAAGGTTTATGAGTCAATGGTTAAGAATATAATTGAAGCCGTTGATAATGGAGAAGAAGTTAATCTAAGAGGTTTTGGTAAGTTTGGTTCAACTACAAAGCTTTACACTAAGGTTAATTTCGTTGAAAACTTTAAACCAAAGGAACTTACAAGGCTTAAGTTTAAGGCTAGTAAGGCAATAAATAGAACATTAACTAAGTAATAAATTGATTTTTTATAGAGCAGGTGTGATTAATTTCGCACCTGTTTTTTATTAAAAAAAATTCCCCACGAAATAACGTGGGGTTTTTCTAATATCCATTTAATGCCTTTTTAAGACTCTTGTTTTTTAGTTTGTATATATTTATATAGAGGTGAGGGTTAAAAGGTCTTATAGGGGCTCTCATTGGCTTTTATTTATATCTTATAGTAAGATGGTTATGGATGGAACATAGGTCTTTTTATACCTTTCTAATGTTGATGTTCCTAAAATTGCTTCAGCGACCTTTAAGAACTCATATAGTTCTGTACCCTTAGCCTTTTCTATAACTGGGTTTTTAGGATCTTCTATTAAATACCTAGGTGTTACATAGAAAATGTCTGCAATAATATCTATAACACCATATGTAAGCATTATATTATTGTTTTCTATGTCTTTTACGATATCAATGCTTGTACCTAGTATGTTAGCAAGGTCTCTTTGGGTTATACCCCTTTCTTCTCTTAGGTTTTTAATCTTTAGTCCAATGTTTGTATTCATTTTTCAGTCTCCTTTTATTTTTTATTTTACAATTGGTATACCAAATATAGTATCAATGTGGTCTTTTTTAGACTTTTCTATTAGGTTGTTGTTTGTGTTGTTGTTTTTCTCTATTCTTTTTATTGTTTCTTCCTGGATTGTGTTGTTGTGATAGATATAGTGTACTGTTTTTTCTTGATTTGAGTTATGAAGTCTTGTGATTCTACCGATAGCCTGAATGTTTGTTTCTAAATCTTCAGGTGTTTGATAAAATACTGCTGTATTTGATTCTATATCAAACCCTAATAATACATTTTCTATATTTATTACAACATTTGTTGTTTTAAGTGTTTCGTTTATTAACTCTATGGCTGGATTGTTGTCTAGGTCTTTAGGTACGACAGTATCAATAAATGTTAGGTTTTCTATACCATCTCCAAGCTTTTGTGCGAGTTTGTCTGAAAATGTGTATACTATTATACCTGTTTGGTCTTTTATTATGTTTTTCAAAACATCTATCTTTTCGCCATTTTCATCGTGGAGTGGGTCTCCGGCATAATACTTTTTATTTTTATAGGTTATATATAAATCATCATATGTTTCACGATCTAGGTACTTATTTAGGTAGTAGATTGTTTTATCTCTACTAAGTCCTATACCTTTTATTCTATGGAGTAGGAACTTGTAAAATGCTGTTTCTGATGCATCCATGTCTATGTCATGTATTACTGTTTCTATTGTTACCTCATCATCGATGAGTTCATCTATCTGGTCTTTATTTAAACCTACAGTAAATACATATTTGATAAACTTGTTAATATAATCGTATCTATCAACATTAAATTCTTTATACTCATTTTTATATTCGCTATATGAGTAAAATTCATCTATACCGTATTTTTCATAGAAATTGAAAAAGTCTGTAAATTCATTTATATATTTGTTTATAGCAGACCCTGTCAAACCTAAAAATTTCTTTCTTTGGTTTCTATGCTCATTTAGTTCAAAGTATTCTGTAAAATGCGTTAGTTTTGATTTAACTGTGTGAACTTCATCATATACAACAAAGTCATAATCCTGTACCATGTCACTATTAAACCTCACTGTTATGGAATAATTTTCACAACCGAATTTATCAAGGACTTCTTCCCATTTTGATTTAAGCTGTTTATTTGGTAGTATAATTAGCGTTTTTAATTCTAGTTCTTTTATTACTTTTGACGCTATATAAGTTTTTCCTGATCCAACTTCACCTGTAAGGATTATAAGGTCTCTTTCTTCAATTTCTATTGAACCAGTTAAACCCTCTACAATGAGGTCTTTTACTTCTTCTTGTCTTTTGTATAGTATACACATACTTTTTATCCTTTCTTTTTTATTCTTTTCTATTTTAGCTCTAATATATATTTTATTTGTATTTGGTTGGGTAAGGCTACAAGTTCGTCTCTTGAATAAGCACCAAGATTTTTACCATGTATTATATTGTCACCTGTTAGTTTTTTAGACTTAAAATAGTCTGTTTCTATTGTATTATTATAATAAACATCGGCTATTATAATATATGGATGGTTGTTTTTGTCTATATAACCCAAACACTTATCTATCTGGTCTAGTCTTGCGAAATATATTCCATCACCTAATGCTGAACCAGAGTATGTATAATGGTCGTCATTACCACAAAGTTCTGAAGCTCTCTTAAAGCCTTCTTTTAAAATAGATAGTATTGAATAGTTTGTTGTCCCGTGAGCTAATCTCTTTACATGCTTATATTCTCTATTATCAAATTTAGGTGATGATGATGGGTCAACTTCGTATATGTTGGTTATCCTTCTATTGAACCATTTGCTCTTTATATAATTTGGTAATTCTTCTTCAAATTCACTTTTATTTAATGACCTTGGTATCTTTTTTAAGTCACCTATAAAGAAGTTTAGGGCGTCATTTGAAAGAGAGAGAGTAGGATTAAAGTTTCAGTTTCTGTGAAATTTTCATAGTCTTCATTTTTTATTTTATATATTATGCTAAATAGGGTCTCTTCAGTTATAGATCCAATATTTCTATTTATATTCTTTACAGTATTTGTTTTGATGTTTTCTATAAAAGTTCTATGAGAGTTTTTGTAGATTCTATTATCCTTATATATTGAATATAAATAGTCTATGTAGGCTTTTAGTTCTTTATTTTCTAATGAGTATTTTCTATTAGGTTCTAATTCAATAAGTTTGTTTTGTTTAAGGTGTATCTGATTGATTAGGTCCTTAGAATCTAGCTTTTTTAATATACTTTCTTTCATAATTTGAGTCCTTTCTTTTTTTTTTTTTATTTAACAATATTGAGAAATTTGTCATATATTGTTTCTACTTTTTTAAATCCGTAAGTGTCGGTATAAGTGTTCATGAATTTATAAGATTTATTATTATATCTTATAATTGGGTTAGCGCCATGATATCTAGTATTATTTAGATATAGGTCTTCTTTATATTCAAGAGGTCCAAGTTGTTTATATATGCTTTGTTTTTCTTTAGCATATGCTATTAAATTTTCGCAAATATATTTACAATTTTTATCGTTTAATTCAAATTTTGATGGTCGTTTAAACCCAAATGTTGAATGCGGATATTTTATTAATTTTATCTCTTCCTTTTTTGAATCTTTCATTGATATAATCAAACCAAGTCTATAATCCACATTCATTTTTTCTTCATTTAGGTTTTTTAAAATATACATATATGTTTTTAAAAATTTTAAATATTCATCTTTTAATTCTTCATGGTTTTCATAGTCACTAATCAATATTAAATCTTTGAATAGAATTTCTGGATCCTTATAAAAATCTTCGTTACCAATTTTTATTAAAAATGTTTTATTTAAATCTCCTTGATTATAATCTTTTATGTATAAATGTTTTTCTGACCTTATAATAGGACAATTATATTCTGTGAAACATATTTGATTGTCTTTGTTTAAAAGATCTTTAATATTTATTTTTCTTTTATCAGAAAACCTGTCGCTTTCTAGCTTTGAGAACCTTTCAACATTTATATTTTTAACCTTTTTTGTCCAAGCTTTTATATTATTTTCTGGTCTATTAAATAGGTCTATTGAAAATTCTGTTTCGTTTATCTTTATCGGTTTACCTTCCTTAATGATGTTTATATCTACTTTTTTTGTGTTTTTATTATAAATTCTTATGGTTTCTGTGTTGTATCTTTTTTCTTTGTATTTTTCTATAGTGAATTCTTTTGTCTTTTCTATAGATTTTATCTTTTTATGGTCTTTTAACGATTTTTGGTTTATTAATTCATTCATGTTTTCTTCTGATATAACAGTATCTATTTTAAAGTTATCAGAAAAAGTATAAAATCCTTTAATTGCGATTGATTCATTGTTTTTACCATAGGTATATAGGTATTTTACGGCCTCTATTTTATATATTAAATTTAAATATATCAAGTTCATTCTACTTAATCTATCTAATTGTGAAAAATAAAGTTTTAAATATTCTTCTTTTATATCTTCATAAAGGTCATTAATATTTAGGCATGACCATTTGTATTCTGAATAAAAGAGTACCTTTGGATCAATGTAATAAATGTCTTGACTACTTAAAAGTATAATAGGTAAGCCGTATCTATTGCTACTTTTAACGAATATGTGTTCGTCTCGGTTGTGTTCTTTGTTATATTTTATATATTTTAACAACATGAGGTTTGTCCTTTCATCCTATTAAGATTAATGTCGTAGGGTGTCATAGTTTCTTCTAAGTCCATTTGTCTTTTTAGTTGATATGATTTTTTATTATGTCTGTAAATAGCGTTAATATATTTTCTTGTTATTTTATTATTTTTGTCTATTTTTAGGTTCTGATACATATGGACCTTTTTGTTAGAGTGTAGGGGTTTTATCAATCTATCGTTTGTATACTCAGGTATTAATTTTTCAATTACATACTTCATATCATAATCATTTAGTTCAATTTCATATGTTGTTTCTATTGAATCGTCAATATTTAAGATTCGTGTTATATTGTCACATAATATTTGATGGCCATATCTATATGCGCTCACTTTTTCTATCTTTTTGTTTTTTAAATTTAAATAAATTAAATTGTTATCATTATCATTTTTTATGATTTCATCTATGAAATTTTGATAAATTTTTACAAAATCAATATATTCGCCTTTTAACTCTTTATGGTTTTCATATCCAGAACCTATAATTAAAGATTTAAACAATGTTTGTGGTTCTATTACAAAAATATCATCTTCAATTCTAATTATTGGTTTAATACTGTCTTTATTAGAATCTTGCATCAATATGAAATCATCATAAATAATGATATCGTTTTCTATAAATTTTATTTGATTTTTTGGATCATTTCTTAATTCTTCAGATGATTTTTTGTTTATTTTATCAGAAAATTTACCATTATATTTTGTGTATAAAATTATAGGTTCTATTGCTTTATTATGTTTTTCTATATTGATTGGTTCTTCTATTAAATCAAAAAATCTAAAACTTTCTTCAAGACTTTTGTTTTGCACTATGTTTAGTTTATTATTTTTTGAGAGCCAAAGAATTTCTAATTTGCCTGTTTCTATATTGTATCTTTGATAAAGTATGTCATTGTTTTTAATTATTTCTAAGTCTTTTGTTTTTAGTTTTTGATTTGATAAAGGCTTTATAATTTTTTTTATTTTTTTAATATTATCTATTCTGGACTTATGTGCTTCTAATTTTGTTTCAATATCTATTAGGACTAATCTTAATGATATCTGTGATAGACAATATCCATTATGGGTTATAAGCATATACCTATTAAATATTAAATCATCTATTGGATAGTTATGAAATTGTCTTATTGTTTTTTCATAATTTTCATAGAATTTTGGTTTTAAGTCTTTTGTCAAATCTTCAATATTGATTAAATAGTCGTCTAAATCTCGATAAAGACTTGCATAAAAAAGATATTCTGGATCTAGAAAGTAAAATTTTTCTTTTTCATACATTACTAGACTAATGTTTGCATAATTGTCTTTATAGGGATTATAACATACTGTTTCATATTCTATATAATTGTCACTTAAATCTTGTATTTGTTTATTTTTATCGTATTCATAATATTTTAGTACTAATTTATCCTTCATTTTTTTTTTATCCCTTTCTTTTTTTTTTTTAATGTTTACAAAAGGCTAGAGTATTTCTAACCCTTTGTAAACATACCGAGGGGTTAAGTCTCGGTATGTTTTTTTTATTAAGGTTTTAGACTTTTTAGTATTGTCTCATAGTCCATTTCTAATTTTGACTTTTGTTCAGAAGAGTAGGCTATTATTAATTCACTTTTTACAGCTCTTGTAAGAGCTACATAATACATTCTCTTATTGGCTTCAACCATGTCTTTTTGATCTTTGTACATAACAATTACATTGTCAAATTCCAAACCTTTAGCTGAGTGAATTGTAGATAATATAATCTTTGCCTTTTTTATCTTTTCTTTTGACTTTCTTTCTTCGTTTTTCTTAGACATTAAACTTTGAGAAACAATATTATAACTTATTTCATAGTTAAGCATATTGTTTTTAATGTTTTCTAAGAGTTCATCTTTTGTCATTTGACCTGATATGTATTTATTTTCAAAAGTCTTAATAAGAGCCTTGTTTTCTAACTGCCATTTACGAAAGAATAAGTCGTAAAACATTGCGTATGTATAGTTTTTAGACCTATTTAGTCTATCGTATTTTATCATTATATCGTCTTTTATAAAGGATATAATATCTTTTGATGGAGCAAACTGTGTTACATTCCAATAGTTCTTAATGTATGATGAAAATATAGTTACACTGGATGTTCTGTCTGGAGACAACATAACAAAGTCTTCTGCTTTTAAGTTAGGATAGACTTCCATAAGAGCGTTTTTCATAGTCCATAAAGTTTTTTTAGCATATGCTAGTAATGTGATCTGTTCATTATTAGCCAAACACTTATCAATATATGCCTTTATATATCTTTTTGTTATTGTAGTTGCATTTTCCTGAAGCTCTTTATCCTTTATGTGTATATACTTTAGGTCTACAGTTTCCTTAAAGGTCTTTTGTGTAGGTGCTATAAAGGAGTTAGCCTTAAGTCTAAGATTTGAATACTGGTTAGCCTCTATTGTTCCAAGTAAAACATTAGCGACATCCAATATTTCTTGTTTTGACCTATAGTTTGTCATCAATGTAAATACATCAAATACACCTGATGACTCTAGCATATTAAGAGCCTTTGGGTTTGATGCTCTAAATTCATATAGGGTCTGTGAACAATCACCAACAGAGAAGAGTGAACACTTATTTTTAAGTGCATACTTAAGTGTATAAACAAATTCAAATACTGAGTTATCCTGAACTTCATCTATGATTATGTGTTTACACTTAATCTCGTCTGGTTCTGTTAACTTTTCTATCTGAAGATAGGCTATTATTATTTCAAGCTCTAGTGTTGTTTGTTTACACTTGTTTAGTAGGTTTATAGTGTCTAAGAACCTGTCTTCTATCAAAAGGGATAATCTAGTGAAACTTTCATTGCTGGCATTTTTAACTGCACTTAGAGTTCTTTTAAATGTATTAGCGAATGAATTTTTAGTTCCATAGTAAATATCTATTGTGTTAACTAGAGTATCTATAGTAGATAGAATATGAGTAGGATAATTCTTCTCATAAATTGTGTGAACCATTGAGGCTATAGTCATTGACTTAAGCTTTGGGTTTCTATTTGTGATATTGTCAGCTGCTGCGTTTGTAAAGGATAAGACTAATATATCATCAGGCTTTATACCTGTTTCAATCATATAATCAATCTTCCCTAGTATTGTATGCGACTTACCAGTTCCTGCACCAGACTGAACTAAAACAAGTGGTGATTCTGTTAGGATTGCCTTTTTCTGTTCTAGAGAATACATACCATTTGGTTCTTTTGCTGGATCATCATTTACTTGGTGGGGTAGAATATCCTTAACTGCGTTTAGTTCTTTTAGTAACCTTTGAAGTTCAACATTTAAGTCAACTTTAGAAATAGCTTCTACTTCTTCGGGTTTAAAGTTTTTATCCAATATGTCGAATATCTCTATATATTCGTTAATATCAACCTTATAGTTTGAAATATAGAGTAATTGGTTTTTAATGCTTGCAACTGCGTGCATTGTAGTTTTTATTACACGCTCTATATTTTTTGATATGTTTTCTGTCCATTCTTTTAATTTTTCATTAATCATATCTTTTATCGATAGACTTTCGAAAAATTCCTTAAAGTCGTCATAATAAATTTGAGCACCTAGATTGTCAATCTTAGTTGTTATTAACTCAAATACCAAATTAGGGTCATTACTCCTATAAATGCTTACTTCTTTTGGGTTATAATCCCTATCTTTTTGATTATTTATAGGGTTAGTGTAAAGACCTATTATATAATTTGGATTCACTGTCTTTTTCTTCTTAAGTGTTTGTGAGTCTATTCTTTCTTCTATTATTAGATTTTCTAATTCTATGGTATATATGTACTGGGTTGTTTGCGACTCGGCCATAACTATGTTATGTTCAGGTAACTTATACTGAAATAAGTCCCTAAACACTTGAGGGTGAAACTCTAAGATTGGTATTTCCTTTGTCTCCAAATCGTTTGATGTATACTTTTTCTTGACTTCTATACCACTTATCGGCTTTAGTTTAGACACATTTAAGTTTGCTGGATTTAGAGAGTCGTTTATTAGACCTCTAGACGAAGCGTGAGTCAGTGCTTTATCGAAATAAAGCATAGACTCTTTTTTTATGTTTGATTTATTATTATTTGTATTATTGGTTACTACAACGGGCATAATAACTCCTTTCTTTTTTTATACCTGAGAATAGATATAGTCTTCTATTTCACCTTTTGCTGGTCTTGCACCAAGATCAGGTATATATCTCTTTAACATCTCTTCTAGAGTGTTGTCATCTATCTCAGGGTTTAAATTAATTCTTGGATGTTTAAGTAATATTCTTTCCTTTTCTTTTTTATATGTTTCTTTTAATATTTCTTCATAGACAGTTTTACTTAAGTCAGAGAATGTGACTTTTGTTTCAAACCTTGCTATTAATTCTTTGTCAAAATACTTAAAAAGTTCTTTTGTGTCGTCTTTAGTGCTTGTTGGTTTTGCGTTAAAACCTACCACTTTTTGCTTAGGTGTATCTTTTGTATGATGGGCATTTGTTGTTGCTATTATTATAGCTTTTGTAAAATCTAGCTCCTTACCTGTAGCTAACTTTAGTATACCCTCATCCATGACTTGCATAAATAATCTTTGAACTGATTTATCTGCCTTTTCAAATTCATCAAGCAAGATGATTTGATAGGGGTTAGTTTCTATAGAGTCAAACGGTTTTTCTGCGTTTGATCCAAAACCTACATATCCTGCTGATGAACCTATTATCTTTGTTATATCTGCTGGACTTGAGTATTCTGTCATATTCAAAATAATTGGTTTATGACCAGTTAGAGTCTTTGATATGACTTTAGTTACTTCTGTTTTACCAACACCACTAGCACCAGCGAATAAAAAGGTTGTAGGTTTCTTTTGTGGAAATAGCTTTAGGGATTTCTTCTCTAAAATATTTAGTATTTTTTCTAAAACCTTATCTTGACCCTTTATATGTGACAGATCGTCTTCAATTTTTTGTCTATCAAAGAGTAATTCTTCTGAATTACCCGTTAGTATTTTGTTACCAATTCTTTTTATATCTGTTTCTGTGATATACTGTACCTTTTGGTTTAGCAAGGCTTGGTATAGGGTTAGGTTTGTACTTTTAGTTTCTTTTAATAGTTTAAGTTTATTTATAGCAGTTTCTGCAAAAACCCTGTCCAAAAGCGATATAGCATTGTCTGGTCTATGTATTGCAGCAGGGTAGAGGTCTTCTATGTTTTCCACTAAGTACTTTAAATTGTCTTCTGATATTGATATTTTATTGTCATAATGACTTATAAAGTCTGATATGATACCTTTTAGGATTTCAAATGTTTGTTCTTTTGACAATTCATCAACTATAATTCTAGAAAATCTTCTATTAAAAGCTGGGTCTGTTATTAAACTAGTTGATTCTTGTGATGTTGTGGCACCTATTAACTTCATAGAACCCCTCGCTAGGGCAGGCTTTAATATTTGAGCTATCTTTGCGTATGAATCGCTATTAGAAGATGTTAATAGATGAATTTCATCAAGAAATAGTATTGCTTTATTTTTCTTGTTAGAAAAATAAGATATTAACTCTTTAAGTCTTTCTTCTAGCTGTCCTACAAGAGATGCTCCAGATACAATATTTGATATTGGCAGTTCATATATTGTATATCCGTAAAGATTTTTAGGTAAAATTAGGTCTTTTAGCTCTATAAGTCTTGCTAATTCTTCAACTATTTTTGTCTTACCTGTACCAGCCTGACCTATAAGTAGTGGGTTTGGTTTATTCTTTGTTATTAGAGTTGATATTGTCTGTTCAATAACACCATCCCTATATTTTAATGGACCAGTTGTTTTAAATTTTTCATTATAGTTAATTAAACCAAGGTCATCTATAAGGTCGTATATTGATGGACCTTGATTATTGGTACCACTATTATTACTGTTTGGTATATTTGGTATGCTTGGTATATTTGGTGGTGGTATTGTTCCACCTGTATTGTTGCCTCCATTATTAGGCGGAATAAAGTTTTTCATATTTTTTAACCTTTCTTTTTTTATTTTTTTAGGAGAGATGGTTTCTCTCCTAAAATAGTATTTTTCTTCTTAATCTTGGATCTACATGTTCCATAGATTTTACAAAATATTCAGCATTTCTTTTTATAACATCCATATCCATCTTAGAACAAGGTAGATATACCAAGTTTTTAGGGTGTTTAAAGTAATGTGACGGTGGGTAATATTCAAAATCTGTTATAATAATGTTTAACCTCTTACGCCTTTTTGCATTTTCATTTATATGATTGTATATAGGCATATAATCTGTTCCACCAGTTACTTTAGGTAGTTTTTCAAAGTTTCTATAACACTCTTGTTTTGTCCTATTTTTAAGCTTCAACAAAGCGTCTTTTGATAAAACTGTTGAAAAAGATGTAAAGTATAGGTTTATGTTTAACTTTCTTGCTATGGCTATACATGTCTTTATTGCATCTTGGTAGTTTACCTCTGATATTGACCCTGATGTATCACAATATATATGAATATCAGGTTTATATTCTTTACTTTTTATAACACCCTTTTTATTAGGATTATCAGGATCCCTTCTATTTGGTCTGTTATAAGTTTTTGATTCCTTGATGCTTATATTGTGAGATTTATTCACATTTGTCATTTTGTTAATCTCTTTTAATATTCTTTTCGTTATCTGAGAAACTGTCAATTCTTCTGTTGAAAATGGAACTCTTTTAGCTCTCATAACCTCAGCATCTTTTGATGTTATTGGCACTTGACTATTTTGAAGTTTGTTTAAGTTTCTCGACCATTTAGTCAAAGACCTAATTTTTCTGTTATTTAGGATCTTAGGTCTGACGGATAACCCCTTTTCCAAATCCTTATAATACTTAGATAAGGTATTGGGGTTGACTCTTAAATGTCTTTCAAGGTTGAAAAATGTTATAGACCTTGGTATAAATAACTCAGAAAAAGAAAATGGCAAAACTCCATAAATATTTCTATCCTGATTTAGTGATAAATATTCAAAAATGTGGGTATGTAAGAGTCTTGCAAAAGAAAGTTCTTCATTTTGGTCTTCATACTCACTTCTTAATTGTATACATTCAAGGGGAACATCAAGCTTAAACATTGAAAGCTGGTTACATAAAGCATTTGTGTCTACGCTTAACTGACCCTTTATCATTTGTGTTTGATTTATGAAAGACTCCTTAAATTCATTAAATTCATCTTCGTTTTTAAAATAAACACCTAATGTATTTGGTCTTGCTGTAAACCCTATGGCTGTAAAAAGCTTATCATAAGAACCTTGATTTGCCATAATTTCTTTTATACTGGGTAGTATATCATCTTTTATGGTATAGGCTACAACCTTGGTCAATGATTTGACAGGGAAGGGTAGTTTCTCTTTTTTAGCTGATTGGTTTAAGAAAATCTCATTTATTGTTAGCTCTTTTGTACCCTCATACCTTATGATTGTGGTATCAAAACATTCGTTTAATTCATCTTTATTGGGTTGTCCATTATTATATGTTTCATCTATCATTATGCTGGTAAACTCTTCTAAATCAATGGGTTTATTATCCATTAGTATTTCAACGGGTTTGTTTGATAGGGGGGTCATAAGAGGTTTTGTGAAGTTTTCTAAAACATTTTCAGCTAGGTCAAAATCATTGGATGGATTTATTTTTATATTCTCTATACTTATTTCCGTTGGTTTTTGATTTTGTACTAACATTTTTTATTCCTTTCTAACCAAGTATCCACCTAAACAAATTATACTTGTTTGTAAAATCGTTGTTAACATTTAGGAATATTTGGAAATTTTCCTTATCTATTGTGTTATTTGTCAAAATGTTTGCAAGTCTCTTCTCACTATCCATATCTAAGTTTGTTATGCTGTTAGCTAAAACAGGTATAATAGTTGAATTATCCTTTTTCTCTGCTAGGGCATAAACTAAAGACTGTGACTTTTCATTTTCTGTAAAGTTTGCAACTATGTTTTCTAAGTCTGTCATAGATGTTGCCTTTTCAAGATCATCATAAACAACAGGCTTTGGTGGTAATGCGATTTGTGATTGATTAGAATTATTATAGACAATTGTTGATAATTCGCTCATAAGATGAACAGTTAAGGCTGTTTTACCTATATGAGCTACAACAATTTCTTCCATAACTGATATCTCTTCATCAATATCTGATGGTTCATTTATCAAGGCTAATATTTCATTTTCTCCTATTGAATTTAGATATTTTGATAGAGCTGTTATGGTTCTTGGTGTTGTTATCTGACACATATCGTCTTCATCAAGTAAATCTAAATCCTCGTCATCATCGTTAGATGAATAGCCTGGTGTGGCTGATATGTCCTTACAGAATATATCAGATGGGTTATCCATCAATACTTTCTTGATATATTGGTTTAAATCAGGGTTTACTAGTAAGAATGTATCTAATGATGGTCTACAATATAGCTTTATAAATCTTGATATTGATGCTTGGTCTAGTGCTGTTATGTTTCCCTTGTCGTTACCAGCTGTGATGACTTTTAGGTTTTCTGGTAACTTTTCCTTACCTATTTGTCTTAGTGTAGGTATGGATAGGAGCTCTGAGGTTACGTCAGAAGACGTTCTATTAAGCTCGTCAAGGAAAAGTATAGGTGTCTCTCTAGGATTGCTTAGAGCGTATTCTATGGCGTTATATATAACAGCGTGAGGGAATGACTCCTGCTTATAATCTGTTACATCTTCCGTTGTACCATCTGCTTTCTTTATTGTTCTTGTTACTGGTATTAATCTAGTACCAGTTACATCAGACTTATCACCTAACTGATTACAAGCAAATGTAAAACACTTAGTACCAAGATAATCTCTTGCAAAACCCTCTACAAATGATGATTTACCTATACCGGGTTCACCTAATAGCATAGGTATTGTGCCATTATTTAATGACACCTTTAATAAATCTTTAAGTGTTGAATCTAGTTTCATATTTTTTCCTTTCTTAAATAAAAATAATCTTGCTTTAATTTTAATGCTGAAGCAATCTAGGCTCGACAGTTCGAGCCTAAAATCCTTGTTTTTATTGTCTATAAATGTTATAATAGGACTAGAAAGTTGGTGATATAACAATGATAGGTAGAAATCATGTAAATATGAATTATATAACATTAGGAACTACTTTTTGTATGTTTAATAGTCTATATCTTCATAAAAAGACCTTATATAATTCTATTCCTTATATATACAATTACACTGATAAAATTTTAAACATCCCATACACTCACGATTTAAAGTGGTTTGGTTTCGTGTTTATTTCAATTTTATTATTTGGTGTAGGTGCTGTACTACCTGATATTTGTAAACAACCTTGGTTTCCTTTTAAGCACCGAACCTGGACTCATGCTATTTATTTTCCGATTTTTTGTTTTATAATGTCGGTTTATTATCCATTTTTATTTTGGCTTGGTTATTCCTACTTTTTACACCTTGTGTATGACAGTTTCTCTATAGCCGGTGTTTGCTTTTTATATCCATTTAGTAGGTATAAGAGGTATCAAGGTGGTGCTTTTATAAAAAAGGGACACTATGGTCTTTACAGGGTTAATGGCGGACAAAGTAGAAAAGAGAGGTTAAAACAAAAGGGTAGAAGAGGTGTAGACGAAGTCGTGTTTGTCAATATAGTTGGAGGTATTCAAATAATTTTTATATTGATCTATTGTTTTTACATCGCATAAAAATAGAGGTGGTATTTTAACCACCTCTTAGTTTTTTTCTCTAATTATAGAAATCTGCTCTTATTGAGTTTTCTCTTTTTGGTAGGTAATCGTAATCTTTACGCTGACCGTTATTATAAGAGTAGTAATAGTTCTTTAGTGTCGGTTTAAGAGTTTCAATTAATATACTATCAGGTATGTCATCATAAAATGGTGTTACACCTGTTGTGTTAAAATGATGTCTTGTTCCATCTTCTGCTAAAAATCTGTTTTCAGCGTGGTAATAATTTGGCTTTCCATAATCTCCAACAACTGCATAACTTGGAATTTGCATAAGCATTGCTGCTAAGTTGTTATAGAATGTATATCCTAGACAGCTAGCATAGTTATTCCAGTATAAAGTGTATGGTGTTGATGTTTCTTCTCTAAAATTTTTTGACGCTATTGATTTATATGGGTAAACCTTCTTAACATAAACAGAAAAGGCTTGATATTTATCATATCTGTTATTTTTTGTTAAGGCTCCTGATTTTTTAATATCTTCTCTAATGTGGTTTAAGTTACTAATGAAGTCGCCTCTATTATAGTTACCACCTATATAATCATCTAATAGGAAAGATGGTGTAAGGGTAAAGTTGTATTTAGATCCTTCTTTATGGCCCTTTATTTTAAATCCTGTATCTTCAATTATATAATCAAGGGCTGGAGAGATATCTGTGATATCTGAATTTTTAACATCTACAGATTCGCCGCTTTCACTAATACCGTTTACAAACCTTGATAAAACATATCTGTCTAGGTCTTTTTGTGTGTTTATAACAGATGGCTCTTTGAAAGTTGGTAATCCTTTATTTGCATTAGTTTGAACGTTATTATCATTAGAGTTTGGTTTTCTATTATAATCAAGCTCTACAGTATAACCATTGTCTTCTCTATATATTTTTACTTCTTCTTGTTTTTTAGTAGTATTTTCAATAGGTTTGATATTTTCTATTGGTTTTATTTTTTCTTCTTGTTTTGTAGGTTCACTTGATTTGTTCAGTGATATTTTCTGAACATCAGGTAAAGATTTCTTTATCAATCCACCTATAAGAATATTTTCGTTATTTTTTATGAGTTCTTTGTTGAAGTTTGATATGGTCTTATTATTTAGTAGTATCACTCTTGGGTTTGATTCTAATAAGTTTATAGATGATAGAGCATCTGCAAAATTACCACCATATGTTATGAGGTTCGTTTTCTGATCTTTTAATTTTTTATTTATTTCCTCATTTGTTTCATAACGGGATTTACCAGCTAGTCTCATACCACCGTTTTGTATAACAGAACCTTTATCTCCAAAAGTATAAACTACTTTTTTATCTGTGTAATAAGACTTTGCTCCATTTACAAGTTTTAAACCCAAGTTTTCTTTTCTAAGTAGGGGGGAGGATGCTAAAGCGTCAGGATAATTTCTTCCATCAGCAATACCAACTTGTGTGAAACCTTCTAGTGTTTTTTCATTGGTTTCATACCTATCTTTTCCTGCAAACTTGTGTATTGGTATATTTAGGTTTTCTAGTTTTTTGATAAACTCTTGGTTTATTGTTTTTTCCCCACCAATAATAAGTATTTGCTTTGGTTTTATGTTTTCAACCTCTTTTGTTAAATCAACCTTGTTGCTCACTAATATAAGTTTTGAATTTGGATACTTATTGTAAAGATTGACACTACTTAAACTATCTGCAAAGGAAAAACCGTTTGCAAGTATAAGCGTTTCTACTTGTTTATTTTGATAAGTTGCTGTTTTTATAGAGGTTCTTATCCTATCACTACCTTCTATAAGTGTCGGTTCTTTAAGTGCATATACACCTGAACCTGTTGATATTGCTATAATTCCTGATAATATTAGGGTAGAGAATCCTCTTTTATTTGATTTTTTCATAAAAAAATTACCTCTTTAGGTCATTATAACCTAACCTTTCTTTCTCTTTGTTGAAATTATAACATAGAAATATTAAATTGTCAATTCAAGGTCCTGAAAGGAAAAAACCCCAAACCTCAATTTGAGGTAAGGGGTCTGTTTTTAATTGTTTAAGTTTTTGTAGATGTCACGTGTGATCAATCTTTGTCTGATCTTGTGGAACTCATAATCTCTTGATGAAGAATAGTTAATATAGTATTCTACAACAGTAGGGTCAAGTGTTCCTCTTATTGATGATATTGAATATCTGTCAGGATTTGTTACACCTGTTGAGTTAACCTGAACACTTTGATTATCATCATCTATAAATACATTTTCTGCATGGTATCCAGTGCTTGTACCACCAATAGCAGTATAGCTAGGTATCTGCATAAGTAAAGCTGCCATATTTGCATAATATGCATATCCTAGGCAAGATGCACTCTTATGTAGGTATAGAGAGTTTGGTGATGAACTTGAAATTTTAGGGTTTAGATTGTCATCTTTGAAGTAACTCATGTTTAACTTCATATACATGACAGAGTCTATATACTTGTTATAAGTACTCTTGTTTTTATCCAAAGCTCCTGATTTAGCTAAATTTTCCCTAACAAATCTTATATTGTTTAGGAAGTCATCTCTATCGTATACACCGTTAAAGAACATTGTTGGCATTAGAGAGTAGCTAAATTCATTTCCATTTCTACTTGTATAAAGTAGGTAACCTGTATCTTCTATAAGTACCTTAACAAATGTTGATACGTCTCTAAGGTCTGAGTTTTCAAGCTTGACTGTTTCGCCACTTTGACCAATACCCTGTACATATCTAGTTAATATTGCCTTGTCTAGATCGTTTTGTGTTCTTATAGGACCTGCAAAGTCAAAATTGAACTTTTTATTTGATCTTGTCGGCTGACTAGGGCTTGTTTGAGTGTTAGAAGGTACATACTGACCGTTAGATGCGTTTATTATGTCGTCATTTAACTTCTTAAGTAATCCACCTATTACAACATTTTCACCAGATTCTAATAACTTAGTATTGAAGTTTGATATTGTTCTGTTGTTAAGTAGAACGACCTTATTAGAACCGTTTAGTAGGTTTGCTGATGATAGGGCATCTGCATAATTACCACCATAAGTTATTATGTTGTCCTTATTTGAGTCTAGCTTTCTGTTGATTATTTCATTGGTCTCGTATCTATCTCTACCAGCAAGTCTTGTACCATTGCTTGTCTTTACTGTCTGACCAAAAGTGTACACAACCTTTTTGTTTGTTAAATAGTTCTTTGATCCGTTTACAAGCATTAGTCCAAGGTTTTCTTTCTTAAGTAGTGCTGACGCACTAAGTGCATCAGGGTAGTTTCTACCGTCAGCTACACCAACCTGTGAAAATTTCTCTAAAGTTTTTGCATTTGTTTCGTATCTTGAAGAACCAGATATTCTTTCAAATGCTATGTTTTCATTTGCTATGTCTCTTTCCATCTGTGGGTCTAATGTGTCTGTTCCACCTATTAAAAATACCTTCTTTGGTCTCATTGTTGTTAATTGGTGTTGTAAATCTGTATACTTACTTGTAAGAACAAGCTTAGTATTTGGATGTGCATTCATAATGTTTAAACTACTTAAACTGTCTGCAAAGGAATATCCATTTGCTACAACAAGGTTTTCAACTTTATCATTTGACTCAAGAATTGTCATTATAGATGTTTCTATACGTGTTGACCCTTCTATTTTTTTAATTGTACCCATGGCGTTTGAGTCTACACCCACCAATGACAATAGCATAGATGCTATAATTGGTACTATTAATCCTTTTTTGTTTTTGTTTTTGTTTGTATTTATTTTCATAATTATTATCCTTTCTTTTTTAAAATATTGGTGAATAGATTCTTCTATTCCTAAAATATACTCGGCAAATTGAAAATTTGCAATAAAAAAGAAAGACTAGATCTATAAATCTAGTCTTAGTTCTATATTATTGTTTTTTAACTAATTATTTTTTCTCTTTTTGTAGGCAAACATTGCCGTTAAAGAAGTTAATTTAATAGCTTACCATTTGATACAGAATCTTTTTCAACTTCATCTATTAATTCTTCAAGTGTTTTATTGAATGCAAAATCAGTTAAAAATCTAATTTCTTCATCATAATTAAGGGGTAACATATTAGCCATAGTCATAATGTCAGTATCTGGATCTATAGCCTCCATGTGACCCATATGAATTAAGATTGCCATATTAGCTGTTGTGAATGTATTAATAGCTACCTCTCTAGCTACCATACGAAGTAGTATATCTTCTGTATAATCATTTTCTAATATGTCAAGAGCATAGATATTATCTGAAATTTTACTAGGATCTTTTAATTTCTTTTCGAATTCCGTAAAGCTTTGGTCTTCAGATTCGTTTCTTTTATGAAATTCTTCTTCAGTTCCACCACGGGATATATATTTTTCTCTTCTCATATCCTCGCTAGCGTTTATATAATAGATTCTAAATTTTGTATCGGGCATGTTTTTTAGAAGCTCATAAACACCCCTTGGGTCTACTATGTAGTAATCATTTTCTTCTATTTGCTTGGCTGTTGCGAAGTAGTGGTTGCCATTTATATCGGTTGTTGCAACTTTATTTTTGAAAGTTTCAGCTTTTTCTCTTGTTATGAAAATGTGATCAGTATCTTTTTCATTTCTTTTTTCTCTGGTTGTGTAGGACTTCACTAAGCTAAATCCTGCCATTTCAAACTTGTGACCAAAAGTTGATTTACCTGATGCTGTTCTTCCTACTATAAGTGTTTTAATCATATTTTTTACTCCAATTCTATAATATTTTCATATAAACATTCTACATTTTCGGCTATAGGACAATCCATGTGGTAGTGTCCTGTAAACCATTTTTTGAATTTTACGCTTTGGTATACATATTCTAAGAAGTCTGTTAGTTTGTTAGCATATGCTTTTCTAAATAACTTTCTTTCTGCTTTTGCTGTAAAGCAGTGAGTTATTATGTAATCCACTTCGTGTTTGTTGTTTGCTAGGTTTATGAAACCTTCATCTATTTCTTTTTTACTAGGTAGTTCTTCTTTAAACCATGTTCCTCTGCTTTGTTGAAACATCTTATCTATTGACTCAGCACCACCAAAAGTAAAAAATTTCTTTCCGTCAATATTGTAAACTTGACCTCTCATTAGATGTATAATAGATGACGCTAAATATTGGACTTTACCACCCTTCCATTCTCTAACTGGTAGTGTTTTTAATTCATTAAAAAACTCGTGATTCCCATCTATGTAAAGAGTAGTAAAGGGTTGATTATTCAATATGTTTATGAGTTGGCTGTGATATTTTTTTGATAGACCAAAGTCACCAGTTACTATGACATAGTCGTCTTTGGTTAGGTTCTTTAACCTTTTATCGTTTGTTAATCTGTCTATTGAGCTGTGTAAATCACCTGTTAAAAATATCATATAATTATGTTCCTTTCTTTAAAATACCTAATTTAATTATATCATAAATTAGTCCATAAATCAATGATATCCATTAAGTATTTGTAGTTTAAAAAAACAGCACTTAGTTTAATAAGTGCTGTTAATAGGTTATCTGTGTTTTAACTCTAATAGTCTATTTAGTCTGTCTGGTTCAAAGTGTGACTCATGTATTGTTTCTGAGTAAAGTACATATTTGGTATAAATTGGTCTAGATCCATCGTGTTTACTAAGGAGTCCCGTTGGGACATTAGTTATGCTTATAAAATTGTCTTTCATAAATTTTTTCACATCTTTATTGTTTCTGTTTAAGTAGTAAACATTTGGTTCATCTTTTAGCATTTGTTGAATTTTAGGTAGGTGCTCTATACAATCTTTACAACCAAACTTGTAAAATACTATAAGATTGGTCTCTTTCATGTTTATTTTTTTTATATCTGATTGTATTGGTATGTTTTCATTACCTATTTTTAATTGCTCAATAGTTAAGTATTGTGGTTTATCGACACCTCTTAACTGAGCCTTTGACAGTAGGTTATAAGAATATACAAAGAAACAAACACTGACTATCACTATAATCAAGCTTATGATTTGTGGTATGATTTTCTTCTCAGGTGCTAGGTTTGATTCTTTTATTACGATATTTGCAATTACTGATAGTATTGTTATTATTAAAATTATTGTTAAAATAGTCAATATTACCATTTTACTCCCACCTCACTTGTTTTATTTCAGGGAATTTTTCATGGGTTTTATATGTTATAATTTCTTCTTTATTTACATCATACCATTTTTGAAAAATCCCGTCATGACCTTCTTCTTTGTCTATATCCCTATAAAGCATGGCTATTTGCCTTATTTTTAAGGCATCTCCTAAAACCTTGTACCTACCTAGACCATAGTATTTACCTTTTACTTTTATTTGAGCACCGAAAAGTTTTGCATCTAGTGTTTTATAAACACCCTTTGTGATGAACTTTCTATTGTTTTTCTTAATAGGTTTTTGCTTTCTATACTTTGTTTTTAGGTTTTCTAGTAATGTTTTGGTAGATAAGTTATTGTTTTCAGTTATGTAGGCGGTAGAGTCTTTTATAGCTTTTTTAGCCTCTCTTTTTGTTTTAAATCTACCGATATAAACAACACTAGAAAGACTATGATCTGTTTGGTCGCATCTTCTTATGCCTGCTAGAACTTCATAGGATCCGTCGTTTAGTGTAATATAAAATCTCATATTTACCTCTTTTCTATATAAGATGTGATTTTACCTGATTTTAATGTTTCTTTTACATCTATTATTCTTTGGTTTGTAGAACCTGCATAGTGGTAGTTGATATCAGCAAGGTCTTCTTCAAATTTACCGTCAACTAAAACATCTATATGTTTTAATATGGACATTCCAACTTCAGTATTTGCAACATCTTCGTATTTAAAACCTGTATATAACCATATTGTTTTATCAGGAAAATTTTTGTTTATTATTTTTATTATTTTTGATATTTTGTTTATGTTCATAGGGTAAAGTGGATCTCCACCACTTAGGGTGAGACCTGCTATGTGGGGTTTATCTAGTTTATCCATTAATTCTTGTAAGGTATTATCTGTGAATTTAGTACCTAGTGTTGGGTCCCATGTTTCTGGGTTTTGACAATTTTTACAAAAATGCCCACAACCAGCTACCCATAAAACTACACGAAGACCTTCACCATTTAACATATCGTCTGTTGTTATTGTATGATAATTAATTTTAGCCACGTCCTTTCTTTTTTATAATCTTATTATATGTTGTTCTATATTTTCTATTATATCATCATTAAGCCTATCGGTAAAGTTAGTATTGATGGAAATCAAATCTTTAATTATTTCTTGATCATCTACTATATCTTGTATCTTATATGTTATATGCTTTAGTAGGGCACAAGATATTTGACTTAAATCTTGGTTACTTGTTACGATATTTTTTTCTAATAAGTTTTCTACTTCACTTCTGATGTGATATAAGTAGACAATTTCTGTAAGGAATTTCTCATCTGTTTTTATGTATTGTAGAAGTTCACATTTTGTACTGAGTGTTGATTCTATTGTGAAATTTAATTTGTTTAATAGACCGGTTACATTACTCCAAACACGAAATACTAAAAGTTTGTTAAAATCAAAAGAACTTGGATCTATTTTTATATTTTGTATTTTTAAACGGCTGTATATTTCATTGAGTGTTGTATCGTTTTTATTTGTAATTATCATTATTTGGTCTGCAAAATTCACTAAGTACAGTTCGTTTTTTCTAATGTATTCTTTTAATAGCTTTATTGTTTGATATTCAACTATTAAAAGGTTATTAGCTACAGATTTTTTATAATAATTGTTGTGTGCTTTGTAAATTTCTCTACTAACATCTTGACTGTTTGTTTCTGACATTTTAATCTTTTTTATGTTGTTTCCATACTTATTTAAAAAATTTGATTGTTCTTTTGTCAGTTGTGGAATAAATACAATTTTTGTATAAATCATTTTTTATATCCTTTCTTTTTTTTTTTTATTAAAAAAGCCCACCTCATTAAAAGGTGGGTCTTTTATTTGTTAATTGAATAAACTTTTTATAGCGTTTAGTATTCTTTCAAAAACATTTGAGTTTTCTAAAAGTTTTTCACTTTCATTTAATTTTGTGTCTAAGGATTTTATCGTTGACATATCAATTGTTTTGTTCTCAGTCTCTGTAGGTTTAACTTCTACAGGAACGAAGATATCCTCATCTGCTACAATCTCGTTGAATGTTTCATTCAATGAATAACCATTTGGTAGCATTGGGGCTGTTATCTTGTTACCTTTCTTAACCTCTATAATTCTATCACCTATTATTTTTGATCCATTTGTATATGTGAATTTAACATATACGCTATCAGGCATTGTTTTCTCAGGTAGAGGATCTGTTATTTTAGATAAGTCAAGGGGTTTAGTTTTAAGTTCTTCTTTGTTAACCTCTTTATCTTTATTTTGACTTTCTACTTTTTTATCATCTGATGATTTTTCATCTTTCTTTTCATCGTTAGTCTTTGATTCTTTATCTTTTTGAATATTTGTGTCTTTATTTTCTTGTATATCTTTTTTATCTTCAGCCTTGGGTGGTTCGTACTTATCTTTTAGGTTTAGTATTGCACTTCTAGTATATTTTAAGCCCTCTAGTGCATTTGTTATCTGAGGTTCACCCTTATACTGGTTATTATATGCTATAATATCATCTATTGGTTTAACCCTGATAACTTTCATCTCTATTGTATAGTCATTATCTGCGTAAGGGTTTTTAAATGTTTGACCCTTTACAAAATCATAACCATACGGTGCTTCTGGGCGTGTATATTTTTCGTTTTTAAAGTAAACTTTCTTATATTCTGCTACTTTTTCGCCAGTTTTATCATCATTTAGCCTAAAGTTAATAGTCATTTTAACAGTTTTACTAACCTTTGGTTCTTTAGTGTTTGTAGTTTGGTCTTTTTCCTCTTCTTCGATTTTCTTTTCTACTGCTTTTGGGTCTGCTGATTCTAAGGCTTTTAAAACCATGTTTTTCTTGTATTCATAATCTTTTTGTTTATCTCTTTCTTCTAATTTTTCAGCAGCCTCAACTCTTTCTTTTATCTTAGCCTGTCTTGATAGTTCATCTGTTGGTTTGATATCGTCTTTTGTATACCTATCAAGATACATATCCTTTACAAAGTTTTCACCTTCTAACCTAAATCCACTAAATGATTCATCCATGTATGGTAGTTTATATTCTTTAGGGATTGAAGTATCATCAAAGTCAGGGGCATATATGTTTGTGTCTCCTGAGAAGATAAGATCTCCTGTTTTTTTATCGTGAAGTCTAACTAGCCTATTTTTCTTAACTAGTATTCTGATATCAACATCTTCCCCACCATTATTAAGAACTGTTGGCTTATAAAATGTTGTATAGTCTAGTCTATAACCTTGTGGAAGGTTTAGGCTAGTAACTTCAGGTGTATAATTTCTAAAAGACATCGGGTCGATATAAGACATCAAATCTTCTGATTTAACCTCTCTGTTTGTTTCAACATCTATATAGTGCATAGTACAAACATAGTTATATCTGTATTCTTCACCGTATTGGTCTCTTTTGACCCTCTTTATTTGTTTTGCTTTTCTTGTTATCCTAGCGTTGTTTGTTTTATAAATAGGTACGCTATTATCTGCTGGATATTCTTTACTTGCACCGTCTCTAAGGTTATAATCAACTTTTAAGTCCCAATCTTTTATTGAACTTGGTCTGAGTTTTCCTTTAGAATCGTACATTGTAGCTTCAGGTTCAACTACATCATCGTCTGATATTTTCTCTGCAAATGCCGAAATGTTAAATGAGTTAAGTGCTATACCTGAAACTAATAAAAATGCTAATAATTTTTTATTATTCATTTAATTATCTCCTTTTCTTTATATTTTTATGGAAAAATTTATATGTGATCATTTTCTTAATTATAGCACGTATAGGACTTTTTGTAAAGTGAAAAATAAGGGCAGTCTAAAGACCACCCTTATGTTAATTACATAGAAATCCTATCTTTTATCTCTGCCATTTTGGCATCGTTTAGACGAGATTTACCGTTTATTTTACTAAAACTCAAATATCCATTCATTCTTTCGATTTCTATAATGTCATCACTACCGCATTTTGGACAAACATCCATATCTAACTGTTCGTGTCCACACTTATTACAATATGATAGCGATAGGTTTACACCTTCGTAGAAGCCTAATTTCATAGCACGTCTTAGAAGTGTTTTGATGGCTTCTGTATTGTATGAAATTGGATATTTGCAGTACTGGATCTTACCACCATTTGATAAGTTCCAAAATCTCTTTTCCAAGTCTTGTTTTTCTATTGGTGTTATATCTTCACCAACATGACAATGGAAGGAATTTGATACATAATCTCTATCTGAGACATTTTTGATTATACCGAACTCTTTTCTAAATTGCTTTACTTGCTTACCGCAGAGCGATTCGGCAGGAGTACTGTAAATGGCATAAAGTAAGGAATCTTCTTTTTTGAATTTAACGATTTTATCGTTTATGTATTCCAAAGTCTTTAGTGCAAATGACCCATCTGACACTAAAGATTCATTATGTGCAATTTGTTCAAGTTCGTTTAGGGCTGTTATACCGAACGATAATGTAAAACTTTTTATCACAGGTTCTATTTTATCGTTTGGTTTTAGATGACCTTTATAAAATCCACCTTCACAAAAACCTAGAGGGTTAGTTGATGCTCTCATCTCACTTAGGTATTCATAAGTTTTTATGTGAAGTTTTCTGATCATTTCTAAGAAGTAGTCAAGTTCTTCGAAGAAATCTTTACAGTCTCTTTGAGACTTAGCATAAATCATAGGTAAATTTAATGAAATTGCACCTAGATTTGCCCTACCAATGAAAATTGGTTTATCATTTTCATCAGCAGGTTCCATACCACCTCTTTCATAGTAAGGTGATAAGAAAGCTCTACAGCCCATAGGACTGATTACTTTTTTGTATTTTTTATACATTTCAGGGACGTAACCCTCACCAGATAAACTAAGCCAATCCATCATTATGTTTTGAATAATGGCCGACTATATCATGATCCTAATTTTATTTAGGACCCCACCCACTTCCAATCAAGAAATTTCATCTATCATGTACGCTACTCGTTTACTCACAAATAATTTATTTATTTGTTACACTTTTGCTAGTCTGTGAACTTAAGTATTTTATATTTTTTAGAATACCTTTAGCATAGGATTGGATTTGTTATTTACTGGTTATCATAACAAATCTTCCCCTATTAGCCAATTAATTAGATATCAGTTACTATATCTACTATACGCTTAATTGACACCCTATATTTATAGGTTCAAGTGGTTTTTCAAAGTATATTACTATACTAAGCCCCAATCTTCTTAGGGTACATGCTTAGTTTACTACATTCAACGCCTAGGTTAAATAAATCTTCAGATATTTTACCTTCGCCGTGAATTTCTTCATCGTATAAAAATACAAGTTTTGGGAAAAGTACAGGTCTTTTAAAACCTTCTTTACCCTGTCCTTTCATTCTTGTCGTTAAACAAGCTTTTGAAATCATTTTTCCAAATTCAGATGTTTCTAGACCAAAAGTCACTGTAACAAAAGGGTAATCGCCCCTCGATGATCCAACTGTGTTTAGTTTGTATTCTAAACCTTGGAATCCTTGTTCTAGGTCTCTCTGAATTTTAGATTTTGCAAATTCTTTAGCTCTTTCTTGGTAGTAATTTGTTGATAAATCTTCTATCGTTGCTGTGCCTGCAATGTCGAAATATTCTTCTATATACTTATTATATGATTTTTCTAAGTATGGTAGTAAGAATGTATCAATTTCTGGAACAGTATAACCACCGTATTGTTGAGCCGACATTGAGAAAATAACATCTCCTAATACATCAAATGCCACATCAAGTGTTTTAGGTTCGTTGTAATGGATATTACCCATCTCAAAACCACCCTTAAATATTTCTGTAACATTTGCAAGACAACAATTTATTGAATCACGTCTTGCTGACATGTCATGAATGTAGATATAACCTTTTTTGATTGCATCTAATTCATTAACATTTAGGAAAAACTTTTTATAAAGTTCTTTGTTTACTTCTCCATAAATTAGAGATCTTTTTGTAGATACTAATGTTGAGTCTGAATTTGAGTTTTCATTGTCTCCAATATATCTTATATTATGGTCTCTTTTGTAGATTTCATTTAAGATTTCTACTGATTCAGTCTTATAGTTACGAAAGTCCCTATAAGATTTTGCTGTTGGTTTATTGATGTCTTCAAGTGATTTTTCAACAATTCTATGTATGTCGATAACCTTTATTTCATCCTTAAACCTCTCTTTGATGTGTTTTGTTACTATTTTTTCTAGCTGTTTCCAATCGTTATCGTTTAGTGTTTCCATAGCCCTATCGGCAGATTTAGTAACAGCTTTCTTAATAGTATCAAACGAAAACGGTTGAATTGTACCGTCTTTTTTAATAACTTTAATCTTCATTAAAAAACTCCTTTCTGTAAAAATTAGGGGAAGTTTTTTATAACATCCCCTAGTTATATTATACCTCATTTTTGAGTTTATAAGTTAGTTTTTTATAAAATTTTTTTGATTAGATATGGTGTCACATAAGTTTCTTCAAGTAGGTCTCTGAACTCTTCGTTAACCCATTTTTCATCATAACCTAAAGTTATTAATGCTGTTCGTATTGCTTTTAGATATTTTGAATTTCCTTGTTGAGTTTTTGTGATATATATGTCTCTCAATTCTTCATGAAGTTCACATCTATCTATACTATCTATAAACGAATACATTTGATCTTCTCTCATCCTCTTTTGTTCCATTGTTCACACTCCTTTACTTATTCCAAAACTTAATATCCTTTATTTCATCAGGTAAATACTGCTGTTCTACATAATGATTGGGGTAATTATGTGGATATTTATACTCTACACCATGACCTAAATCATAGGCTCCTTTATAGTGAGCATCTTTTAGATGGGCTGGTATGTCATATGATGTTTTCTTACATAGGTCTATGACCTCACTAATGGCTTTGTAAGCCTTGTTATCCTTTTTGGCAAGGGATAACCTAACAACAGCGTTAGAAAGCGGGATTTTGGCTTCTGGTAGCCCTACATGAAGGGCTATGTCTGTGCATGTCTTGGTGAAAATCACAGCGTCTGGGTCTGCAAGGGATATATCTTCTACAGATATAACCAAAAGCCTTCTAACTATAGAGGTTAAGTCCCCACCAACTATGAGTCTACCTAAATAATAAAGTGATGCGTCAACATCTGAACCCCTTATTGATTTTTGAAAGGCTGATAAAAGGTTATAATGTTCATCAGAGTTAAAATCAAAATTATATCTAGGATTTATATTTAGAGTATTTAATGTCTCACTTGTTATATGGTTTGGTTCTATGTTTATAAGAAGTTCTAATATATTAAGTGCTGACCTCATATCACCGCCTGATTTTTGAGCTATTTGTTTATAGACTTCTTTGTCTATAGTTAAGTTTGGGTCAAATCTTTTAGCTGCTTTGTAGATACCCTCTCTTATCTCAAGTTCTGTTAAAGGTTTGAATTCAATAACTGTAGATCTTGATAGTATAGCCTTATAGACTTGGTGATAAGGATTATCTGCTGTTGATGCTATCATTGTTATCTGACCTGTTTCTAAAAAGTCAAGTAAGGCTTGTTGTTGCTTTTTATTAAAGGCTTGTATTTCATCAAGGTAGAGTAATACACCTAAGTCTGTTTGTTCTGATTTTTTAATTATATCTTTAATATCAGATATTGAAGCTGTTGTTGCGTTTAGTTTATAAAACTCTTTATTGGTGTTTTTGGCTAAAATTTCTGCAACTGTTGTCTTTCCTACCCCTGGTGGTCCAAAAAATATTAAATTTGGTATGTTTTGGTTTTCTATGATCTTGTTGATTAATTTATCTTTACCTAAAATATGACCCTGACCAATTACTTGATCAAGGTCACTCGGTCTTATCTTATGTGCGAAATTTTCCATAATTAAAACTCCATTTCAAAACCGTCTTGTTTTTCTTCTGTTTCAACTTCTTTTTCCATTATTTCTTGGGTGTATGTTTTGGTCTTATCATGACCCTTTTCTATACCTTTTTCGTATAATGACTCTTTTTGGTTTTGATAGTCTGGATTTTGACCAATTGAGTATAGTTGGTTCATATACTGACCTATGAAGTCTGCAACTAATCTTCTTTCTTCATCTGGTTCTAAGTTTTCTTCAATTTGACAAATTTCTTCAACCTCATAGGCTTTACATAGTCTATTGAATATTTTCAGAGAAGCGCAAGCTGAATTATGATAGGCTCTTCTTTTCTTGTCTTCGTGTTGAATTTTGTCAATGAGTTCTTGACCCTCATATCTTGCATACCAGATAGGTGAAGACCTAACTTCGTATTTTACATGTTCAAAATACCTATCAAATGTTTTAAAGTTATCTTCTAAAAATTCATAACCTTCGTCTTTATCACCTTCGAAAAAAGGTATGAAGTTTTGTTTTTCCATTGATGTGATAAGGTTTTTAAACCTTTCGTGGTAATTTACCATTTTTTTATTATAGTTTATATCCATATTTTAACTCCTTTTCTTTTTGTTTTTTAAAATAAGTCATAGTATGATTCATAAGCTTTTTTAGTAACCCATAAAAGCCATGGTATATTAGACCTAGTAGTTGAGTGTTTTTTCCTGTAGGTTAATCGACTTTCTAAAATTTTAGCCGATAAGGTTATTATTTTATTATCATCATATTTTAGATTTTTAAACTTATTTAGTTTTAATACCCTTTTTGTCTGTCTTAGTATGGCACAGGCATAGGCATATTCATATTTAGAATTATCAACTTCTCCTGTTGGGTTTAGGTACCTACTAGGATCTATTTCGTTTGTATTATTATTTACTATAAGTATAACTTCATTGGCTTTTGGTATATCTTCTAAGTCTATATGTGATATTTTTACAGACTTGGTTTCTTCTTTTTTCTTTTGAGTCTTTATGAGTCTTTGGAAAACTTCATCTATATTTGTTGTTTTTTCCCTATTTGATAAATCGACTTCATTTCCTGTAAAAGTTACATAATGTTCTAGTAGTATTTCATAATGAGGTTTTTCAGATAGGGATATCTTGTTTTTTATATAGTCGGGGTAGGAATTAAATTCTTCTGGAAGTTCCAATATAAGGTGATATCCAAGACCCGAAAGTGACCTTTCTGCGTACAGATGAGGGACTGATAATAACCACTCTTTGATGTCATCAGGACAGGAAGGCTCTATATCTAAAACACATATTTTATCTATTTCAGACCTTATAAAATAGGCATATTTAGGGTTTTTAAAAGGAAAGCTTGCCACATCCTCTAGTGTTGATAGGCAGGTGTGATCAGGCATATAGGCCCCTTCTACTCTTCCTAAATCTCTAAGTCTTATAAAGTTTATAGGAACTTTGTTTTGGTCTGATATGGTCCATCTTTTATTGTTTTTGATTTTTTGTATAACTTGGTTTTCTAATAAACTCATTTACCTTTTTCCTTTCTCTTTTTTTTTTTTATAAGTAATAATCTCATAATTACGCATAAGTTTTATTCGTGTAAAAATGAGTTTATATTTTTTTCTATAAAGTTGTTGGCTATTTTAGTGTCTTCTGTTAAACCGCCTATTATTTTTAGTTCTTGAATTAGTTTGTTTAGCATGTTTTTATTTCTTATACTAGTAAATAGTGGTTTTATAGTCAGACCTTCTATTGGGTCGTGATCTATATTAAAATATCTGAAGTTACAATTTTTAATTGAACACTGGACATCTTTATTGTTATAATAAATTTTATAGACAAGTTTTATGTCAAATCTATTTAGTTTGACTTCTACTTTTTTGTATAAATTAGGAATAGTTTTTGTTGCAATCAATTCCAAATTATTGTTTTTCATATTCATATAATGTACTGATAAACTAGCGCTTATCTCCTTTCTTTTTGTTGTTTTCTAAAAAATAATAGAGGTGGATTTCCACCTCTATTATGTATATGTTTTTATGATTTTTTATTACTTTGATTAAGTTTAATAAAGGTATGGTTTTTAATTACCATCTGAATTATATGATTTTTCAGTCTTCATATTGACTTTTTGTGTGCAAATATAAAAATTAGTACGGTAGCTTGTCAATATTTTCTTCAACCCTAATTCCTGTTACAGAAGAAAATATGTCGTCTGCCGAATTTGACTCTAGAGTCTTTGGCATAGCCTGAACATTCGGTCTATCTATAGACTTCTTTTCAGTATAGTCTCTAACCTGAATATCGTCTATTTCTATACCTCTTGCTGCTAGAGCCCTCTTTAGGTTAGCATTACTTTCGTAATACTGAACCTTACCCTCAATTAGAATACCCTGCAAAGATATACTCTTATTGTTGAAATTCTTAGGCTTAAATACTCTAAGAATCAGGATTACTTCTATGTCGTTTGCAAGTTCCCCTTCAGGGTTTACAACCTCTCTATATCCGTTAGAGTTTTCTTTCTTTTCTGCTATGAAAGGTAGGAATTTACCTGTTATATCCTTGCTATACCTATAGCTGTTACTAGTAGCTGTTTTATAAAACTTCTGAGCTATATACTGTTCGTTTATGTTGAGATTACCAGGAACTTCAGGTATAATTTCAGCGTCCGATATAGTTATTGTTCCATATGGCTCTGTTTTTTCTATATACCTAGGATTTCTAGCCTTATTGGCATGTTCTCTTCTTAAAAGTTCTTCGCCTTCGAACTTAGACATAACTCTTGAAAAATTAACCTTACCTTTAACTAAGATTATAGAGTTTTCCTGTAATTGTGTTGGTTGTATTTTCTCCATTTAATTCTCCTTTTTGTTTCTACGTTTTTTTTTTGTGTTTATTTTTGATTGCTTCTTGAGTCGTAATTAATCTCATCTGCTAAAGCTGTATGTGTGGTTTATCAATATTACACGAAATATGCTTGTAAGTTATGTTACATTTTTATTGTGTTTTTTTATTGATTCGCTATGTTAAGATACTGAGTCTTACAGCATTTTCCATAATAATACATCAATATGTCGTCACACCTGTTTTCTATTTTTTATTAATTAGAACTCTTAATATATAGTATACCACATTGTAGCAATACTGTCAATAAATTACTTACCTGATGAGCCAAAACCACCAGTTCTACTAGTGGTTGTCTGATCATCATCTGTTGTGAGATATTTTATAAAAATACCCTGAACAACCTTTTCTCCCTTGTTAATTACAACGGCCTTGTTTGATAGGTTTCTAAGTTTGAAGCCTATATTTCCATCATTATCAGGGTTTTCATAGTAGTCTGAATCTATAATCCCTGTTGTGTTGGCAAGGGCTAGGTTCTTTTTCATACCTATGGAACTTCTTATATGAAGCATTAGTAGTTCATCTGATTCCATACAAGCTTTAACATCTGTGAAAATTAAGTCTGATGTTGAATATGGTTCAATCCTTATCTCAACAGGTGTTATGAAATCATATCCAGCAGAATTTTCTGTGGCTCTTGTAGGAAGTATTGAATTTTCGTGCTTTCTAAATTCATCCTTAACTAATTGAAATTTTCTCATCTATTTTTAAGTCCTTTCGTATTTGTTAGCTTTATTTAAAACCACCATCTAAAAATGAGTTTTTAGTGTGTGAGAAATGTGGTGAACTTACTTTTAGAAGTTTTTATAAGTCAGTTTAATGTCAGCACCACCTGTTTCATTTTTTAACTTATAGTGGGGTAGTTCACAAAAACCCCTTATTAAAAAGAAATGTAATTAGTTTTTACCTAATTATTTTATTTTTTTTTTTGTTCATTTAAATCAGGTGGTCCTAAATATACTAAAGTATTTCTTCTTAAAGACGATTAGTGACAAGATTTATTTTAATTTTTTTTTACCGATTAGGTAAAAAGTTATTTCGCTAAAAGTCTCCATTATAATCGGTGCTCGTAGAGCACTAACCGATTCATAATACTAGTAATACCCGATTAAGCTTTAGTAAAAATATAAAAATTATCGATTAGATAAATTTATAAAAAATAATTAAAACCTAATCTTTTTTATCTAGTATATTATAACACGTAACCGTTACAGCGTCAAGCAAATCGTCTTGAGTCATACGCTTTGTTTCTTGGGCTTTGATAATTCTCTCATCTATTGTTTTGTCTGTTATGAGTCTATGTATGTAAGTTGTTTCCTTTTGACCCTGCCTATATAACCTCTTATTTGTCTGTTGATAAAGTTCTAAAGACCAAGGGACGGTATACCAAATAAGGGTTGAGGATCCTTGTTGCAAATTAGTTCCAACCCCACCAGAGGCAGGATGAAGTAACATTATAGGTATTTCTCTTTTATTCCATCTTTTCTCCATTTCTAAACTTTTGTCAAAAACTTCATATTTCATCTTTTTCTTTTTGAAGTAAGATTCAAGCATATCTAAATCGGATTTAAAGTAATAGGCTATTAAGACTGGACCGTTTGTGTTTTCAATAAGGTATTCTGTCATTTCACATTTTAGTGTGTGAACAACTTTATAGTCTTTAGCATCGTTTATATATATTGCACCAGATGCTAATTGTGATAGTTTGCCGGCAAGTACGGCAGCGTTTTTGGCCTCTACTACATTGCCGTCTAGTTCAAGAACATAGTCTTTCATAAAAGTTTTATATAATTTTTCCTCTTTTTCTGACATCTTTAGAATATGGTCTTTTATATAAAGTTCTGGTAATTCAACTTTTACTTCAACAGATACAACAATATCTTTTATCAAATCATGGATTTCTTTATTAGCATTTGGCATTTCTATATATGATATAGGAATACCAGCATTATTTGATATAGATCTAAACCATCTGTTTCTAAAGGTTGTTATGTTTTTTCCTAGTCTCTTTCCTTTATCTAAGATATATATTTGAGACCATAGGTCGTGAAGTCCCTTTGGTGTTGGCGTACCAGATAAAAGTATAGTCCTGTAGATTCTATCTATTACTTTTTCCATGGCTTTAAATCTACTAGATTTATGTGATTTAAATCTTTGGGATTCATCTATTACAACCATAGCAAAAGGCCATTTATCACCGTAAAAGTCTACAAGTTTTGAAAATAACTCAACATTTATAAAGTATATTGTTGGTGTTTTGTTATCTGGTATCGTTTCTAATAGATCTTCACGCTTCTTTTTGGAGAGTTGTTTTCCTTTTTCGTTTACAATCAAGGATTGGTATTTCAAGTCAAAACCCCATTTATCAATTTCTGAAGCCCAAGTATTTTGTGCAACAACCTTTGGTGCGACAATTAAAATGTGATAATTTGGCTTTAAGTGGTTTATTGCAAGCAGTGTTATCAAGGACTTGCCAGCCCCCATGTCTAAAAAGAGGGCTAGCTTTTTTGTTAATATTATTTTATTTACACAATACTTTTGATAGTCATGTGGTGTTATATTAACAGTCATCTTCTTTTAAATCCTTTATTGTTATTTTTCTGTTATGGATCTTAACCTTAACATCGTACTCTATGAGTTCTTTTAATATTGCTACTGCGTCTTCATATGATGTTCCCTTAATGTTAACTACTGCATCTATTTGAACCGGTATCTCAAACTTGTTTATAAACTTTCTTTCAACTGATTTTACTGCGATTTTAATAAGTTCGTAAAATTCTACTAAGTTTTTAAAACAGCCCACCATTGGTGTTAACTCAATACCATCTTCCATTTTTGATTCCAAAAATTTATCAAGGTTTTTCCAAAAAGATTCTTTGAAGACATCGTACTGTTCTTCATTTTCCTTAATTGAAGAAAGTCTATTATATGTTTTCATATCACAATGATGGGCTATTTCAATGAACCTATCTATGACCTCATCTAAACATTCTTTTCTATGAGGTATGCAGTAAGAGTCTAAGTTAAACTTATCAAGGTTTTCTAAGTTTATTTCATATAAACTTTCTTTATCACCCTCTCTTGTTACTATTTTAGATTTGATCATATCCAAAGTTACTTCTATTAGGGTGAATGTGTTTTTAGAATTAGATATGGATTCACATATCCTACCGTCACATTTATTTTCTGGCTGTTCTATTACTATATTTTTGATGAAATTTTCTATATCATCATCTAGGTCTTGTGGTATTTCTAGATATCCAAAATACGGTTTGTCAGATTCAGAACCCAATACTTCATATACAGTCTTGCTATTTACTAAGAATTTAGTAAGATTTTCAAGTTTTTCTGTTGCTAAATCGTATATGGCTATAGTTGAAGTATCCTGGATCACTTTTAATTTTTTATAATTTTTTAAATCTATACCTGAATATTTATTCAAAAAATACACAATTTCAAGTATAGAGTCTGGTTCTGGAGTTTCTATTTTTAGAAATTTCTTTTCTATCCTTGTTTTTTCTTCTGTCATTTTTTAACACCTTTCTTAATTATTTCTTTTATAAACTCATTTACATCTTCTTTACTGTCTATGAGATAGTATTTACAACCAACATTTTTTATTTTTTTCATTACTAATTTTTGTTGGGCTGATTGTGTTTTACCTGGTGCTTTGAGTTCTACATAGTATGTTACACCACCATATAGGGCTATTTGATCGGGAACACCTCTTTGTGATGGCGATATGAACTTAAATGTGAGTATGTTATGAAGTTTACATTGGTCTTTGAAGTACGTTTCTATTATGTTTTCAGCTTTACCCATTTATAATAAATCTCCTATATCCATACTTTCAAAATCTTTGATTATGTCTATACTTGGATAATACATTTTCTTCTTTTTTGATTCATGAGTAAAATTTATCCATGATTTTCTATCTTCTTCAATATAAGATTTAAGCTCTTTTATGGTATCCTTATGTATATTTTTAAATTCATACAGGTTATTATTAATAATATCTGTTACAGATACATTTATATCTCCAGTATTTTCATTATTTTTTAGTAGGTTTACTATAGAAAGGGCTGTGTTATTAGACATAGTCATATTCTTAGTTTTAGCTATACCCTTACCTTCAAATATCAGAGGTCTATTAAAGACTTTAAGCTTTTCTATGAGCATAGGTGTTGTTATTTCATTTAAGACAAAAGTTTCTTTGTTTGAGTTTTTAACTTTTATGTCTTTAGGTTTAAACCTATTAACTTCTATGATCTTTTGCCTTTCTTCTTCCATATTAGGGTTTTTCCAAGATTTTATATATCTAGATTCTAAAATCGTAGTATATTTGTCTAAGTCTAAATTGTCTATTATAAAATCAAGCCTTTCATCAGATAGATAATGAAGATCTTTATTTTCTATTAGGCAATGCCAATTATTTTCTAAGTCTGTTATCTTTTTGATAGCTGCCTCTTTGTCCATTGGTATCTGACTTATGGATAAACCTTTATGTTCTAATATTTTCAAGGCAATAGGGTTATGGTCTTGAGCTTTATCTCCAGCTTTAGCCCTTTTTTTTCTTGTTGCAGGTGTTATAGCTTTTGCCGTTGCAGATTGTAAAAACAAAGTATTCTTTACTGTGTCTTTTACTAAGAAAGCCCTATTAATATCTTGCAAATAAACTATTTCATTAGTTTTTGGGTCTGTTCCAAAAGTATATGTATCAGAGGATTTATTAGAGGCTACTATTGATTGCATCATTATAAGATATTTAACCTTATCAAATTCACCTCTTGCTCTTTTAAATATAGATTTTGCAAGTTCTTTATCAAAATTTTGGTATGAGTTTCTATTTGGGTTTTTAGCTACTTCAAATAGGTATTCAGCTAGAGCCCAGTGCATACTGGCTGGACCAACTAACTGTTTTGTTGGGTTTGGTCCCTTTGCAGCAGTAAGTGCTGAACCTGAATTTCCTATTATTTTCTTAGGTTTTTTATCTTCATCAACAGCGACTTCCATCCTGTTATTTGAATCTTTAGTTATAAGATACATAAGTTCTGGATCTATCTTTATATGAATCTTTTCTGATTCTTTTTTAAGTAGTTTTTTACTAAGTGTCTCTTCTAAAACTGTGTATAGACCATCTGTGTTTGTCGATGGTATGATGGCACCATGAAGGGCTTGTGCCTGACCAACCATATATGTAAATAACTGACCTATAATACGCATAGATATTATGGTGTTAGATATTAGTATATTGTTATCACTTATGGCGTTAGCTACACCTGTTGCTGAGTTTAGTATTAACTTAACTCCTTCTCTTTGTATACCATATTCTATACGTTCTTTTTCTGAAATATTAGGGTCTTTTTGTTTTTTACCTAAAGTTTCTTTATCGTCATAAAAACTACCATACCTATCATAACCAAGCTTATCATTCCAAAAGGCTTTTAAGTTTCTAAGTAGGTTAGGATAATAAGATGAGAAATCCTGATGGATACTTAACCAATAAGACACATATTTATATTTTTCATTAAGTTTTAACTGTTCTGCTGTGCTTAGCAGTGTTGGCTCTTTTATCTCAGTCCAATGGTAGTTTTTATCGTCTTTAGTCGGTTTTTTGATATATAATTCTTTTTTAACGTATTTACCCTTGTACTTATATAAACCAGATTTAAAAAATTCTTGAGGTGAATTAAAATCTTTTCTTATTTGGTATAGGGTTTCTAACTTTTCTAGGTATATTTTAAAATCCAAATCCAAGAGTTCTTTATTATATTCTGCTCCATGTATACCACCTATTGAGAATAAAACATAGGCACTGGTTGGGTTTCCGTCTTTATCAAAATATGGTATTAGGGTATTTCCTCTTGGTATTCTTGTTATATCTTCTGCACCAATTTCAATTTGCTGACCGGTTTCTTCATCTATTGCTGTTTCTACACCATACACATTGATATGATGTTGTGAGAAGTTAAAGTTTTTACCCTCTATTGCCTTATAGTATTTATATATTGGGTCGAATTTTTTTCTAAGTTCTTCTTGTGGGAAATTTTCATAGAAAAATTTCTTAACCTCTTCTAAGACATTAATTTGCTTAACACCCATTTCTTTAGCTATATCAGCGTGTGGGTACATATAGGATACAACTTCTATATCGGTTAGATGGTGGTAAGGTGCTATACAAAATGTAGCAAATTTTGCAGATGTTGAGGATGGTATGAGCCTGTTTTTTCTAACTGATTCTTGTCTTATATCAGGTTTATAAGTGTCGTCTAACTCATTGTATATGAGTTCAGGGAATCTTTGTAGCAGACCTCTTTTTAAGTCAAATTTATTTTTATATATTGGGTGATAAAAAACATCTTTTAAGCTTACAATATCGTTTATGTTGTAAGATATTAATTCCTTAAATTCTTCAAAGTTGGTAATTATAACATCATCACCCTTTAATTTATCAGATTCTTTTATCTGAAGACCTAGCATCCCCATAACTCTTTTTAAGGTCATACTTATGGTATCTGTTAAGTTTGCAACATCGACGTGCCTACCTGTTAAAATCATATTATTTCGTATTTTATTTGGTTTGTTTCTAAAATTTGATTTTGAACCATTTCTTTTTTTACTAAGAAGTTCGTCGTGATTATACATAAGGTAGGATGGCATATAGGACTTGAAGTCTTCTGTAAAGAGCATGTCTGACGACTCTCTCATAGACTTAGCTGTTGTTTTTTCAAACTTACCATCAGGCCCCGTAAAGGCATTATAAAAATATACAGCTAGCATAGTTGTATCATAATTATGGGAGTTATACCCCATAAAATACGGATCTTTGGTTGAGTCATAATCATCATCAGTGTCGCATTTTATCCTATACTTATTATCAAAAGAGTCCTTTATCTTTTTGTTATTTACAAGATCGCTGTCTGATAGACCGAATGTTTTAGCTAAGTGAACATTTGCATGTTCTTCTTTTAAATTGTAATAATTAACTGTACCGTTAAAGTTAACATTTACTTCTTTTATATGACCAGTTATTTTATCTTGATAGTTTGGTTCTAAAATATCTTCTTCATTATCTATTAAGAAGTAAACATCAATTTCATTTTCCTTTTCTTTGAAATTAGCCAACGAAAATACGTTGGCTAATGATTCTATATCGTAAAAATTAATACTATCTTTCACATCTTTACCTCTCTTTCTATGTATATCTTCTAAGTCCCCTATAAGAGTCTTTTAATTTTGGTCTTGCGAGTTTATTTGTATCTGAACCCCTATAATTTGGATTTTTCCAATCGTGTAGGTCATATTCTATAATTAATGGTTCAGGTCTATCCATTTTGTTGGCTGATTTTATCTTTTCACTCTTATCATTACAGTAAAAAACTTCTGATTTATTAACTAGAGGTATTAAGTCTTTTACAAAAACCTGTCTTGATACGATAGAACCTGTCGGTGAATACTTATTATACCAAGCCTTATATAAATCATATAAGAAGGTAAATGGTATTAAGTCCCAAACTAATTCCTCTTCCATTTCATTGTAGAAAGTTCTGATAGGGTCATTAAACTCCTTATATTCATTAAGAGCTTCTTCACAAAATGCTGGTGTTGATAACTCCCAAAAATTTGTGTTAAGTACTTTATAAAGTACATATTCTAAAACTTCTTTCCTATGTAGATAGTCACTTTTTATATATCTTCTTTCAATACCTGTAAATTGTTTATTCATAGGTATGAATAACTGTCTTCTGTAAAAAGAGTCTGACTTATCTTTTATTTTAGGATATCCGTTAAGACATTGAACCATAAAACCAAAGTGTTGATATGTTATTGGTTTTTTATGTTTTCTATTTATAGAAATTGGGTCATTAGTAATTACAGCCTTCATATTAGCAGACTTGTCTATATATTCACCTACATCATTTTCATCAGTTATAATTGCTGATGCTGATAGTAAAGGTTCTAGTAAAAACTCTTTTGAGAAATTGGACATAGGCATAGACACACAAGCAGACTCTCCACATAAATTACGCATAAGCGTACATAGGGTTCCCTTACCGTTATTTCCTACTTCTGAGTATAAAAAGGCAGCCTTGTTCCACCTGACATGAGGCCTTATTATGGCTGATAGTATTTCCCATAGTGTATTAACTACATCAGGATCATCTGATAGTTCATCCATCCATGAGTCTACGTCCCAGTCTGTATCGTCGTCGTCATTATGTATATTTATGTTTTTAGCATTAGGGTTATAATTTACACCAGACTTAGTAAGAAATACTACATCAGGTGTGAATGGTAAAAGTTCTTTTTTATTATAATCGAAGATTCCGTTATTAACGGCTATCATATTAGGGTCTGAACATCTGTTAGTTCTAGGTAATAATGACCTCATTGCTATCATTATTTCCTTAAAGTCCTTATCTGTTAATGAATAATTGTACTTTCTTGCTAAAATACGCAAATATTCTTCATCTGTTATATAGATGCCCTTATTAGGTCCTTCTTCTTGATATATACCTATGAGGTCATAATCAGATGTTTTACTACCCTCACAACAATTTATCTTCTTAATTGGATGAGCTACACACATAAGTTCTGCTATTTGTGTATGATTTAAAGCTTTCGGTATTTGAAGCTTATTCTCTTTTTCTCTCATTGTATTTTCGATCATGAATGCTGAACTTAATTTATCTAATAACTCCTTTTCTATAATTTCAGGAGTCGGTATATTGTTTTTATCTAAATTATCTATATAGTCTTTAGTTAAGCATCTTAGTAATTCATTTTTAGTTGCCCCTGAAACCATAGTATCTTCCTTTCTTCATAAATTTTCCTTGGACTTCTATTATATACCAATTTTGATGATATGGACAAGTCCCAAATAATAAAAAAAATATTAGTAATATTGTTCGTATATTGTAACTGATGGACCCTCGGTGTGGAAACACCCTTTAAAATTTTTATATTATATTCTCATTTAGTTCACTTTAATATATAATTTTTTTTAATTCAAATCATGACCCATTTTTGGTACCACGTTCTCATTTAAAGCGTGGTACCAGTTTTTTACCAAAATCACTAGACCTCTGTTATATCAACGAGGTACCACGGTTCCACGCTTTTTTAAAAGCGTGGTACTTTTTATATGATTTCTGTCCAGAATATTCAGACAAAATGAACATTAAAGAAATAGTCTATAAAAAATATTCGTAAAAAAAATATAAAAATTCATCACAATATCCGGTCTGATTTAATGATAATTTTTATATAAATATGGGGCGATTTAGTTAAATTATTAACATACTTTTTACAAACTAATTGATAACAATTCACAATAAGAGTTAAAATATGGACCAAATCTTTAAATTTTTTCGAAAAATATTTAATTCTAAATTTTCAGAATTGTTTGTGTGGTACTTTTTTAAAAGCGTGGACCAATTGGAATTAAAAGCGTTGACGGGTATTAAATTGTGTATGGTACCACAGGTACCACGCTTTATAAAAAGTGTGGAACCACCTCAATATATTGGAAATACTGAAGTGTAATGGTATGGTACCAGAAGTACCACACTTTTTTAAAATATTATATAGAGATATTTTATGTTAATACAATAACATATAACCCACCCCTATTTTTTGTGTATTTTTTTAGGGGGATAAGGGGCCCATAATCGTAAGGTTAAAATTCGTAAATTTGCATTTCTACTATATTATAAATTGTGACCAAAAGCGTGGTACTTGTGGTACCTCATTTGCGATTTGGTCCTATTTAAATATGATAATCTCTTTTACTTGAAAAAAATGATAATTTTTTTCTATAAAAAAAATAGTGAACGGTATTCGTTCACTAATATTTACCTAGGTTATCCCACCTTAGTGGGACTAGTTTTATTCTAAATAAACATAGACAACCGATAGGTTGTAAGAGAAAATAACTTGCTATATTTTAAAATAAGTCTTGATTTAATAGCCTTTTCATGCTATAATATGGTTGTGATAATAATAGAAAGGTGGTACCTGATGAATAGATTATTGAAAACTTTTTTTGACCGTAGGTCATATACGGATGAATTTTTAAGAAACTTAGATAGTAAAATAGAGGGAGAGCTCTTAGATACAGATAAGGCTTGTGCTCTTCTTAAAGAAGCTCATGATAAGCAGGAAAGGGTTGTTATATTACCCGATTTTGATATGGATGGTATAATGGCTGGAACTTTAGGGTTTGCCGGTCTTAGTGAGTTAGGTTTTAACTGTTCTCTTTTCTTACCTAGTACAAACGAAGGTTATGGTTTTAAGATGAACTCTATAGATAGACTCTTATCCACTTACCCTGACACAAAATATATATTGACTTGTGATGTTGGTGTGACATGTTATGAAGGTGTTGGTTATGCTAAAGATTTAGGAATAACTGTTATAGTGACAGATCATCACAAGGAAAAAGAAGGTAGAAAAATAAATGCTGATGCTCATGTTAACCCTATGCGTTTAGATGAAACATACCCTCTAAAAACTATATGTGGCGCTTATGTTTTATGGCGTGTTTTAAGTTACTATGCTAAGACTTATTGTGATGTGACAGTTAGTGATCAGATTGAAAGATTAAAGGTCTTTGCTGGTATAGGTACTATTAGTGATACTATGACACTACATAATGACAATAGGCAGGTTGTTAGTGATTCGGTTTCTATATCTAAACTTCTTTTTTCTACAGACAATAGGTGGTTTTTAGACGCTTTAGATGGTTCCCCTCAATATAAATCGGCTTTTGAAGGGTTGTTCAATGTTTTAGAATCTTTTTACAATAAGGATAAAATCATAAGTGATGATGATATAAACGAAGGATTTTATGGTTTTTATTTAGCTCCGACTTTTAACTCTGTAAAAAGATTGGAAAGTTCTATACTAGACGCTTTTGGTGTTTTCTTTGACTCTGATAGATCCTTAAATTATATTGATAATTTGCATGATTTAAACGAAAAGAGAAAGGTTCTAGTTGATAACTATTATGAACATTTATTGACGTCAGACCAGCCATACGCACCTTATGTTTATGTATCTGATGCTCCACTAGGTATTTGTGGTCTTTTGGCAACCAAACTTATGAAAGTTAGTGGTATGCCAACCATAGTTTTAAATAGTGATGAATATAGGGGTTCAGGTCGTGGACCTAGTTGGATTAAACTAAATACTATTTTAACTGATGGTGGTTTTGATGTTTCTGGTCATGAAGGTGCTTTTGGTATATCTGTTAAGAGCGATGTTGAAATTATGTCTTTATTTGCCTTTATATCTAAGATTATAGATGAGTATTCAAATGTAATACTTGAGGCTGAAACAAATATTGATTACGATATTTGTATATCTGATTATGACGATGGAGATGTTGGGTTTAATATACCTCTTCTTTCAGAATTTATTTATGAACTTAAATCTTACAGACCTTTTGGTCAGGGATTTATGAAACCAACTATTAAATTAAAGTTTAAACCTGATGATGCGACTGTTCTTTTGATGGGTAATGATAAAAAACATATTAAGTTTTTATTACCTCATGGTTTTTGTGCTATTGTTTGGGGTGGCGGTTTGATAAAAGATGAACTATTATCAAAGGATATGATAGAGTTATATGGTGATTTGACTATAAATAAATTTATGGATACGAGAACTGTAACATTTACTTCATCCCTTTAATATGTTTTTAAACCTCTCAGAGCCATTCTGAGGGGTTTTATATTTATTTTTGATTAATTATATAACAAGACCTTTTAAATGGTCTTAAAATCGATTCTATGGCTTGAGAGGTGGTATTTTGATTTTTAATTTTCTAAAAAATGAGAAATCGTGGTTTCCATGGGTTGTTTATTATTGTTTGTTTTCAATAGGGTGTTATGTATTTTTATATACTCTTGGTTTTGATACAACTAATTATAATGTCATACATGCTACCACACTTTTTATCAATTTACTTTTTTTATATTTATTGCTTGAATATTTTTATTGGAATGATTTGAAAAATTCTTTTAAGGTGAAAATTAATTTAAAAATTATTTCTAAGGTTTTTACTTTTGCTATTTTAGGCGTTGTTATTTATCTATCCTCTGCACTTCTTTACGATAGGTTTGTTTTGTATTTTGATATAAAAACTCTTGATAGTGCTATGACACCATCTTTAAAACCTCTTTATTTGATTTTGTCTTTAGTTGTTGCACCTATTTTTGAAGAAGTTTTTTGTAGGGGTCCTTTTTACGACTCAGCCAAGGAGAACTTAAATGAAGTTTATGCTGTAATTTTTTCAACATTTGTTTTTATAATACTACATATGACTTTATATCATTTTATTGTTGGATTTTTCATAGGTTTATATCTTGGTTATCTAAAATATCATACAGGCGGTTTAGCTCTTCCGATAATAACACATATTGCAATAAACGGTTTTAACATACTTTCGATGTATTTAATACGCTATGTGAAAGTTTCTCCTGATGTATTTTCTGAAGCTGTTTTTATGGTTTCACTGGCTTTTTTATTTATTTTTCACTTTTTAGCTTTCAGCAATTATTTTAGGAAAAAATAAAAAGAAAACCCTCGTATTACACGAGGGCTATTTTTTTTCTTTATTTTGTAATTAGATCTTTTAATATATTTATTGGTACATATTTTTCTCCACCTATAGCTGTTATAGTTTCTAACATTTTGTCTTTTATATACTTCTTAACACCTATATTTGAGTTCTTGTTTGTTGATACCAGTAGGGTTGGTTTGTTATACTTGCCTGAAATTGGTGATATAACTAGGGCGTCTGCAAATTCTATTCCTGATGCAATAAAAGCATCTTTCGAATCTTTAAACTTTGAGTTAGCAATAGCTACTGATGTTTCATACCTATTCTTACCAGCCATTCTCTCAATAACTTTTGGTAGTTGGGTCTCTACTGACTTTTCTATAGTATTTAGTCCACCAGCTATATATGTCTTTGTTATATCTAAATCCTTTATAACAAGTTTAATTCTATCTGGTATAGAATCTTTCTTAACAAGTAAGATTGGGTAAGAGTCTCTTGATGCAAATGTTCCTACTGCTAATGCGTCTGGGAATACTTGACCAGAGGCAACCACACCAGTATTTTTCTTACCTGTTATGTCCGTTACTCTTCTTGCTACCATCTCAGATGTACCGTATCTGTCGCTACCTGCTATTCTTTCAACATCTTTGTCTTCATCATAAACTTTTAGCTGATCTCTTACATTTTCTGATACAGAGTCTGGTCCACCCACTATAATAATTTCTTTTGTACCTAATCTTTTTATTTCTTCACCAACTCTAGGATCTAACGATTTTGCCCAGTTTAGCAAAATCGGTGCATCTTTTATCTTAGCTAAAACAGATGCTGTCATTGAGTCTGGGAATAGGTCATGTCTAACTACTATTACTGTGTTAGCTCTATTGTAGAATTTCTTTGATATTTTTATAGCTGTGTCTACCCTATCCTTACCTTCTATTCTATCAGGCTTTATTGGGTTAGATTCATCTGAATTGTTTGGTCTATCTGGTTTATTCTTAGATGGTGTTGAGCTTGAATTGTTAGGTTTTTGATCTTTATCGACTGTGAATGTATATGTAATCATATTAGGCTTATCTTTAGGTGTTTTTAGATCTCTACCGTCGTTGGATTGTTTAGCAACAAGGGTAATGTATCTTCTGTAATAAGCTCTTTTGGCCTTTGATAGACGACTAGTATCATTTGTGTTATAATAATCGTCTGTTGATAAAGGTTGGTTATTGTTTGTTTCTACGCTTGCTTCACTTGCTGGAGATGGAACCCCTGGCATTATATAATTGGCGAAATCAAAATAACCACCTGCTGTACACTTCATTGTTAAGTCTGTGTCTCTTTGTATGTCTGATTTAATCTTTAGACCTGATATTGACACCTTTACCTTGCTTGTGTCTATTTTTCTTATTTGTTCAACAAATGTAGTATATGGTATAGATTTATTCCTTAGTTCTTTTTTCATTCTTACTTCAACAAGAAGTCTATTTATTCCATTATCTGTTCTAACCGATGTTTTTATATCAAATCCTTCTAATCCACTTAAAGTAGCTCTAGCATTAGATCCATCTAGTCCCTTTGGAAGTTTTAGTGTATATACTATCTGAGAGTCATATAAAGCATCTGCATTCTTTAAATATTTTTCTATACCATATGGCCAGTCATCTCTATTGACACTTAGAACATAACCTAGGATTAACCTCTTAAACCAAGGTGCACTTACTGAGAAATCAAGCTTTACTTCATCACCTACTTTGTAATGACCCTTCTTAGATGAATCTGAAGAGTTTGTTTCTTTTATATCGCCAAGAACTTGTAGTAGTTGAGGGTTCTTGATTTCTTCCTGCGTTAGAACCTCACTCTCTGTTAATTTAAATGGGTTTACACTGTCAGGTATTTTATCCTCAGCCTTTGTGTTTGTAGATTGAAATAGATACGTCTCAGAATCTCTACCAGCTAAAAGGCTGAATCTGTAGAATGTATCATCTGTAAACCAGCTATTAGCACCCATCATATTTAAGCCTGATTTGCTGTTTGTAATGCCCACATTGGGATACATCTTTTTAGGATCTTCGTTACCAAAATCTAATGCACTTATAGCTGTTTGATTAGGCTTTAAAACATACTTAGGAAACACACCTATAGCGTTTGTTATGTATTCATTCTTTGCTAAAGGTCTATTTTCTAATGTGTCTTCCTTTTCACCCAATGGACTAGACCATGGTGTTGGTGGTGGTATGTTTACATTAACCTTTGAAGCTTTAGCTTCTTCTAAGTCACTCCAGTAAGTGTCATTTATGACCTTACTTGGACTCACATACGATTCTTGATTGTTAGAATCCACTTGTATAAGACTCGTTAACAGATCTTCTTGTGCATACGAAGGATTCACACTTGATAACAAGTTTAAACTTAATATCGTAGCACCAGAAATACTCAGAGTCTTTCTAAATAGATTGTTCATAAGTTTATAATCTCCTTTTTGTTTAATTTATATTTCGTATTACTCTCGGACGCTATGCGTCCATATTGTATAATATATTGCTTGTAAATATAGACTTATTGTGTTATAATAGTTAATAATATTATAAAAAAAAAAAGGTGGTGATTTTGTTTTGATTTCAAAATTTATAAAAAAAGGTGGTTATTTAAGTCCTATTATAGTACCTTTTTATGTTTTTTCATTTTTTCTATATTTTAGTCTTTATTTATTGGGTTTTAATGTTAAAGACAACACTTTGGTCTATTTAATTACGATTTGTTCGGATTTATTATTTTTGTTTTTAATATGCAAATATTCCCATAAAGACTATGTTTTAAAGATTTTTAAGGATAAATTTAAGTATTCAGATATATTCTATATTCTCTTAGGTTTACCTTTGTCATTTTTTTCAAGTTGTTTATACCAAAATATTGTTAAACACTTTGGTATAACAAATGTTGCTAGCCCAATGACACCAAATTTTAATATAGCGTATGTAATTTTGGCAATCCTCATAGCCCCAATATTTGAGGAATTTTTATGCAGGGGTTATGTATACGACTCTAAGATTGGTAAACTTAGTCCTTTTGTTGGTATAACCTTATCGACTTTTGTATTTATGGCTATGCACATGACGATTTATCACTTAGTCGTTGGCTTTTTCCTAGGTATATATCTTGGTTACTTAAGATATAGGACAGATAATTTAAGACTGCCGATATTAACACATATGACGATTAACATACTATCACTTGTTATTATGTATAATTATAGTTATTTTATTAAGTTTTATCAGTATTTTGATGTAATATCCATATGTCTTTTACCTTTTATAGTTTTGGTAATTTATTTTAAACTTAATCTTGAGTTTTTCAAACAATTAAAGAAATAAAAAAAAAAAAGAGGGTGGTAATTAAACCATCCTCTTTTGAGTGTTGTTAGTTTGTAAATATATCTACAGCGTATAAGTTTTTATCACTATCCTGATAAATACCAATGTTGTGCTTTGTATAGTTATTGTTTGTCATATTTACTCTATGGCCATAACTTTCATACCATAACTTAGCAAGTTGCTTAGCTATTTCATCTACTGATATAGCTTCATAGTATTCGTATGGCGTTTTTATAATATTTTCTGCACATCTGCTGTAGTTAGATGTAGTATTGTTTATTGCTGTGTTAAAATCACTACCATCAGGTCTAGTGTGGTCAAACTTAACAGCTATTTCTTTTGCTCTAATGTTTACAGCACTTAAAAGTGACTGATCAATAGTTAATGGATTTGCTGAGTTTGCTATTCTATATTGATTAACATATCCATTGAACTGTTCTCTTATTTCACTTATACGTTCTTCTGATAGATTTTTGTTCCATTCGTATTCAAATTCCCATTCACTAGTAAATTCAAATTCACCATTTCTATCTAACATAGCTTTTTGAGGATTTACAACCCAACGTTTAAATGTCCAAGTACCCTTTTCAGTCTTTACAACCTTCTTTTCAGGGTCTGGTACTGTCACCCAGTCACCTTCTTTTACAATCATGTTTTGATTGAATTGGCTTGTTACTTCTGTTGGTACTATTTTACCTCCAGCAGCCATGTATTCCTGTGCCCTTATAGTAACCTTTATATCTTTTCTTGCAGGCTGAGGTACTGGAACTTCGTTTTTCACGAATTCCCAAGTGTATTCATATACTATTTCAGAACTTGATTCTGACTTTGTATATGACTTATAAACCCATTTACCACCATCTACATCAATCCTGTATGCTGATGGTTCATGTGATGGTAGAGTCTTTGAAGTATCAAAACCTGTGATGTTTATAGGTAATACAGCCTTTATGTCGTTTATATCTTTTGTAGACATACCACTAGTATTTTTAATTCTATAAACTAGATTTTTCTTAATTGCAGGTGTTGGAACTGGTTTCTTATCGTCTTTCTTTGGATCAGTTTTCTTATCCTCTACCTTCTTATCTTTGTTAGGATCAACCTTTTTATCATCTTTCTTATCTTCTACCTTCTTGTCATCTGTTTTAGGTTCAGGTATGTTTTTATTGTTGACATCTCTATATGGCAGGACTGACTTTAATATATCGTCTGTCACGATCCCACCTAACCTGTAGAAGTATGGAACATCTTTCAAGTGTGCCTTCATATCCTCGTTTTTGTAGCTTACAAGGGCTATTGACATGTTAGGTACAGCCTTTATTAAGTTGGCAGCTGCTAGAGCGTCAGGGTAGTTTCTACCAGATACCAATAAGGCTGTGTTTATTCCCTTTAGCTGACTATTAATTGCGATGTTTGTTTTGTATCTATCTTGACCAGCAAGCCTCATACCGCCAGACTGCTTAACAGTTTCACCAAATGTGTATGCTACTGTTCTAACTTCTGTGTATGGTTTTGCACCATTAACTAACTTTAAACCATAACCCTTCTGCTTTAGTAGTGGTGCAGCTGCTAATGCGTCAGGATAGTTTCTTCCATCTGCAACACCTACTGTGTCATAACCAAAATGCTTAAGAGTCATTTCGTTAGTTTCGTATCTATCGTAACCATCAAAGACAGTAACGTTAGGTGTTAGTTTCTTTAAGTTATCCATAACTCTTTGGTGTACCCTACCACCTACAACGTAGATTTTATCAAAACCTGACGCTTTGTAGTAGTTGTATACATCTGTGTAGTCATCTACTAAGATGAACTTACCGTCCACCTTATTTAGAACATTCATTGCTGATAGTGCATCAGGGAATGAGTAGCCGTTAGTTACTACTAGTGTTTTTCCTGATAAGTAGTTAGCCGCCATCTGTGATGTTGCTACTCTATCCTTACCTATTACGTTTGTTATGTTGTTACCATTTATGGTATTTGATCCAGCAAGTGCTGGTGTAACGCTAGTGACTAGCATGGCTAGTCCAAGTATCATTGATTTTAATTTTGTATTTTTCATAATTAATTATCCTTTCTTTATTTTTAAAAATGTCTAATTGAAACTTTGCAAGCTATAGCTTGCCAAATAAATAAGGTGAATAATAATATCAAATTAATATAGTGTTTATCTTTTTAAAAAAGATTTTCTATATCGTCATATGATTCAATAAATTCTATGGTTTTCTCATTTGTTTCATACCTATCTTTTCCTGAAATTCTAATAACATCTTGGAAGTGATTTGTTATGTCATGTAGGAGGCTATCATTTATTGTATTCGGACCGCCGATTATGATAGCGTTTTTTGAATACTTATTTTTAACCTCTTTAGGAAGCTCAAGATGATTATTTATAAGTATAACATTATAATCATATTTGTTTGCAATATTATATGCCGATAGTGTATCAGATGAACTATTTATATTCGCTATTATGATATTTGATTTAGGACTAATTCTATTTGCATTTACTTTCATGATAGGTATGGTTAAAATTCCAGTCAAACTGACTATACTAAAACCATAAGCAACTTTTTTAAAATTTAACACATTTACTCACCTCTTTTCTGTGTGCAATTCTTACTCTTATATTTTATCATTTATATTTTCTTTTTACAAGGTATTTATGTTTGCGATTATTCTCTTTTTTATCTCATTTTTCGTTTTAAAATTTTTTATTTTTTTAGAAAAATATCATTTTTATCGGGTTTTAGTTTTATAGAATTTTAACCTAAAAAAGACATCATAGGATGTCTTGTTAGGTATAAATATCTGATGTCAAAATTTCTAATTTTGGCGACAGTATTTAGTCTATTCTATTCATAAAACTTTTATAAAAATGAGGGCAGGTGCAGGTGGCTTGACACCAAACCCGAAGGATAGCTATTGCTATCCGAAGTAAGGCTCGAACAAAGTGAGAGTGACCCCTTTAGGGGTCAGTGTTGTCGGCTCTGCCGACCACATCACGTTAAGTGATGTGTCAACACCCCTTATGCCCTTTTGCTTAGAGGAGACCACTTAAACCTTAAGGTGTGAAAAGGGCTCCTCGTTTTGTGTAGTAGCAACGTTTAGGGCCTAGTTTTTCTTCTCCTCGTGGTGCCAAAATTTTTGATATTTTCCAAGAGGTGTACGAGGTGCCTAATTCAGAGTTGCTATTGTTACAGAGTTTTCATCCACGAGGTTTCCTCGTGTTAAAAAATAATTTGACGCAGCTCCTCTTGGACACAAAATCTATGATTTTATGGCTAAGGTGAGCGGAGTTTGTATCAGAGTTGGTTATCAACTCTGTCTATATTTTATTTTAGTCAGGTCGTAAGTGACATCTGCGATGTCGTTATTTATATATGACCGGCTCTGATGTCTTTTCTTTGTTTTCTACACTAGTCTGTCCCTTCTCTTTTTTGACGCAGGACCTAGGTTTATAACTTAGTTTTTTATGATGTCAGTGTCGTGAGTTTGTTCCTAATTTCGTACCTGACTTCTTATTGGTAGCTTATGGAGTCTGGGGTCCTGTCTACCCTATTTTTGGTTAAAAATCCTCAAAAAAGTTTTTTATTTTTTTATTTTAAGACAGGATCGGCTGGTATGGGAGTCTTAAAATGTTTTTGTTAAAGTCTTTGTAACTATAGTTTTTTCTTTGATTTTCTTAATGAAAGATGATCTTTTTATATTTTCTTTTATATTATCATCTTTCGTTTTTAAGTCTTTGTGTTTATTTATGATTGAATATACAGACTAAAGTACTGATGTCTTTATTGTTTTTATTCCCCTCCCATCTTTTCTGACTCAGGTCTTTAGTCTGTATTATATTTGTATTTTTCTTCTTTTAGTGGTCACTTTGTGGTTATTTTCTGGTCATTTTATGGTTTCATTATAGACCCTAATATGACCTTTTTATGGTCTTTTTGTGTTTTTTGTTTATTTAATTTTGTGTTTGTTTTTCCTTTAATTGGTCATTTTCTGGTCACTTATTGGTTATTTTGTGGTTTCAATAGTGACCTTTAATTGGCTATTCTATGGTCTCTTTCTGGTCTTTATTCTTTTATTTTTCACCAAAGTTTGGCTTTGTCTTTTTCCTTATTGGTTATTTATTGGTTATTTTGTGGTCTCTTTATGGTCATTTTATGGTTTTATATAAAACCTCAATATGACCTTTTTATGGTCTTGTTTATTTATTTTTTTTAAGGCTTTATATCTATTCGTGATTAAGTGTGCAGGCTAAAATAATGAAGTTTTTATTGTCTTACTTTTACTCTTATCTTTCCCAACTCATGTTTTTAGCCGGTATATCATCAAGGTTTTTCTCTTCTTTTTTAAGTCTTTGTATCTATTTTTTTTTAGAGTTGGGGATAAATACTGATGTCTTATGTTTACAAGGTTAGCCTATCAAGGGGCTAACCACAAGGAAGCCTTCTATAAAGTAGTTGGTTAGGTTTTAGGCTGGGAGTGGGAAGCCCAGTGATAGGCTTGAGATTTTTCTTTATAAGGTTTTCGAATATATTTTGACTCAGGTTTTATCCTATCTTAAGAGGTTTTCTCGTTCTTTCCTTCACATATAGTGCAAATACTTGCGTTTGAGATTTTAGGTGCAGACTCCCCGAGTCGGAACCTAAAAAGTTTCTTGTTTATTCTTACTCAAGTTTTGCACTAGGGATTTAAGCGTCCTTCCCACTTTCAAAAATCCATTTACGCATTTAGACTTTCGTCTGTAAGTCGTAGCTTGACTTGTTTATAGTCTTTCGTATAAACAAAAGTCAAGGATTTATTCGTGTATTGGTTTTAAATAAAAAAAAATATTGACTATATCTTTATTTATATGTTATAATGAAATTGGTTAGAATATTTATCTAACTCATACTTTTTACATTTTTCCTTTCTTCGTGCCGTTGAGGAAAAAAAGTTTTGGTTGTCCAGTTTTTTCGGCACAGATCGTGTTACATAACGATCACCCCCTTTCGATTTGAGTAGTACCCGGTTTGGGTACTACTTTTTTTTTTATGTTTTTTTTGTTCGAAAGTGTTTACAACTCGTGCTTTTTGTGTTATAATTTATTTAGTTGCTGGATCAGAGGAAACAATTTGTTCCTACTTTTTTCTAGCAATAACCTTCATAAATTTTGACACGACTTTAGTATATAAACGTTTAATTCTGATAAAAAATAAATATATGAGTACTTAACTATTAGGGTTCTCCCCATAAGGATTTTCCTTTGATTATTCACCTTATTAACTACTTTAAAATATAGACTAAAAATGTACTTGCCCTATCCTAATAGTTACAAAACAAGCAAGTGAGATTTTAAATCAATTATTGCTAAAGTCAAGAAAAGGCACGCCCCGTCATGGTGTGCTTTTTTTTTTTAATTTTTTTTTCTTTTGAATTTATAGGTTTATCTCGTCTTTTCACCTTTTCATCTCAAGTTTGCCTATTGACATTTTTTCTTTTTTACTGCATAATAAAGGTGTCTAGTCTTCTTACAATTTATTGCATCTCTTTTTTAGTGAGGTCCCTTCTTAGATATGGGGATCTCACTTTTTGTTTGCAATCCTCTTGTAAGGTTTTATATTTCTTATTTTGATTTCTTACTTTTAAGTATCCTTTCTGTTTTTAAAAATCCTTTTACGCATTTAGATTTTCGTCTGTAAATCGTAGCTTGACTTGTTTATAGTCTTTCGTATAAACAAAGGTCAAGGGTTTATTTGCGTATTGGGTTTAAAATAAAAAGCGTCCGGTTTGGACGCTCTAATTTTTAATAACCGTTTAATAAAAAGTTTACATCACAAGACATTACTTCTGCTATTTGCTTTAAGAAATTTCTGTTTATATGGGTTTCTCCAGCCTCTAACTCTTCTATGTATGTAGGGTCTATTTCCATATATTCAGCGATCTCGTCTACCTCAAATCCGTTGTCTAGTCTTATAGTTTGTATCCTTCTTCCAATTTCTATTGCTGTCATTTGTGTACCCCTTTCCTTTTTTATTCTTTTATTTCTATATCTGAATATGATCCGTCCCAGAACCCCCATATATCAGATAACATATAACCATAACCGTACTCATTATCTCCCTCTTCTGGTCCTTCAACCTGTATGATACAGTTATCTTTGTTGATTTTTAGGTCTATGTCTTTTTCCAGATTTATATCTAGACCTGATGCTGAACCATGAACAATGTTAGCAAAGCCGCAGACAGTACCACTATCAATAGTGAATGTTTGACCATTTAGTATTTTAAATAGTTCGTCTATTTTGACCATTATACAAAATACTAAAAATTGACAAGAGTTTTGTTCGTTTAGTATTTCTTGTCTAAGACTTTCTAAAAATTCACTCCTGTTTTCAGCGTTTAGGTCTATTGTGTTTTCTGAGTCATAACCCTGAGACTTCATAAACCATTTAAAGCACTCTGGCATTTTTGGTGCCTTGTCTTTGTGGATGTAGTAAGAGTGATAGGAACAATCATCGTCTTTTATTGTTGTTCCTAGATAGTCTAGGTAGGCACCTAGGACAGACCCTTCATCATTACCGTCTTGAAATGGCATTATATTTAAGTAGATTGGTTTGTCTTTGTCTATACTGACATCATAAGTTAAATTATCATAAAATATATTATTTACAGCTTCATCTAAGATGTCTATTACATTACCCATTTCTAGATCGTATAATTTCTTTGTCAATTGTGTGTATTCGATGTCATCTAAATATGAGTTTAGAAGACTTTCCTGTAATTCGTCATCTATGATGGCATTATGGATGGCGTTTTCTTCTATTTGATTTATTATCTCATCTACTGACTTAGGCATTTGATCTTTATCATAATCTTTGATTAAGTCTATAGCATATTTTTGTGTGTCATCAAGATAAAGTGTTTCTACAAAATAGTTTTTTGAATTTTCTTTTAACATATATGAAAATTGAGCTATCCAGAATTGGATAATCTCTGAAACAAAAATATCTTTGATGAAGTCTCCTTCATCTAACCTATCTTTTAGTATTTTTGTTATTTTTTCATATATTTCACTAGTTTTATTTTCAAGATCTTTTGACACGTCGTAGTTGATTTTGATATAGTCTCCATCTGAATTAAAAAAACTTCTATGCACTTTTTCTAATTCCAATTTTTTTATGTAATCTTTGTTGAAATCGCTTATTAGGTTTTCTATGTTTGTCATAATTTTTTACTCCTTTTTTAATATATTTGTGTTTTTTCACCTCTTATAAAAAATAGGTGCAAAATTTGCACCGTATTCTAAGGGTTATAAATAGGTTCTATAATGGTTTCAAATAAGACCATAAAGTGACCAATAAATGACCTTTTTGTGGATATAGTTCTATTGTCCATATTTGGGTCTTGTGTGAAACCATAAAGTGACCAAATAAGGGATATTTTATGGTCTTGTTCTCTTCGTCTATACCAATAAAAAAAAAAAGACAGGGATTCCTAAGAACCCCCGCCTTTTAATGAAAATTTACAAAACAGTAAAATTGGGTCGTGTTAAGTATCCAAAAATACCTAGACAAACCGTAGGTTTGCTAATATGGTATTTTCCTATTTAGATAAAAAAAATCAGGAACCTGACTCAGGTCCTGACCTTTTCTTTTAATTTTTTGGAGGCATCTTATTTTTCTTTTCTTCTAAAACTAAATCGGTGAGTCTTAGACTCACTAAACCCAAATCTGGGCTCAGTACCTTTTAACCAATTCTTCTACCGAATACCTTTGTACCTGTAGTGTTTAGAATTTCTATTTTATCTGGTAGGTAGTTGATAAATACTCTCTGTATTGGCTTTTTAGTTTCTCTTTCTTTAGTCCTACCACCCCTCTTTACTTCTGTGCTTTTCATAATTTTTTTCACTTCCTTTTCTATAAAATCATTATCTAGTAAACCCCCGATGTTAGAACAAAACATCAGATAAACTATCATCTTATAGAGAAAAAAAAATCAGGAACCTGACTTAGGTTCCTGATCCTTTATTTCTTCGGAGGTATTTAATGGTATCAAAAATTTTTAATTTTCTAATCCTAAATAGGTGAGTCTTAGACTCACTAGGATATTATTTTTCTATATTATATGGTAAATCAGTTTCTTTATGGTCTGTGTGTATAATCTCATAAATTGATTCTATAAACTTTAGCCTTTTTATGGACATTTTCAGACCGTCTCTTGTGTCTTTATAAAAAGTACTTATTTTCTCTTTTATGACTGTAAATCTAAAGTTTTTTATCTTAGTCATAAGGATTATAAGGTTTTCTTTGGTAAATTCTATATTTGATAGTTCTTCGTCTAGGTATTCAAGCAGCACCATAGATAATTTAACTGCAACAAAGACCAATACTATGTACATTATTATTGTTTGTATTGCCAAAAAATAGTAAAACATTTATTTTAACCCCTTTCTTTTTCATTCTAGAAAAAAATAGGAACTCATTTTGAGCTCCTATCAAGTTTTTTTTATTTTATAACTTTGATTTTCTTTCTTTTTGTTTCAGGTAAACCTTTTGCTAGCCTTTTTGCTCTCTTTTTGGACATCTGCCTTTGTGGTCTCTTAAGTGCAAGTCTTGTGTAATGTATGATTGACGCTATCGTCATAAATATCATAAACTTAACCATTACAGGGTATATCAAGACTAATATACTTAAAACCATAACTGCAAGATCACCGATAAAGTTTGTCATCATTGTCAACATGCTTTTGCTCCTTCTTAGAAATCATATCCTACTGTATCTAGTATAACATTTGATACTTCGTTTCTTATCTCTCTTACTTCGTTTTCTGTGTATTCTTCCTTGTTAAGTGAGTTGCAAGACTCCCATCTTATGTGGTTTATTTCATTTTCGAAGCCGTATCCGTTAACGAAATCGCTTATTCTCTTCACTTCCATGTTAATTATATTTTTAACTTCTCCTCTTGTGTAAACTCTAGTCATTTTCTATTACCCCCTAAATAATTTTATATTTTCTAAATAGTTGTCGGCGGCCTTTAGGTCGCTCTTATCACAAAGGTAGTAACTACAAGGTTTGATGGGTTTGATTTTAGCCCTTTATTGAACAAAAATAGGTCAACATTTAAGTTGACCTATGATGCGGTTTAACATTCTCTCTTAAGTATGATCTTTTCTAGATGGTTTATAGCCTTATTCATCCTTAGATAAAGTCTTATAGACCCTCTTTCTAGTGGGCTTAGGTCGAATTTTGGCAGACATACTAGGTCTATATCTTTTCTGTCTGGTCTTGTTGAACACTTGACTTGCTGGTATCTTGTCTTCATGTCAGCCACTTCGCCAAATTCTAGTATTTCTTCAGTTTCCTTGTTAAATAGTATTCCAATCATTTTTATCTCCTTTTTTTTTTTATCTTTTCTTATTTTTTGTTTTTAAACTATACCAACTAATTAAAGCTAGACCCCCGGTGAGGACCATAATTGTGTATGTTAGTAATATTTGTATAAATAAATTTTCCATAAGATTTTGTCCCTTCTTATTTTGTTATTCAGAAATAACTCGGTGTGTAAAACTCACCTGTTAATCTATTTTGATGGTTTTGTAGATTTTTTTTTTTCATTTAACATAAAAAAGATAAGAGTCCTTACGGACTCTCAATCTTTTATTTTGTCGCATTTTCTATTAATTTAACCATAGCTGTTATCACACTTTCATAAGATGCAAAACTAGGTAATTCTTCGTGTAGTGTGTAATGATGGTTTGTAGATTCTCCAAAGATGACTTTCATTGTTTTCTTATTAATATCTAGATAAAGAATTTTTTCTTCTTCTGGTTTGTAGTCACACACCATTTCATTTATTTTTTCGTGTGATATGATTCCGTTGTCGTAAAGTTCTGAGATTGTAACCTTTAATATATTAATTATTAGTTCGCTTAGATATTTTAAATCAGCATCGTATTGAATTAACAGGCTTAATGAGTCATCTTCAAATTCCTTAAATGATTTCATATCACAAATAAGTGTTGATTCTGTAGGTTTTGTATTAACTCTTTTTTGAATCTCATCTAGTTTATATTGGACAGAATCTACAAAGTCTATACCTTCTAGCATATCTAGTTTGTTTTCTACATTTATTCTACATTCTTTTACTTTTTCTTTAGTAGTTTTTACAATGTCGTTCATATAGGTTTTATTTCTTTCGTAAGTAGTCACACCTTCTCTGTCTATTTTCTTTTGTGCTTTTTTCGTTAATTCTAATATTTTCATAATAACACCTCTCTTTAAAATTTTTTATTCCTTTCTCATCCACTTGTAGCAAAGCATATCGTCTCTTTTTAGTTCAACGAATGGGTACCCAACTAGTAAATTTCTTGTGTCAAATCCTCTTTCGACAACCACGGCATAACCGTTTGGTGTTTTGTGAACCTCTGGTTCTGATTCTGTTAAAACTTCAAGTTCTGATACGAAGCTGTTTAATAGCACATCATCTTCTGAGTCAAAGTCAAACATCCATTTTTTCTCGGCAGCACATTTTGCTTTGGCTGCAAGTGATGCAAGCTTTGACTGTAATTTAGTTAGTTCAACATTGTCATCAAATAATTCATGCATAAGTTCACGCTTAACCTTTTCTTCATCTCTGGTGTTGACTGAGACATACATTCTAGACATTTCTCCTGAAAGACCCTTATTTACGAAGTCATTGAAGTCCTCTTCTAACTTCTCTAGCGAATCTTTAGTAACAAAAGACTTCTTCCTTTGAGTGTAATTAGGAAGATCCTTATTGTCTTTATTTCTTGATACAAATAGTACCACTTTTAATAAATTTTCCATATTTTTACCTCCAATCAATATAATTTTAACCTTTCTATATAAAAATAGGCGAACTTGCAGTTTGCTCTTTACTTTTTATTTAGTTGCAGAATCTATAAGATTAATCATAGACTCTATAGCCGTAGGAACAAAAGCATCATCCTTTATCTTCGTGTGTACTTTTTCCTCTTTAAATATTTTACTTACCGTTTTGAATTTCACCCTGTTGTTCTTTTCATCTAGTGACAAAAACGTTCTTTCGTCCCTAAATTTATAACAGATAGTTTTGTTTATTTCTTCTTTTGATACTTTTTTGTATTTATACAATGTAAGTATCATGTCTGACAATAGGTCTGTAACTTTCTTATTCAAACCTTTTGGTCCTTCTAACAACGTTTCTGCTTCAGTTATTAGGGCAAAACTCTTAGTTCTAAATTCTGAATATGTATCCATGTCAGTTACGTCCATTAATTCTACGTCGTCATTTAATACAATATCTAATGCTTTAGATGTTATAGGGTCTAATCTTATAGTCTTATTACCTTCAATCGCTTTGATTATTTCCAAACACCCTCTTAGTTGATCTTTTACTTCCTTTAGGTCATCTCTAATGGATTGTTCTTCATATTTTATAAAATTCTTCTTACTATTAAAGAGTTTTTTACTTTCTTCTTTTACAATCTTATCAAATTGTTCTACTACTTTTTTTATGTTAGTCATTTTAAATACCTCTTTTCTCATAATTAATATAGTTGAAAATTCAAACCGTTTTAAATTTTCTAAATCCATATAGGTAGACCCATAGGTCTATAAAATTTAATATTTACCTTAAGTATTATCAACAATTAATTCATACAACGCCTTTATAATACAATCATCTTCATCAGATTTTCTATAATCTTCATCTAACATTGGTAGATTATCTATAAGTTCTCTTGTCACACCGTAGATTTTTATTATAGGTGAAAGCCCTATATTTATAGGTTCAACCTTTTCTATATGAAGTGTATAAAAAAGATATTTATTTCTTACATAACAACACTTATTATTTATCATATCTTCTGTTATGATATTCTTTTTATAGAGGTCTATCACATTTTTCTTCATGACTTGAACTATAAAGTCTGTGAGTACTGGTTTGATCCTATTCATTTTTCTATTAAAAGTTTCAACCTTTTTTAGAAAAATTTTATAACTAATTTGATTGACTATTTGAGGATCTAAGATTGATTCAAAGAATTTTTCATCCCATTTAAATCTTTCAATAGTTACTTTTGTATGAAAGTCAATATCTGTAAAGCCTTCTAGCATATTTATATATTCTTTACACTTTAGGTAGTCATCTCTTAGAGGTCTTATGTCATTTTCGTATTTTAAGTCTTGTGTCACTTTGTTGTTTTCGTACCAAGAGTCGTCACCGTCTTTTAATTTATCTAGAACATCTCTTTGTAGTTGGTTTAGGTTCATCATGATTATTTACTCCTTTCATTATTTCTGTATAAAAATAGGTAAATTGCAGATTTACTAATTCTTTGTTTTATATCCTTAAAAAAATCACCCATCTATTTTTCATAGATGGGTTTTTGGGTTATCTTACTTTTAATCTAATTATTGACGCTATGTTTTTGTCTATAATCTGCCATGTATCTGAGTTGAAATGGAAATCTTCTCCATTTATAAAGATTTGGCTTATTTCTTCTTTTGTCTTAAACTTTTTTATTTCGTTTATTACAAACTCTATTATAGAAACACCTACTTCACTTATTATTTTGTAGTCAGATGTTATCATCTCTTCTAGTTCATCTAATATTGATTCCATCATTATTGAGCGTTCTAATTCTCCAAAGATATTGTGTGAACCACATGTTGATACCTTTATTCTATTTTCTTTAGTTTCTTTTCTAACATCATCTGTTATTTTACCTATAACTTCTTGTACTCTAGATATTAAGTTTTGTGTTATTTCTAGTTCTTTTAAGAAGTTATATTCTGATATATAGTCAAATTCTGATGGTTCTAGGTCTATTTTTATATTTTCACTGTCTGGTTTGACTATTTTTATTGTCATGTTCTTTTCTTCATATAGACTTGGTAAAAAACTCTTTACACATATTAGTTGGTTTATTATGTTATTTAGTTCTGGCTCTGATTGATATAAAACAATACTTTTTGTAATTTCAAGATCATCAAGAGCTTCTTCATTGGTTATCTGACTATATATCTTTATGAGATTTTTGTTTTCGTCTTTTATTAAACCTTCTGATTTTATTTTTTCTTCAGTTTCTGTATTGATTAGGTATATATTGTAGTTTTTCATTATTTTATCCTTTCTTTTATAAAAAAAACAGGGCTCAAGTAAACTTGAACCCCTGGAAAATCCAGATGGATTTTTAATAGATGTTTTTATTATAGCACTTTTAGTGATAGTTTGTCAACTTGGTTTACTTAACCATTATATCTTTTCACTCATTTATTAGCCCTTGTGGGCTTGTTTTATATAATTTCTTGATACTTTTATCGATTGGTACGATAAAAACTCTTAGAATCGATTCTGAGACGTTATTTATCCTTATGCTATTTTATTACTGAGTTCATTGTCCCTAATTGATCTTCGTTAAAAACATCTTCGATATCAATGTCTTTTAAGAAATCTTTATCAATAATAGTTAAGTCTTCATACTTGTTAGATAAGACTTTGCAAATTGGACCGTCGCTTGTCACTTCAATATCTTCATTAAATAATTTGACTTCATCCCAAGCCATAGACAATCTTTGAGACCAACAAACTAAATCTTGAAGTTTGTTTTTTGATATGGGTTCATCCATTTTCGTAATTATATATCTCGCTACTTGTAAAACATTATTCATAATTAATCTCCTTTCCCATTCTATATTAATCAATCTTCATCTTATTATATCTAGGTGAACTATTTAGTTCACTTTGATATGTAACCTTGTTTAGATAAAAAAAAAGTGAGCGATTAAGCTCACTTTATATTTCATACTGTACTGTTTCACAAGCTACTATTTCTAGAATTTCTTCTTCTGAAAATTCATAATATACAATTTTAGAGTGTTTTAGAAGTTCTATTTCATTTGCTAGTTTTTCTGCTTTTTCGTCCCAAGCTTTTAGAATTACTTGTTCTAATTCTTTCTTCTTTTGGTCTATTACTTTTTCTTTCTTGGCTTCAAATTTTTTTATTGATTCTTCCAATTCTTCTTTGCTATAAACGAATTTTTTATAAGAATCCCAAGGTCTGTCTGACGAATCTATATAGCTTGACTTTATTTTTATTAATATTACATCTTTCATAATTTTATTCCTCCAATTTTATTTTATTATTTTCTATATAATATTAGGTGGTCCTTGGACCACCCCTTATCAATACTTATTTTCTTAATCCAATAACTCACCAGCAAGCTCATCTGCCATTTCATTATACTTATCACCAGAATGAGCCTTAACCTTTACAAAATTTACCTTGATTTTTTTACTAACTTCATCAAACCAGGCCTTGTATTTCTTAGTTAATTCATTCTTTGCCTTCCACTGACCCGTAGCCCATGCTTCAATCCCCATATAGTCGTAGTGAACTGTTACTTCATCGTAACCGTGTTCTTTTGCATATGTAACTGCAAGGTTGCAGGCTACAAGTTCTCCTGCTACATTTTGGATCTGTGACCACTTAGAGTTTGAATAAACTTTTGAAATTGTGTCAACGATGTTGTCACTATCTAGTAAAACAACTCCACAACCAAACTTGTTAGAGTTTGATGAATAAGAACCGTCAACATAAGCAACAAGCTTGTTTGATTTTTTAACTGGTGTAGTTTTAACAATCTTAATCTCTTCTTTTGTTTCTTCTAGACCTAGGTAGTCTTTAGCATCTTCAAGTGATGAAAAACTCTTATATTCAGCACCTGAAAATCCAGATACTAAATCCTTACATTCATCCCACGATGTGAAAACTCCTGTTTCTCTTCCATTTTTTACTGCATAAAATTTTTTCTTAGACATATTCATTACCTCCTCATTTTATATACAAATCAAAATAATTGTAAAATTTCTATATAAAAAATAGGTGGGTCGATGACCCACCTCTAATATATAATAAATTTTTATTCATAATCAGCCTTTAATCTAACAAGATCTGTTAATATTTCGTTTTTAAAATCAATTGGTACAGATACCCTGCATACGAAGTTCCTGCCCCTTCTTAGATGGCATTCATAATAGTCTAGTGAAATCAGTCTTATTTGTAGCTTAACTGTTTCATAGTATGGGGTCTTAAATATAAATGCGTTTTCGCATAAGTCTATACTTTCAAGTTTTGTTTCACCCTTTTTGTATGACTCTAAAAATTCTTCTAAAAGTTTTAGGGCATTTTTGAAGTTTTGAACTTCATTTTTTTCTGTGAAATAGATGTTTCTTATTTCTTCTTGAAGGTCTTCACTTATGTCTACAATATCTATACAAGATGCTATTTTTAGATTATAGTCGTTTAATATTGTTATACTTGTAGGGTTTTCTATTTCTATTGTATAATTACCTACTTTATAATTTACAGGTTTAGACTTTATTATTCTTAGTATATTATCAACCTTTTCTTTTAACTCTGTATAAAGATTTCCTTTATAATCTATTTTCCAAGACCCTGATATTGTCTTGCAAGAACATGTTATTGAGTCTTTATCTATTTGTATAAAGACATTTTCAGAATCGTTGTCAAATTTTTGAGTATTTTCAAGGTATTTATAGTGTAGACTTTCAGCTGTTTCACAAATAATATGTTTCATGTGGTCCTTGTATGGGTCTAATGTTCTTAACATCTTTAGATTAACTTGTGCTGATATATCATTATGACCAATCACATTTGCAAATATGACTAGTTTGTGTATAAGATCTTTTATATCAGGATCTAGAGAATCTTCATCAAAATGTTGACTTACATACAGACCGTTTGGCTCTTTCATTTCTAGATATATACTATTTATACTTTTTCTTATTGTTATCATATCTTGGTCTTTTTGTATTAATATGTCTTCATACATAGACTTGTATTTGACAATATCTGGTTCAGACAGTATTTCTACAACCCTAGACATGAGTTTGTTTTGGTTGTTCTTTTTTATAGTATTCCAATGTTTATTGGATTTTTTTACTATCTTGTCTAGTTTTTTATGAAAATCTTTGCTCAAATCTGGCACGCCAAGGTATATTTTATAGTTTTTATATTTGATTGCTGGATATGAGCCTGTTTTGTGATAGTAAAGATTGTCATTTATTTTTATCAGTCTTTCGTTTATGAAATCAACTTCTTTTATGTCAATCTTTTCTAACTCTGTTTCTATCTTTTTGCGTGTTTTTTCCAATAGTGTTTTTATAGCCTTATCTTCAAATTTATAAGAATTTTGAAGTATATAATTATATAAAGAACAATAAAAACTCTCATCATCTACAACCTTAAGTCTTAATTTATCGTTTTCTTGTCTAAGTGCCATAGTATATGGGCCTTTTTCTATATTTATTTCTTTAAGACTATGGTTCCATTTTATTTTAGCCGTTTTTATATTGTCTTTTATAAATTTATTTATGTTTCTTATCAAGTCCTTTTCTTTTATTGAATTTTTTATATCTAGTAAAAGGACTATGTTTTTGAAATTTTTAATTATAGACTTTATTGCTTTTTTATGATCTAGTGTTTCTATACGATCTTTGTTTATCAGTTTTGTTTGTTTATTTCTAATTTCATATAATTCATAAATTTCGTCTTTGTTTTCAATGTTTGAAATTCTTAAACTATAAGGTTTATTTTTGTAAGATATACTTTTTAGAGTGGAGTTTTCTATTTCTAGTTCCTCTAAAATACCGTACTCTAGTATGTTTAAAATTATGTTGTCCATTTTTTTTAACCTTTCTTTTTTTTTTTTTAATTATTGCCATTTAGATTATCGCTTAGTTTTTCTAATTCTATGCGTATTTTTTCGTTTATGTCGACTCTAGTTTCTTCCCAAAGTTCAAATCTGACGTTTATAATATTGTCTATAATAGTCTTGTCATCTACTCCATTTTTAATATTCTTAATCAAGTATAAAACTATTGTTTCAAAAGTACCTTTAAAACAGTCTTCATCACAAGATATCGTTGTGTGATTTAATTGTGCTAGGTTAAATCTTATTTCTTGAAGATATATTATATTTTCTATATCTATGAATGTGTTATATTGTAATATTTCAAATGCTCCATCTTTTGTTTTTTGTTTCATATTGTTTATGATATCTTCATTTAAGGGCATTATCATATTTTTTATTTTTTGTTTTATAGAGTTTATAATATCTCCTGATAAGACTAGGGTATGGGCGTAGATATCAAAGATTTCATCTAGATGATTATTTAAATTTTTAGTTGATATTTTTTCAATTGGTTTAGGATCATTATCTAGGTTATGATCTTCTTTGTCTGATACAAGAATCATATATTTTAAATAGGCAGGAATTAACCTTCTTTCCTCTCCTATTATAGCCTCTTGTAAAGATTTTATATCTTCGTATTCAACTAGGATAACCTTGTTCTCTTCCAAGTCTTTGCGACTATCAAATATCTTGTTTATAAATGAGTTTAGGTCCATTTTCTTTATGGTATTTATATATAATTTGTTTTTTATTTCAAAGTCTAAACCTTTTTCTATGAATATTATGTTTTTTAGTTCCTTCATTTTAACCTCTTTTCCTAGAGCCACTCACTTATATCGTTTAGTTTTTCTATTTGAAGTTCTTCATATAGATTTTTTGCTCTATCAAGCAGTTTGCTAAACTATTCCTCTATTTTTAATTCTTCCATTTCTAATACATCTAAATCTTCTAATTCTTCTTCTAATTTCTTTAAGTAGTTAACTACAATTTCTTTTCTATGCTTTTGGTATATTTCAAATCCTTTTATAGGTTCCATACTAGTTATAAATTCTATTCTATCAGATTCTGATTCTAACAAATTTTCTTCTATATAATTTATTAGTTCTTTATGTTTGTAGTCTTGATAATCTTTAGCTTCTTTGGTGTCGTATCTGTGGAATATTTGTTCCAAGTCAGCGTCTACAAAAAATTCGTCACCAGTTAAACGACTTTCACATATAAGTACAAATACAGGTTCGCCATTAACAAGTTTTATATTTCTGATAGTGGCTTTTGTTTTAGTCCATGACTTGTTACCAAAGATGTAAGGAACGTATATAACTTGATCCGATATACTAAAAAGATTGTTATTGTTATCATAAATATCATATATGTTTTCTAATAGTTTTGCTATTTCTATGTGCTTTTCTCTGTTTTTGCTGTTTGTCTTTATTGTTGGCATTTTTATTTTCCCCTTTCGTTTTTTTTTAATTATACTGAAAATGTATCCTTGATCTTTTTTAAGTGTTCCTCGGGCATTTTGGTTCCTTTTTCATTTATTTCTAAAAACAGGTCTATTTTGTCTTGAATTGAGACTTTCTTTGAAATATCCCTCGGCATAACTCTTGTCTTTTTAACATCGTGTTTGAATAAAAATCTTTGATCTTTTTCGATTAAGTCTTTGAAATAAACTTCGTTACCATCTATAATTATGGAAAATTTATTGTCTATGAAATCAAAGATTGTTGTAAGTCTTTGTTTACCATCTAGAACTTCCATCATATGAATTTTATAATCGTCTTTGAAATATTCTACAATTGTAGGTTCTATAGTAGCCTTGCCGTTAAATAAGGCAAGAATATAGTCTCTTTTTTGATCTAATGTCCAGACTAGACCTCTTTGGTAAAAAGGATCTAAATCAAGTATTTTTCCGTCTGGATGTAATTGGCCTTCAGGTAGGTCGTAAACCTCTTTTATATAGTTAAGAGGGACATTTACAGTTGCTATTTCTAACCTACTGTCATAGGCTTTTTTTGTGTTTATTATTGATTTATTAAGTTTCATTTTATAAAAATCCCCTTTATAATGTTTATTCTAATTTATCTCAACAGGTCCAACCCAACCCACCACTGCTGAGATTGCTAGCTTATAGAACTAGTTTCTTCTTTACTATTTTGCATAGTAACAATAAAAACTTTTCGGTTTCAGAGGTTATAATCTCTTTACCTTATTTGGACTACAGTGGCATATTTTATATGCCCTGTTTACTACAAAAGTAATGTAGTAATTGATTGCCAAATGTGTTTATAATAGATTTTGTTAATTTCATTTCACATACTTCTTTCTTTCTTACTTAACTGTGAGTTGGTTATTTATTTCATAAAGGTGTTCAATTACCTTGTCTGTTTCTTTATTGGGACTGAGTCTAAGAAATGACCTCTTGTCCATAAAAATAGGGATGTTTTGTTTATGAAGATTATCCACATCTTTTAGTTTAAAGTTTAAAAGATCTATATTTGGTTCTCTTATAAACCCATTTCTTTTTTTGATTTTGCATAAATCTAAAGCCTTTTTATACTTTCCCCATAAAAACCAGTAGGGTATAGTATCTATACTAAAGTTTTGGTTAAATGCAATAATTTTGACCTGTTTGAATGGTGTTTTCTGAAATTCAAAAAATTTAAACATATGATTATAACTTTCGTGTTTATATAGTTCTCCTTCAAAAAGAAGTATATCACCAATCATAGGGTCTAACTTTGTAAATACCTTATCAGCAGGCACAGCGACTCTATTTGCTATCAATTCTCCGTTTTTTCTAAGGTTTGATAGTATCATTATAGCCTTGTCTTCTATGTGATCATATCTGACTAGTTCTGCCGTATATGTATATCTTTTTGAACTTAATAATCTTTTTATTTTAATTCCTATTTTATTAAGCATTTAACCACCTACTCTCTTGAGTATATTTTACCATAAAAAGCATTGTTTTTCAAGGTAGTTGGGTATAAAAAATAATCTAAGACTAATAAATTTAGTCTTAGGTTATTGGTTTTTATTTATTTTTTAAGTACTTCTTCGATCTCCTCTTGAATAGCGTCATTTATGTCTTCCCATATATGATCTCCGAATTCAAGAGAACGGTCTACTATCTTTTTCACCACAGATTCTGAAGGTTCATCGTTTAACACCCATTTTATCAGACCCGATATTACGATGATATCTAGTGGTTCGTAGAGGTCGCCGCCCATGGTTGTGTGGTGTATAGTCTCTATGTAGTACCTAAGTTCTTGTAGGTATGCTAGTTCTTCTATTGATGCGTAAACCTGATTCTTATTTAATGCTTCAGTTAAAATATTTTTAACTTCTTTATCTATCCCTTCTACAATTTCATCTGCTAAAACTAGGGCGCCCTCGTAAATATCAAATATAGAGTCAAGGTGCTTTTGAAGGTCTTCTGATTTTATGACCTTTACCTTCTTAGCGATCTTGTCTTGGATATCAGAATCTGACACGACAAGGATATTGTCTAGATAAAGTTTCATTATTTCTAGGTCCTTATTTAAGATTGACTCTGATAATTCGTTTGTGTCTTCATATTCAACAAAAACGACTTTATTTAAATCAAGGTCGGGGTGTTTTTCTACATAACTGAATATAGTTTTTACAAATTCTTCTAAAGATATTGTATTTATTGACTTTTCAAATAAAGAGTCTACTTCGTAATTCGCCTTTTCTTTTTCTACGAATATGATATTTTCCATTACCTTCTTTTCTTCTGTTAATTTTGTATTGCTCATTGTTTTATCTCCTTTTTTATTATGTTGTTTTATTTGATGCGTCTATTTTAAGTTTTCTGATGTCCATTTGTAATCTTTAGATTTTATCTCTAGACACACTTGATTTATTTCAAAATCTGTGATGTTTATACATTTTGATATAGTTAGTCTCGCTGAGTCTTCTTCCGTGTAGTCAAATATAAATTTTATACCATTTTTTATGATCTCTTCTAACATTTCAAGTGATTCATTATTATGTACCGCCAATTCTTCTATATCTGATTTTAGGTCTTCTATGTTGTTATAGAACTTCCACCTGCCGGCACCCTCAAAAAAGAAACTATATGGACTAAACCCTTCATAATTTAGGTCTAAATCTAAATTGTAATCCTTGGAAGTTTTCTTATCTAGATCATCTAGAATTTTGTTTATTGCCATGTCTCCAAATTCAGGTATATAGGTGTAGTATTCTAGATCACCTAGATATTTATTTACTAAGTATATAAATTTAGCCACATCGTCTCTTTTTCTTGTTAATATTGTGATGTAGCCTCTTGTGAATGTCATGTTTGCCATTTTTTCACTCTCCTTTTTTTATGCATCTTCTTTGATTTCGACTTTTAATTCTTTCACCTTTTTAACATAATCCTCCCACATTAAATCTGGATCATCATAATTATAGTAATCCAAATTAAACTCTTCAAGGTGGGATATATATTCTTCTGGTTCTATATTAGACCAAAAATCTTCTTTTTCAACAAGTTCTATAAATTCATTGTGATATTCCATCAAATCCTTATTTTTTCTAGCCTTCTTGATATCAAAATTATAATATTTTAATGGTTTCCATTCTCCGATGGAATCACCATTTTCGTCAACTTCTACTTCATATAGTGTATATGAGCATTTCACAACTTTCTTTTCTTTCCAGTATTTTTGAATGCTCTCATTTATCCAAAAGTAAACATTTTCTTTATCGGGCACCTTGACCCACTTTTCTATACAGTGGTCATATCCTGGTTCAAAAAGTTCACCTTTTGAATTTGACAATATTTCTTCTAATACATACTTAATCATAATTTTTATCCTCTCTTATTTAACATTTGGTCCATATCAAATTGATTTAATGCAATTTTGTTTACGGCTGCTAGTGATATCATTTCCCCTATTGATGATTCATCTAGGTCAGATATGTCTATAATCCTTTCTTTTGGGTTTCTACCAAATAGGACTTGGTCTAACCTGCAACAATAGAGATTTGATAATTTTTGGATTATATCCAAATCTATATCAATTTCTCCATTTTCTATTTTAACAACCTCATCTTCATCTACAGACAAATACTCTGCAACCTTAGCTTGAGTTAGGTTAGCTTCTTCTCTCATAGATTTAATATTTTTTCCTATTTTAGTTAAGTTCATAATTTTACACCCTTTCTTTTATACTATCCTTTTTAATTTATTTCACTTGCGAACTGTGAACTAAATACCGCATATGGTATTTCATTTGTTTCTAACAGCTCTATCGCAAGGGCTGATTCAGCCTTTGTATAGGCGAAAATATTGAGTATAGTTCTATTGTTTATAGCAGGAACTATTACAAACTTAATCGACCTTGAGATTAAAGACTTTTCAATTTTTTCTATATCAACATCCTTAAGTGTTGCCTGTATGGTCCATAGTTTTACGGGTTTGAATTTATCCATAATAGACTTACCTATATAAACTCCAACATAGTTTGTTATAAATGTTATAGGTATAACAACTTCTAGTCCGTGTTTTGAAATTAACTTTATTATGATGGCAGATACTGTCCAAGATACAGCATTTGCCAGGCCTGCTGTATGTTTTCCGCCGTTAATAGTGAGTATTGATTTTATGGTCGATGTTATTACATTGATTGTTTGTGCGATAACAAATACAATTATTGATACCATAATTTCACTCCTTTCTTTTTTTTTTTATTTATATAAAAAATATTTTATTTTTTTTTTTTCTATTTTTGTTATAAAAACAATCTCAACAAGTCCAGCCCACCCACCATTGCTGAGATTCTAGTCAATATAACTAGTTCCTTCTTCATTACCCCAGTAATGACAATAAAAACGTTTCGGTTTCTAAGTGTATTACACCTATTACCTTATTTGGACTACAGTAGCATATGTTATATGCCCTGTTTACTACAAGTAATGTAGTAATCAACTATGTAATTTTGAGGTTTTAGCACTGTATGAAATTACATAGTTACCAAACATACTGGCTAATAGCTATTATATGAATACCGTTTTAGCACTGTATGAAATTACATAGTTACCAGACTGCTATCGTAAATATAATAATCGATGCCATGGTTTTGCTCCTTTCTTTTTTTAATTCTCGATTACAATAGGTAAGTTTTTACTTACATATTGATTTTAATAAAAATAAGGGTTCTTCATGAACCCTTATTATCTTTAGTTTTAGGCATAGCATCTTTCAATATTTTCTCAAATTCTTCGTCAGATAAATTTGAAAAAAACTCGTCAATGCATTCTAGTTCTTTTTGTAATTTTTCATCCATTTTTATCCTCATTTTTTTTATTTAATCTTTTAGTATATATCTGTTATGGTTATAAATTGTCTAAACGGTTCTAAACAAAGCATCATAAATTCTTCCATATTTATATCAAAACTTTCTGATTTAACAAGTTCATCAATAATATTTGATGAATAACCAGAGACAAGTTTTACACCACACTCATTTGGTTTTACTGGGATTGAAACATTTTTGCTTTTTACATTCCAGAAAATTACTTCAGGAAATGGTATCTTGACTTCATCAAATAAAGCTTTTGCTTCTTCATATGGAGCCTTGTTGGTCATAGCCTGATCAAACTGCATATCTGATACTATAATAAGCCTTTCAATATATTCCTTTGGATCTGTTATCTGTTTTGATGCTTCTAGTATTAACTCGTATACAGCCATAATATCTGTTGAGTCTATGTCACTAAATCTTGAAACTTTGCCAACCTTATCGATTATACGTTTTCTAGTTGATAAATCAATCAGTTCTGGTCTTGAACCAAAGCTTATGAAATGGTCTTTAAATGGACCATTGATTGATTCACTCATTAATATAGCAAGAGATATTGAGTTTAACAGAGGTAGTGCTTCTATCTTGTTCACAACTGTATACATAGAACCTGAACAGTCAGCACACACTATAGTGTTTTTCTTTATTTCACTTCTATCAATACCGTCCCACAAACTTTGAATCAGTGTAAGGTCTGCATCATCCCTATTTGTGAATAATGGTTTGATTATCTCATATGGATATAAACCTGTTGTTTTAACCTTCTGAGTACCATTTTTAATATCTTCTAGATATTTATTAAACTTTTCTCCATCAACTCTTTTAAAGAGTTTCTGATAGCGTCTCAGAGCCTTTGTAGGTAGTTTGCTATAGTCTATTGAATTATAATCCTGAGTTGTTATCTTTTGTTCCACTACATTTAAAAACTTAGATAAATCAGTTTTTATATGTCTATAATCTCTTTGGTTGATTTTTAGGTGTTTCATAATTAATCCTGCATATCTGTTTGTTTTTGCATTTTTAGATTTAGGATTTGGTAGCCACTTAGCAAGTAATGATATTTCCAAGTCTTGATTCTTTGATTCTATAGAGGCTAAAACTTTGTCCGTATCATCATGAAGCGTGTTTTCTATTAGATTTAATATATGTTCTCTAATATAAGAGTCCACATCTTCATCAAGTAAAACGAAAATATCATCCCATCTTCCTATGTTTGGTGTTATATAGGCTAAATAGATAGCAAGTTTTTTATCAAGTTTTGCTAACCTTTTTAGACAAAATCTATAGTTAGACCTTACACCAAGTCCACCATTTCTAATATCTCTTATTCTGATTAGGTTTAGGATGGCTGTGTGACTATCTTCAAAGTAAGCATCTTCAAATAAATCACCTATTTCATCTTCTTTCATATAATTTCCAGCAAGATTGAAAAAGTCTAAATTTTTATTTAGAGTTGACTTATAAGCCTTTGCTCCGTTTTGAGTCTGTGTTAAGTTTTCAATTTCTTTCATTGTATCTAGCAATGTAGTCATAATTTTATCCTTTCTAAATATAATCGTTCTCTTTGTATCCTACTATTATTCCAAAATCCACTAATTCTTTCATAATCTTTTGAACTTTATGATGAACAATCTTAGCGATTTTTGGAACACAGTTTGGATTTTTTAACATGATTTGATAATCATAAGGCTGTAGAAAATCTTCATCTAAAACCGCTATGTTTATAGTGTTTGTTAGAATATCAATTTCTATATTAAAACTTATGTCTGATGTTAATTTTAACATCATATAATACTTTGATACTGAAGTTCTAGCAAAACCAAAGTCTAAAAGTGTCTTTTCTTTTAGGTTTGGGTTTACTTTAATATTTACATTTTGACCAGATTTATTTATTGGTACATCATAATTAATTTTAGGTGCTGGTAGATTGTTATATAAACTATCTACTTTTATAAAATTAATCATATCATCCATATTTTCAAAGTGTCTATGTCCTTTTGTAAAAGACTTAACAGTTTTCTTAGATGGGCAAAGCCCCAACATCCAATTATTATTTGGGTCAATTTCACTTAGTTTAAGAGATAAATCGTCCAGATATTCTCTCTGGTTTATAAAACAGAAGATATAGTCTTCCTTATTTGAGTATTTTAAGATTTTGTACATTTTTATTCTCCTTTTAATATAAAAAAAATAGTGAGCATAAAACCCACTACTTTGGTAATTTAACCTAACAGGACAATTTTTTAGAGCATCGCTTGGATGCTGTGTATTTCTTTGGGGTAGCTAACCCCTTTAGTTTACAGTCTAGATCTAACTTTGTACTATGTTGCACAAAGTTTGGTAGTCCACAAACTTACTCTCTAGCTGTTTTTATTATTTACTTTAATTCTTGATATTTTGCTGAGATTGTCCTTAAATTGTTAAATGCTTACAGAACGTGGTTTTAATTATCTTATCTATGTCTAATATTTTTTAAAAAAGTTTGCTGAATACGTTCTTACAAAAAATTAATCCCAACAAGTCCAACCCAACCCACCACTGCTGAGATTCTGGTATATAACCAGTTCCTTCTTTATCTAGTTTTTTCTAGATAACAATAAAAACGGTTCGGTTTCAGAGAACATAATCTCTTTACCTTATTTGGACTACAGTAGTATGAGGATCATACCCTGTTTACTACAAATAATGTAGTAATCGACCAATAAATTGGTCACCAAACGAATACGTTCTTACATAATTATATTTTATAACAAATCTCTTAATTTGTCAATAAAATTCATAAAAAATTGTTTTGAAAATTGATAAAGATGGACCCCTAGGCGTACTGTATTACAGCTTTGACGCATGTTCTTTCCAGCTTAGGGGTTTTTCATCTTTATACTGCCACCATGACAAACAAAACAACCAGTTATAAATAGGTGTGTGATACACGCTTATTGTTTTTCTTCGTTGTTTTTATTTATTTAGTAATTCTGCATATTCTAATAATATATGGCCATGGCACCAACGACCACCTGCTTTTCTTGATGTTTTACCATTTGAACAAAAACATTTTAAGTTTTTACCCTTAAGGTTTTTGACCATTTCTCTAAATTTTTCATCAGTTTTGATTTTTTCTCTTAGGTAGTTTTCATATTCCATACAAACTCTAAGTCTTTCATTTTCTGACTTGTCTTTCATAGCAAAAGGATTTCCAAATTCTGAGCCCCTACCTATGTATATAGCATCATCTGGCGCAGTCCAGATTGTGTAAACCTTATCTCCGTGCTTTTTCATTAGTTTGTCTAAGTGTTTGATGTTTTCCATAGTTTTTCCTATCCTTTCTTTTTTATATAAATCTATAAAAAAAATAGGAGCCAATTAAGGCTCCAAAATGTTTTGAACGATGTAATTTAACTTATCAATATCCTTATTTAAGAATATTGGATATTTTAATATACGGTTTATGATTTCGTCTTCCGTCATAATAAGAAATATCTTATCTTCTACAAAATCTATAACTGTATACGGTCTGTATGTTTTCATTCCTATCGCCACTAAAAACGTATCAAGGTTAAATTTTAGCGACTTTGTTTTACCATTTTGATCCCATGATGTTTCTACTATGGTATTCATATTATAGTCATCAATGATTTTGTGTGTAATATCTGTAATACGAAAATCATCTGCATAATCAAAAAAGATAGGATCTATGTTATTATATAAAAGTTCTTTGCAAACATCATTAGTGATTTCAGTCGCTAATATTTCTCTGATTACGATGTTTATGTATTTATATCTATTTTTCATATAGTCAGTAAGGTCGTTATTAGAATAGCGTTCTAATTTGTTTACTATAGCATTAATCCCTGACATATTTGTTATCTTTCCAATAACCGGATTGGCTAAAATGAGGGTTTTTACAAGCATATATTTTTCTACTTCACTAGCCTTTACATCCTTTATTGGATTTTCAATTTTTATGTAATTTAGTATTTTTTCATTTAGTTTTGTCATTGTACCCTCCTTTCTGTTTATTTTGAAACATTTATATAACCTCACTATGTAATTTCATCAAAGAACTATACTTTTGCTCAATTTTGAGCAAAAGTTTTTAATCACGTTCTTTTACAAAGTTGTTGAACTTTCTAGCAAATTTTAAATAGTTGTCTATATTCTGGTTCGTTTTAAAGACTTTGTGTTCTCTGAAATATGACTCAGGATTTCCTATGTCTTTTTCAGAATAAACTCTATCGCTTAAGTAAGGTCTATGTGAATCACTAAAAGAATCATACCCGCATGAATTGTTGAAAACTATTGTATTGACTTTGAATTTATCAAGGATGTACGATTCTAGTGAGTTGTAATAGTCATCAATGTTGTGCCCGTGTATTTTTATACCTTCCTGAATCAAAAAATTTTTTATCATTTTTTCGTACCTTTCTCTCATGATTATACCCTCCCTATGTGACAAGACACCCAGCAGTGCTGGTTTCCACAAGGAAGTGTTTTTCTACTGCCGCAATTGTCCCTGCATGACTTACAGTTGTGTTCATTGTCTGGATTGTGCATCCAGTTAATGTAATAGATAAGATCCATTACATTTAACAAATCATATGACTCTTGGTTTCTAAAATTTCCTTTGTGAATCATAACTGGTCTTGCTGTTTTTATAGTTTCTTTTGTTTTTATACCTAAGTATCTCATTTTGTTTTCTCCTTTTCTTTTTTTTTTTCTAATAATTTTTTTTAAGAACACTCTAATATTATTTCATATTCTTTTTTGATATTTCCGCTCCAGTCAATGTATTTTGGACAAAGTATTTTTGTTATATTAAATAATTGTTGTTCATATGATTGGCAGGATAAATAGTGTAGAAAAATACACTCTTTATGGATTTTTATATCTTTTTGGTTTTTAACTGACTCTGGTATTTTAGGTAGACCTTTCTTTTCTGGATTTCTGTCTAGCCATCTATTCCACTCATATAGGAAATTTATATAATTGATCTTGATTGGTTCGATTGTTCCATCTTCATCGACATTGATGTTTAGATTTTGATAAAACTCTTTGTCGAAGTAGTCGTTGTTTCCCAGTATTTGATGAGTTTCAAGAATTTTGCCAGAGTTTTTATATTTTATTAATAAATAATGCCTGTTTGACAAATATATCATCTCCTTTCTTTTATAATAAAATAGGTGGGTTATTAGCCCACCATTTTTTATATGCTTTCTAAAATGTAATCCAAGTTTGCCATAACAGCATTATACTTGAAGTCTTTTATTTCTTTTTCGCAATGTTTGTAAAGTTCATCTAAAGCTTCATATTCTTTCCATGTGATGTTTTTTGAGTCCATTATAAGAACTCTCATTTCACCTATTAATAGATACCTAGGACTTTTTATGTTGTCTTCTCTGATTATATAAACACTATTATCATTTTTCAATGCGATTTCGTATCCTGTTGTATTACAGTGAGGAGTTGAATCTAATTGATTTCCCATTTCATCTATGATACTGCTTATGTTATATCCGTTGTGTTCTGTGATACGCTCTGCTGTTAGAGTCTTTAGTTTATTTAGGACTTCTATTCTCTTTTCTATTACTGCTTGTTTTTCTTGATCTGTTAGTTGCATAGTTTTGCTCCTTTTCATTTTTATATATTTTTTAAGTTTAGATAATAGGTTATTTACCGTTTTATATACTTTCTATTATTTTATTGAACCTTTCCATAGTCTCATTGAATATTCTGTTATCCACTTCTTCTTTACAATAATTATATAGTTCTTCTAAGGCTATGCTTTCATCAGTCCTGTTGTTTCTTGTTGAACCTATAATTTCACCATTTAGGTCTATTAATGCATAGTCGTCAGGATAGAATCTAAATATGTATAACATAATATTATTTTCTAATCTTAAACCAAAACCCTTTGTATCCATATCATAAAGAGAGTTTAATTCACTATCCATATCATATAGTATGCTATCTATTTCATTATTACTATACTCGGTGATGTGATTTACTGGTAAATTCTTTAAATTTCTTATAACTTCAAGTCTCTTATTTTCTAATATTATCTCTTTTTCTAATGTTGTTTTCTTTTCATTCGTTAATTGCATAATTTTATCCTCCTTTGTTTTTTAATAATTATATTTTTCTTAATCTAGATAGATAGATCTTGGGTCTATTTAGTTTTTCTTCATAAACAAATATATAATTAAACCTATAAATATAAGCATAAATAAAATTGTTATATACACTAATATCTCTTTTATAAATAATACTTCCATAAATTTACACCTCAAACTTACATATATAACACGTTATAGAACTTTCACCAAAAATATCGTTTATAATTTGGTCCACAATATCCCAATCTCCACCACCTAGTCCACAACCGATTAGATAGGGTATAGAAAGGGTTTTAAGGTTTAATTCAAACATTTTATATTGAAGTTCTTCTAGTGCTCTTCTAAGTGCCTTATAATTGGTTTTAGGACCTCTTCCTCTATAATCATCTTGACCAAAGATATTAGCTATATATTTTCCTTCTTTGGACTTGACTAATTGTGTTGTTCCAAGTAGTCCTGTATTGTCCATACAGTAAAACCTATACTTTTTGTACACATCTGGGTATAGTTGTTTTATTGTCTTGGCAATACCTGCTCCCATAACACCTCTTGTGTTATATTGGTGTCCTAGAACATCCACATCAATTTTTGTTGCGTCTGCATTTATGTATTTTATCATTTTTGATTTACTCCTTTTTAATAATAAACCCCAACAATTAATGTTGAGGTTTTAATTTTTAATCCAATATTCTTACAATATTTCTTATTGGTGTCAAACTTAAGATGTCACCATAGTTGTTTGATCCAACACAAAGTTCCATTTCTTTTACTCCGTTAATTTCTTTTGTGGTATTGTCGTAATAGATACAATCAAAATCACATTCCGCTTCAAATTCTTTCTTTGTTGTTAGGTTAATTCGTTTTACTATAGCTGTAAAGCATTTTTTCTTGTTTAGTACTTTCATTATATCTTCTACTGTGTACATATCTTTACCTCTTTTCTCAATATTATTTCCATTTAAATTCAGACGGTTTTGGATCCTCGTTTATTAGCGCTGGATAAACATAACCCTTTAATTTTTTTATTTCTATAACTTCAAACATAACTATACCTCCAATTCTAATCTATTATTTTCTATAGAATAATAGATAGGCTTTAGACTATAAAAAAAATCAATATAAACTAGAAAAAATATTACAATATAATTTATATAAAATTTATTGAAATAATTTATTATTTGTGTTATAATTATTATGTATTAAACAAGCAAATTATGTAAGTTTTTAGTAAATTTATTAATATGAGAGGTGATAACATGTATAAAATAGCTAGCTTGTTTGCTGGTGTTGGTGGAATTGATTTAGGATTTGAATTGACGGGTAAATTTAAAACTGTATATGCAAATGAGTTTGATAAAAACGCTAGAATAACATATTCTGAAAACTTCTCTTCTAATCTCGATCCTAGAGATATTAGAGATGTTGATCCTGATGATGTGCCCGATATAGATATTATTACATCTGGTTTTCCTTGTACTTCATTTTCTATAGCTGGCTATAGGAAGGGTTTTGAAGATGAGAAAACAGGTGATTTGTTCTTTGAAACATTGAGGATTATAGTATCTAAAAAACCAAGGGTTATTTTTCTAGAAAATGTTAAAAATCTAGTTACTCATGATAAGGGTAAAACATTTTCTATAATAAAAGATGCTTTAATATCGAATGGATATTATATTAAGTATAAGGTTATAAATACTAAAGATTACGGGAACATACCTCAAAATAGAGAGAGGGTTTATATAGTTGGTTTTAGAGATAAAAATTATTATGATAAATTTGACTTTCCTCAACCTCAAATTTTAACTAAGACTATATCAGATATGTTAGATACAAATTCTGTAGATGATTGTTTTTATTATACAAAAGATAAAAATTCTTTTTATCCTATTTTAGAGGAATTTATAACAAAGGAAAATACTGTATATCAATGGAGAAGAAACTATGTGAGGGAAAATAAAAGTGGTTTATGTTCTACTTTAACAGCTAGTATGGGGACTGGTGGTAATAATGTACCTATTATAAAAACTGATAAAGGAATAAGGAAATTAACACCTAGAGAATGTTTTAATTTTCAAGGTTTTCCTAAAACTTATAAGTTACCAAATATAGCTAACAGCCATCTTTATAAGCAGGCTGGAAATTCAGTTTCGGTTCCAGTTATAAAGATGATTGCTGAAAGTATTTTGGTGGCTGTTGAGGATTAATAATTTAAGGGGTGATTTTATGATGAATGAAGTTTCTTTAGAATTTTTACATAAAACTACCAAAGAAACTACCCAAGAAAAAAAACTAGTTTTAATTAAGATTATATAAGGCGGTGAATATTTAATGGCAAGAAATAAGATGAAAAAGTCAAGAACTGTTAGTTTCAGACTTCGTAATGATATATGTGAAGAACTTGAGAAATGTTCTGAAGAAACAATGTGTTCAAAAACGGCTATTGTTGAAAAAGCTTTAGAAGACTATTTTAAATGTAATATCTGTCTTGATGTTAAGAAATCACCAAAAATTTATTTTTAAAACAAAAACCCCACTAGAATGTGGGGTTAGTTTTTTATAAGCTTTGTATTATTATTTTTCTAATATCGTAGTATCTTTTCTGATCAAGATCGTTATTATAATTTTCATAAAACCCTTTTGTTGATTTAAGGTTGTTAGTGTCAATTATACTAACCATTGTTGTAGATTTTTCTAGTGTAATATAAACATTAAGGTTATCTTTTTTAATTATTATCTGTACGTATTTATCGTGCCTTATTATTTTGTAACCTTTATAGTCTTTTGTTTTCATTCTTTCAACATACTTATTTATGAACTCAGATATTTTCTCATTTAATTTCCTATGTGAAACAGATTCTTTTATTTCAAGAACCTTTATTAAGTTCATTGTAAATTTTACATAACTTCCGAGTGGTGTATTGTAATCGTTTTCGTAAAACACATCAAGATATCCTCTAGCTACGAAATTATCTTCTGTAAAATCTGAGAGTGTAAGTGTTGTTTCATGACCAAATTTAGGGTCTCTAACTTCAGTTATTATGTCTCTTAGCTGTCCGTTGTCTATTATAAGCTTACATAAGAATCTACTATCCAATATCGATTCTAGCTCTGAACCTTTTAGGGTTTCTGTTATTCTATTTAATTTTTCATTTTTCATAGTTTTATTCCTTTTTTATTAAAATTCGTTACAATAATCTGTCAAATCGCCCATACTGCACAACACATAGTCTGGCTTTTCGCCAAGCGTCATACAAACATAAAATTCGTAGGAACCTTCTAATTTTTCCTTTATTTTTACCCAGCAAGACCTCATAGTATCATATGCATACGTTGCTTCATCAAGTGATTTTACAAACTCAGGTAGATAACAAGGTACATTCTCGTATTTTTCTGGATTTCTTTCACGAAGTTTTTCAAAAACTTCCATAACTTTTTCTTCTCTTACTGATGTTTCATCATAATTCATAGTGTAATTCATAACATTAACCTCCATTTTTTTAATATAAATTTCTATATAATGCTCTTGTGGATGAAATCCACACAAAATAATAAATAACTGGACTAATATCACTTTTTTTTATATACTTCCTTTCAAATTTTAACCTTTTTTTTTTTGATTGATTTTTCTATCAAAATATGTTATTATAATGTCAGGGTTTAACCTTGTATTTACAGGGTATTAAACCATATAAAAGAACCTTGAAAAGTGAATAATCTGTTGAGTTTTGTTTTAATATTTTATGGTCCATTTTTATAATATATGATAGAAAGGATGTATATATGAACAATATACTAAAAAAGATATTATCAGTATCTCTTGCTGTTTCTATAGCACTACCCTATTTGGGTTTTGTCTCAACGGCAGATACTAATAATATAAATCAAAAATCCCTTGATACAAGGGGTATTGTGAGTAATATCACTAAAGAAATGTCTAGACAAGATGTTTTGGATAATTCTTACAAAAATAATAACTTAAAAGATAAGACTATATCAAAAAACAAAACACTTTTAAATAATAAATCAAAGTCGTGGTTTGATAGACTTTTTGAACCATCTAGCGCAGAAGAATTAATCTCTGAGAAAGATGGTTATAAGATTGAAGTTGCTGATATGAACTGGATTGTTGGCAATAAAGTTAGTTCTGAACTTTTGCGTAAGGATTTAACTAACGATGATCCTTTTCATTTAAGGGCTAAGCTTAATATATCTTTAAATAGTAAAAAGGATTATAACCCAGGCGATATAAAAATTACTGTTCCTAAGTATGTTTTTAAAGATAGGGATGGTAATGATACAGGAACCTTAACACTCGCTGTTCCTAAGTATCCTAATAACAGTCAAGATTTTGCCTACCAAGAAGAGGGTAAAAATATTGTTATTGTAAACACTAAGAGGATAAATGCAACAACTCAAGCATTTTTTGAGTTTACTATAAAGGACTTGGTCCCTCATAAAATTAAGGATTTATCAACTGGTTATAAGTCAGCACCATTTAGTGCTTTGGTTGAAGTAACAACTGATAAGGGTAATAAAATATCTAAAAAGACTGGTGGTGTGCAGGCTGAGATTAATACTAGGGCTGTTATAGATGAGGTTCGTACTTTGGGTGGTGAAGTCTATAACAATTATAGTAAAGATTTACCTCAAGAGTTAAAACCAGAAAACCCCGATGATTATATATATGTTCTTTGGAAAACGGTAGCAACTTCGTCTGCAAATCAGCCTTATAGACTTGATGTTGATCATGATTTCACTCAAGGACCTAATGCAAGTGGTGCTAAGGTTTTAGGTTATATAAAGCAAGACCCTTTTACCGAGTCTAAGGAGACTGTTAAATCTGATAAGTCTTCTATAAAAGGTGTTTATGAGGGCTTTCCAAAAGTTTATTATTGGGGCCATGCTATTGTGACTTATTTTGTAGCATATCCTAAGTCCAATTTTAAGGATGGTGAGATTTATAATTTATTTAATTATGCTGGTTACAGGTTAACTAGTTTAGACGATAAAGAAGTCACTTTGAAGACAGCTTGGGATATGGTGACGTATAGACCTGTAAGTTTTGTTGCACCTACAGGTCATTTTATAGTAGAAAAAGGATCTTTTGGGTCTGTGTCTTATGGTTTGTCTAGATTACACAATAATGATGATGTGTTAGCCTCTTATAATTTGATTTTAAAGGCTTTTGGTTATAATTGGACATATGAGGGTTTGTACAATGGTGGTTCAAACAACCCTGATAATTATGGTCATAAGGAATATACTGTAACAACAAGGGATTATGGTGTTGAATTTAATGAATTAAAAAATTTGGATACTAATGACTATGATATTTATTCTGTGATGATAACTAATTGTAATTTATCAAACTATAAGAAAGCAGATAGTCCTTATCATGGGAATGCTGAAGGCCCTGATGGTATTAAATCTCGTGATATTGCTCAGGGGGAATGGGCGTATAAGGTAGATGATAATTTAGATTTAAATATAAAAATATTAGGTAAGCTTGGTACATCTTGGATTGAGTACGGTATATACAATAGTAAAACGAACGTTATAAAGTCTCATAGTGGTGCGTCTCTCGATACAGCTGAAGGTTATCCTACTTTGAAGTTTCCTAGTGGTGTTGCTGAGTTTAAATTAGAATATTCAACAAAGGTTGCTGGTGTTACTATGCAAATCATACCTAAAATTAGAATAAAAAATTCATCCCCTAAAATTAAAGCTGATATTGATAGGTTATTTAAATCATCAAGCAATCCTAAAGGTTTTGTTCGTAATCATGCGGATTTAAATTTTTCAGCAAACGGAGAAACTCATTTTGTTAATAGTGATTACGCCGATGTTAAACTTTCTAAGTTTTCATATGGTTCAAAATTAACAAACACTCTTACTTATAAGAATCAACCAGAAAAGAAGAAAATCATGTTAACATATACAGGTCGTATGGATTTTGAAGTTGATGGAAAGAATTTAAATGATATACATAATGCTAGGAATTTAGGTTTATTGAAGGAACAAACATCTTGTGTTTGGTATGATTTGTTACCTAAGGGTGTTATACCAGATGTTAATTCTATAAAGCTAAGAGATGATGATGTTGTTGAGTCTGTTGATTTGGTTGAGAATTATAAAAATTCAGGTAGGATTCTCATGAAAGTTCGTGCTAAGTTGCGTCCTAATTATAGATATAGAGGTTGGTTTAATGCAGGTGATACAATAACAGGAAATGATGTTGGCTATGATCAGCCAAAAATAACCTTTAATGCTACGTATGCGTGGGATGAGTTGCCTGATTGGGGTAAAGTTTTAACTAACCATATGGCTTATGAATCTGTTAATGATGAAATAGGTAATGTCGTTGATTATGTCGGTGAACCTAATACACCTAAAACTGGTATGAATATAGGTAGTAGGAATATGGATAAAACTGCTGATAACCTTTTAATGAACTTAAACCCTGATCGCAAAGGTCAATCATTTTTATACGCCAGTACAACAAACACCCTTACAGCCGACATATACTCTTCTTCATCCCTAAAAAAGACAGTTAGTGTGGGAGATGAGAACTCATACTCTGATGGTCAGTTAAATAACCTACCTAAAAATGTATATGAAAATGGTTTTTATACGTATAAGGTAAGACTTAGGAATGCCGATGCATCATCTAACGATAACATCATTTTCTATGATAAGTTAGATGGCTATGTTCCATCTCAGGATACTGATGACTATAGAGATTTTAGATGGAGAGGTAAGTTTGTTGGTATTGATTTATCAGAACTTGAGAAGGCTGGTATAAAACCTGTTGTTTACTACTCTACTAAAGAAAATATTGTTGTAGACAATATGGATAACAGGTCAGATAATGACTTAACTAAATCAAATATATGGACTAAGACAAAACCAACAGATAAGAGAATAACAGCAATAGCTGTTGATGCAAGACACAAAGCCGATGGTTCTGATTTTGAGTTGGGAGTTAATAAATCAATATCTTTTACTATAAAAATGCAGGCACCTCAGTTAAGTAAAGACGATGATGCGATTTTAGATCCTCAGTTAAAAACTGGAGATAATTTAAAAAATGTTTATGATGGTTTACTTTCTGTTGCTGAAACAGAATCTGGTATAATTGGTGGTGCTCATGCCTATAATTCCATAGCAATGACTTTTGTTTCAATATCAAATAAAGACAAGGTTAGAACACAAAACATGCTTATTAAAAATGAATACACCAAGGTTGGTCTAAAGAAATTAAATCTTCGTGTTGAAAAATCATGGGATGATGATAATGACAAGGATGGTTTAAGACCGAAAACTCTTTCTTTTGATTTGTTTGATTCAAAAACTGGTTATTCTAAAGCTAATGTTTTAGATTCTGTGACTCTTAGTAAAGATTCTAAGTGGGCTGGTAATTTTGATAAATACTCTACCCCACTTGATAGAAGTGGAAATCCTATAAATTTTGAAATAAAAGAATCTAGTAAACCTAATGGTTATACTTTCTCTGTTACCAAGGATAAAACTACTGATAGTTTAGTTTTTAAGGCTGTCAATAAGCACAAACCTGAGAAGATTAGTCTTCGTGGTGTAAAGACATGGGACCGTGGTCCTCAACCTCAGAAGATAAGGATAAATCTTTTTGCTAATGGAAAATTTTTAAAAGCTCAAGATGTTATTGAAATAGACGCTGAGTGGGCTTATTCGTTTAATGACTTGTATAAGTATGAAAATGGTCAGCCAATAAAGTATACCGTTACTGAAGATCCTGTTGAGGGTTATGAACCTGTATATAATAAAGATAATATAAATATACATAATAAGAGATTTTTTGAGCGTGGGGATTTAAGAATTTCTAAGGCTGTTAAGTTATCAAAGGCTTTTTCAGACGATGGTGGTGTGCTACCACAAGATAGACAGTCTGATGATTTTCGTTTTAAAGTTGTTTTGAAAGATTCAGATGACAATCTTGATAATGATGAATATGACTATGTTAAGTCAAATGGAACTAATGGTAAAATACGTAGTGGTAGCTATGTATATTTAAGCGGTGGTCAGTCTATCCTAATTAAAGGTTTGAAGGTTGGTACTACTTATGAAATAACCGAGTTGCCTGAAAAGTATTATAAACCTGAAGTTTCTATAATAAATGGTACAATAACAAAAGATAATGTTTCTCAGGCTAATTTTGTGAATATCTATAACCCACTTATAAACCTTCGTGGTATAAAGACTTGGGATGAGTCTTCAGAACCTCTACCATTTTCAATAAAGGTAAATCTTTATGGTGATGGTAAATTTATAGAATCAAAGATTGTAGAAGAAGTAGATTTTGAATGGTCCTATACTTTTGAGGATGTGCCTAAATATAATGAAAAGGGCGAACTTGTTAAATACACCGTTACAGAAGACCCTGTGGATGGTTATAAACCAGTTTATAACAAAGATAATATAGATATTTATAATAAGGTTGCTGGTTATAATTTGACTATTAATAAGATTGTTAAGGACGAAAATAATCAAGAGATTGTAGGAAATTCTAAAGTTAATAAAGATATTTTTACTTTTACTGTTTTATTTAAAAACTCTGATGGTAGTGTAAGTAATGATGTCTATACTTATGAAAAGTCAGATGGTAGTCAGGGCCAAATTAGAAATGGTGATACTTTTACACTATTAAATAAGGAAAATATAGTAATTAATGACTTACCTAATAGGTTTATGTATGAGGTCAAGGAACTTCCTACTGAGGGTTATAAGTCTTTAGTGCCTAAATTTACAGGTCAGATAGAAAGTTTAGATGAGTCTATTACTTTTGCTAATATTTATAAGCCTGATTCTAATATCAAAGCACCTCTTACTGGTAAAAAAGGTATTGTATTTGGTTTATTATTAGGTTCTTTTCTGATCTTGGTTTTAAGTTACTATATAACAATAAAAAGAAATGTTTAAATGAATAAGGTGGGTCCTGTATAGGACACCACCTTATTTTTATATGTTGTTTCTTAATTCCTGAGCCAAATTCTCATTTTTGTCATATACTGTTAACTCTAAACGAATCTTTTCTGTTACATCTCTTAGAGTGTTTTCTAGCTTGTTCATCTTGTCTATAATTTCGTATATGTTTTCTACAGGCGAATATGGTTGATACAAGTCAGCGAAGGTATATCCTATATTTATACTATTTAAGCAGTTTAATAGAAAACTTTGAACATTCTTTATTGATTGAGTATATTCACCACTTATTACCAAATCCTCTACTTCTTTGCAAAAATGTCTCAGTGTCGTAAATGAAAATAGGATATCACATATTCTTATTTCTATTATCAAATCACTACAATCGTCTGTTGTTATACTCTCTATCTCACCTATTTTATATCGATCATTTAGAGATTTTATAATTGTTATTAGGTTTTTATTCATTTTTAGACTCCTTTGTTTATTCAGGTTTCATATCGTTTATTATAAGTCTTAATTTTTTGTCTTCGTTTTCTGATATAGGCTGACCTTTAGCTCTTTTAAGTTTTAAACCCTTTATAAAGGTGCTGTCTTCTTTTGTTATTGACTTACTTGATAAGACATCTTTTGTTTGTAGATCTATTATTTGTAGTGTGTAGCTATTCTTGTCTTTGCAATTACACATTACAACACTTTGTATTACTGATAGTAAAATCATAATGATTACAACAGCTATAATGGGTGTTTTGAAGGTTTCCCACCAATCTTTGTCTTTGTATGACCAGACTAGCATTAAAACCAGTAATATTGTGAACAATACCATAATTTTTATGTAACTCATATTAAGCATTGTATATACCTCACCAATATCCTCTATAATTAATGTATTTAAATCCATTTCTTCTTTCCTTTCTTTTTAAATTAATTCATCAACGAAAATAAATTGAAAAATAGACGATTTTCCCCCATATGGTTTACCCTTATTAACGGATCCCCATCCTTATTTAATTCTTTTATTCTTATAATAAAGTCAGAGGGGTCCATTCTAAATTGAAGTGTCATTAACTCTTTTGGTTTGTTACCCTCAAAAGTTATAGTTTTATTTATCTTGTCAATCTCTACAATTTTTAATTTGCCACTTTTATAGTTTACTATAAAGTTTTGTAAAATCTTGTTTGGATCTATAGGGTCTTCTGTTTTGCAATAAAACTTTCTTAGTGCATCTCTTAAATCGTCGTCTTCTGGATATATACTTATCTTATTCCCTATTTTTATAGTGGGATTAAGAGGATATTTTATATCTATTTTGACATCTTCACCCTCTAGTTTGCCTTCTAAGATATTATTGTCTATAAATTTGAAATCCTGCTCTGTTTTTAATTCTTCTAAGATTTTTTCCATATTTTCTAACTTTTTTACAAAGAATTTACTTAAGTTATCCATGTATAGGGTTTGGTCTTGTGTGCTGTGATGGATTTGAATTTCCTCTTTACTTATATTTACATATAAATATTCTCCAACTTTTGTTTGAAGGGTATCTTTCATATTGTTGTACTTAAAATCTAAATCTTGTAGTTCTGGATAAATTAGATATTCAAATACAAGGTCTAAAGGTTTATTATAGGCATTTTTATCAAAATCGATTGATATCTCTTTTGCCTTTGATTGGTATTTAGTTATATACATAAAGATATAGAGTTTGTAGAGTAACTTTCTATTCTTTGGTGTTATATACTCTGTATCTAATTTCATTTTGATACCATCATCATTATATGTTTCTAGTTCTATAGAGTCAAAAGACTCGTTTATGATTATCTTGTCTTTATCACTTTCAATTTGATACTTATCTTCAAACTCCCCTTCTTTTACTCTTAAAAAGTCTATATTTAGTATTGCTTTCTCAAGTATCTTGTTTAGTTCATCTTGTTTTTTCTCGATCCAGATTTCTTTTTCTTTTCTTACTGATTCTAACGTTCTTTTTAATAATGGACGAGGTAGATTTACAAAAAATTGGTTTTTATAGGTAAATCTATTTTGGTACGGCTTTGGGTTGAAAATAAACTTTTCGTCTATTTGAGCAAAATCATCATTTAAAATTTTTATATTCTCAAGGTTTATTCGTTTTATAATCTTCTCAAAATCATATCTTATCTGTAAGAATTTATCAAAATGAATTGATTTATTCATTTCATATGATCCTTTTGTTTCCAACGGGTCTATATTTATAGATGTTTTATTAGGTTTAAGCGAAATTATAAGATTAGGGCTTTGCATTACTATTTGGAAATTATTTTTGTCTATTGTAAAGTGGTATCCATAATAGAAACCGCATTCATAGCATCCTAGAGTATCTTCAATTATAGACTCTACTGTGTTTTCAATTTCAGATTTACTTATCTGGCCATTTAGATTTTTTGCTTTTACTATAGATTCTAGTGTGGTCTTTATATATTTTATTGGATTTAATGTATCAATATATGTGTCTTTTTCAGAATAAACTAGAGTCTTTTCACAGTTTATATCTATGATATATAGGTAATAATCTACCTTACCATCTTTGATTTTTATATCAAACTTATAATTTTTTACATCAAAGCAAATTTCTTTAATCTCCCCATCTTTGACAGTTAAGGTATAAGGGTCTTTGAATTTTTTTACTTGATTTAATATTTTGTTTATTTCTGTTATGTCTATTTTCATTGAAAAATCCTTGTTTGCTGTTAATCTTAGTGATACCCTACCATAAACACCTTTTTGGGTAATAATAAAATCATCTTTTGGGTCTGGTTTGTTTGCTAACTTTTCTTCTATTTCTTTTAGAGATGGTGGTGTGATGTCTAGATTTTTACATTCTTTTTGGAATTTTTCAATTTTTCTATGACCTGATAGTTTTATAAACATGGTTTTTATCCTTCCTTTTTTTTTATATTGTTTTTAGTGAATGATTTTATTTATTTCTGATTTTGTAATTATATCATTCTCCTTTTCTGGTTGTATCATATTTTCTAATTTTTCTTTTTCATGGTTTAAGATCTCTATATTTACATCTTCTTTATAATCAAAAATGATCCAACCTTTTTCAATTATAAGCCTTGATATGCAATAATCTGTTTTATTTTCCGTGAAATAAAATGTTACTGTAAAAAATTTTGTAAAGACCTCTATTTTTTCTATTTTACCATTTTTTACCAATAATGAATAAGGATCTTTTAGGTTTATAGCATTATCAAGAGCCTCCTTCATTTCAGGTATATTTTCTGTTAATAAGAAGTCTTCATCTTTTTGTAGTTTTAAAGTAACAATATTATCGCTTTCTGCCATTGTTACTTTGAAGATTTCTGCTGAATTACCAACCTTTAATAGCATCTTTTTTATTTCTCTAGAGGTTGGATATTCAATATCTAGTTTTCTACATTCGTATCTAAATTCATTAATCTTTATCCAACCAGATGTGTTTATAAATAGCATACACTAATCCTTTCTTTTAAAACATAACAAGAGAGGTCGAATATGACCTCTGCTTTTATGAGTATTATCTGAAGTATTTTTTCATATGTTTTATGCTTATTGGTTTATTTCTTTTCAAAGCATCTTTAAATGGTTTTTGATCAAATATTATATTGAGCATTTGGGTGCTAAACCAATCATTGAATTTATAAAGAATGTCATTTAGTAAATGTTCGTCAAATTTTTCTATTGGGTTTCTCTTAAGATGGTAAGAAATATATGATTTAGGTATATTTCCTGCACCAAATTTCTTAAATTGATTCCATACATGTTTAATCATTGGTCCATTTTCAGTTGCTATAATATCATCCCCAAAACAAGGTTGACCTTTTTTCATTAAAAAGTAGGCTTGACAAAAGTATAATAATGATTGTATTTTTATTGTTGATATACTATTATAGTCCATTTGGTCAGCACTAACAACCAAATACGATGCTATATCTAATGCGTTGTAAATCATAATTTTTACCGCCTTTCTTATTTTTTCTATATAAAATTAGGTCAACACGAAGTTGACTCATATTTTTATTAAACTTCTATTCAGATCCTATACCAACAATTTCAAATGTCTTTTTTAGGTTCATATCTTCCGTTGTTATCTCAAGATCTTTACCGTTTTTCTCTATAATGTAGTATTTAGTAAAACCTCTATTTAGTATTTTAGTTGGGATTCTTTGACCTGCATTTATTTTTTTATGACCTATAGTATACCTTAGACCCTTTACCTCATATTTTCTTTCAGGTTTTTTGGTTACTACATAGTCTCCTATATAAATCTTAGCATCTAAGAAAGCCTTTAGGTTTCTATTTTCTGTATAAAATTTTATTCCTATAGATAGTACTATGATACTTATTATTATCACTATAAGTTCTATAATTTGAGGTTTTGTGTCGTTCACCTTATCACCTCTTTTCTATTTCCATTACATAACTTTGTTCGTTTTGGGATTGAAGTTTATTTATCTTATCCTTATTTTCAAATATGAATATTAAGGATGTTATAAGTAGTATACCAACAACAAGTCCCACTATTCCAATTATGATTTTGGTTTTATTTGATGTTTTGTTTTTTCTATTTTTTCTCATATCCACCAATCTTTCTAATTTTCAGTTAGTTTTACAGCATCTTCTAGGAACTTTACTATATCAAATGGTTCTATAAGGTTTTTCATTTCATTTATCTCTGGATAAAACTCTGAAACATTTGTAAATACACCATTTTTACCTCTTATTTTTATAAAATTCTTTATATAATCATCACAAGCTTTGTTGCTTTCTGTATTGATACCAGAATCTTTAAGGGCTGATAGAATACCTATGAAATGGTTTCCAAATTCGCATGGGTATTCTTTCTTTGTTTTTGTGTCGTATACTGATGAGTCTAGTAGAGGCCCTGCCATATGATTTTTAAATTCTTGCTGTCTTATAAGGGCTAACCATAAATTTTTTCTTTCTTCATAATCGCCCTTAATCTCAAAAGTTTCTTGACCCTTGTTTATTTCTATGGCTATTTTATCTATTAATTCGTTAGATAATAAATCTTCATCTGTTATAAAGTTTATTATCTTATCTTTAATCTTTATTGAAGCGCCCGCATCATTTAATTGATTTAGATTTCTTTCATAGAATATTGTTATAGATAGTCTTAGTATATGGTGTGGGCTTATGTTGAAATTTACTTCCATTTTATTTCTTCTCCTTTTTGTATAACTTGTATAACCAGTCGTCTAGTTTATCTATTATTCTGTTTACAATATAAGATGTTAGATATAACATAACTGATATTACTAGTATCACTATAAAAATAAGTATTAGTATTAAAATACCAATCATTACATATTTTATATATTGTATTTCATTTATTCCTTTCTAGTAAATATAAAAATCTGTGTCTTTTCTTAAACTTATTTGCATATCGTATTTGGTATCATCAGTTACACCCCAACCGTTATAATAATCTCCTTCTTCATCTACGAAACACTCTATATCACAAATAATATCTTCTATTGTTGGTATTGGTGTCAGGTCTACTGTATCAAGATTAGCATCTAGAATTTCTTTTCTCTTTGATTCTATCTCTTTTATAAAAGAGTTTATGGTATTTAAACCCTTTTCTGTTAATTTTATCATAAAAAATCTCCTTTTTTATATCCATATTCTTTTTCTATTTTCTTTATCCTTAAAATAATCTTTGATTTTACTTATACTTATTATTTCGTTCATGTCAGTATCAAGCCAAGGCAATTCTTCCTGAGTTTGTTTTACTAATTCGAATGCTGAATAATCCACTTTTGCTAAAATAACTTCATCTATTAAGGCTTTGTCTTTATCAGCTATTGACTCCTTGTAAAGTATGAAATCGTATATTGCACGGTTAGAATCACATTTATACTCTTGATAAACTTTTTCTACAACTGGTCCGTACTTCCATGCAACAATATCATCACTAAAAGCAGGCCTATTAACTTTAACAAGAAAGGCTGCTTGAGTATAATATAATAATTTTTGTAATTGAAGATTATTTATTTCTTTTTCCAATTTTAAGCATTTTCTAATGATGTAACTTGCTATTTGATTAGCTGTGTATAAACTTTTCTTCATATTAACCTCTTTTCTTAATTTGATATTGTTTTTATTTTATGACTCACTTGAATGTTCTTCAAATATGTCGTAATTATTGATTTCTCTTAAACTTGTATCATTTGATTGTAAACCAGTCCTAGTATTAACCCATGGTTTTTCTTGTTTTGTTAGATGGTTTAGTTGAAATAGTGTGAGTCTACCATAAACTTTCCATATTTGGTCTAGATATTCTATTACTTTGATATTAGTTATATCTTTGGCTTTATTGAGTTTTTCAGAGTTATTAAACTGGACATCTTCATATAATTCTTTGAATATCGGACCATCTATTCCTGCTTGAGCTTGACCATCAAAAAGTGTGTCTAAGTTTTTCTGATCTGGGCTATTGTTTGAAAATATATACCAACTATATGCATACCAGCACAATCTTTGAATTTTTTCTATAAATATGCCGTGCTCTCTTTCTTGAAAGTTTTTGGCTATTTCAAATATAGTGTACATAACATTTTTTCCTTTCTTTTTTAATTTTTACCTGTTTAGATATTCTTCAAATACATCATAGTTATTGATTTTCTTAAAGCTTGGTTTGGTTGGTTTTAGACCAACCCTAGCATTAATCCAAGGTTTTTCCTGCTGTGTGATACTTTCTAGTTCATATCCAGTAAATGAACCGTAAATGTTCCAAACTTTATTTAAGAGGTCTAGTATTTCAAGGTTTGATATAGGTTTAGCGTTTCTAGTTTCTAAGGAATCATTAGACCTGATGTCTGTGTATAATTCTCTGAATACTGGACCGTGAATCCAAGCTTCTGCTTGACCATCAAATAATAATTCCAAATTTTCTTCGTTTGGTTCATTATTTAAGGCTATGTACCAGCTATATGCATACCAGCATAACTTTTGGAGTTTTTTAAGGGACATATCTGGTTCTCTTTCTAAAAAAATTTTAGCAATTTCGAATATTGTATACATAATATTCTTCCTTTCTTTTCTTTTTATTTTATAATGACACATCAATCAGTAACTGACCATCCCTTGTTTTGTATGTTTTATCTGGTAGGATATAACCGTTTGGTATGTCTTTGAAATCCAGACCATTATAAAATTCTTTTAAATACTTATCATAATAGTTTTCGTCATAAAGGTTTATATATTGATCTAGGTCAAATAATTCTAATATTGAATATGAACAACCTTTTTTCTTAAATATTGATGTTAGGTATTCTTCCACATAGTTTGCAGATAGTGTGTCCCAACCTTTTAACATAAAAGACTCCCAGCTTGAAAGCGTGTTTATTATATTTTCTCTTATGATTTCGTAAACCAGATATTCAGGTAGGTCACTCTTAGGCGTTGTAAATATTATTTTACTGATATCTTCTACAAAATTTGGTTCAAGGCTTTTTATGTGGTCTTTTAGTAAATCAACTTCTTTGGGGTCTATGTATATAGACGACTCTTCTATGTTTTTTAAGAAGTTTTCATAAAAAGTATTTGTCTTTTCTACGATTTCTTTGTTCATGGTGTTCGGTCCTTTCTTTTTTTATATTTTTTATTTGAATAATTCCATTGTATTGGATATTGATATGTAATTATATGGTTCTATGTTTTCTAGAGTCTCTTTTGGGTTAAAGCAAAGGTTTATATAAAGTTCTTTTGGTATAAGGTCTGCTTCAATATTCCATATTAGAGCCTTTAACAGAGAAAAGTATTCTTTATTTTGTTTACAATTTATTTCCTTATCATCATTATACATGATTTTTAATGCTCTGATAAGAGGGTCTTTAGTTATTAGTTTGAAATTTTCAAATTCTTGATCTGATGAATTTAAAACATCTTCTATATATAATTCTCGTATTGCAAACTTTAGTGAGTTGTCTTTGTTTGCTTCCATAATTTTTACTTCCTTTCCGCAGTTTAAATCGTGTTCTCCATTAAAAATAGGTGAGCTATGCTCACCTATAAGTTTTATCACAACCACCTAGAAAAAGAAAGAGGTAGTAGCAATAGCTACCACCTCATAAATTTCGCAAAAACCGACAGGATATAATATTAAAACAAGCAAGTACGATGGCTAGTTTGACAGGATCCTTCATCGTTCCTCCAATAAAATGCTCATTTTTTTTTCCTAGTTCCTGTCGGCGAATGAGATGAATCTTCGAGTTAATCTCTTCTAGAGTATTACTCCTATCATCCAAAAACAGGTCGGCTGGTAGTTAACCAGCCAAAAGAGTCATTAAGCCTTTCTATTGTAGATAGGTTTTATATGCTTTATCACATCAACTGTATCGACTATGCATATCTTGATATCTTCTGAATCCTTATAAACCATTGGTGATTCGTCTAGTGTGTTTGAACCAACTGATGATGAATATATACCCTTCATCAAGTCTATAAATTCTTTCAAATCTACACATTCCTTAGCTTGACCCCTTGATAGTATTCTACCAGCTCCGTGTGGTGCTGATTCGTTCCAATCAGGATTTCCTTTACCTTTACATATAAGAGAGCCGTCTCTCATATTAAGTGGTATTAAAACTGTTTCGTCTTTTTTAGCTGATATAGCACCTTTTCTTAAGATTTTATCTACTGGATCTATGTAGTTGTGTATAGTTTCGAAGTGGTCTAAGTCTTCTAACTTTAAATCAAAAGCTTTTTCTAGTATTACTCTTGCTATCGTCTCTCTATTTAGACTTGCATATTTTTGAGCAACAAAGGTATCTTTTAAGTAGTTTTCTAAATCTTCACCCTTTATTGTGGCAAGGTCTTTGATCTGAGCTTGTGATTTTTCTACACCAACCTTGTGCCAGTATTCTGCTATTTGTTTTCCTAGGTTTCTAGAGCCTGTATGGATGACTAGGTATTTATCACCCGTCTCAGAGTCTACTGAAACCTCGATAAAGTGATTTCCACCGCCTAGGGTACCTATGGACCTCATAGGTGTCTCTAAAGTGATCTGGGCGATTATAGGGTTGTTTTTGAAGAAGTCTTCTGATGTTTTAGATATAACACTATGTTTAGCAAAACCAAGTGGTACAAATTTTGTTATAACATCATCTAATTTTTCAAAGTCAACATCTATTTGACCCATATTTACTGTTAGCATACCACAACCTATGTCTACACCCACAAGGTTTACACAAACCTCATCTTTTACTTGCATGGTTGTACCTATCATACAACCCTTGCCAACATGAACGTCTGGCATAATTCTTATTTTTAGGTCTTTGGTAAATTCTTGGTTTAGCATCTGATGACATTGTGATAAAACACCATCTGGTATGTGGTTAGCATATATATGTGCTTCACCGTATTTACCTCTTAATATAACTGGTTCTAATTTATTCATAAATATCAACTCCTTTCCTTTTTTTTTATACTATACCGATCTGGGATCGATATAGTATATATATTTATTCATTTTTATTCCATCTCTAACAGCATTCGCTGTACCACCAGTGCTGACACCATCATAAACTGCTATTAAAACATCACAAGCCTTAATCATACCAATATTTTTCTGATTAAGTATGTATGGGTAGCTACGCCCAATGTTTTTACCTGCATATTCACGAACTTCTTCTGCATAGCTTAGAAGTTTTTCCCAACGGTCACGATCTACTTTATTGATCCAACGAGATGGTTGATTTTTGTCTGGGATTTCTGCTATAAAACGAATACGGTCTTTACCGTATTTTTCTTGACAATCCACTATAGCTTGCGCCCAGACAGTATCGGCACCTAGTGCCATGCCTGAATGACACTCAACAATTTGATATTTTTTTAATGCTTTTTCAATGATATTAATCAAATGTTGGCGAAGACGACTATAATAATCCTGACTTAAATCATAACCAGCTAGTTTAGTTGGTCTGTGACCTGTTAGAGAAATACAAATTACACCATCTTTCATCGTTTTAAACATATATAAACCCCTTTCTTTTTATACAAATCTCAATAAAAATAGGTGGACCCAAAGGTCCACCATACATTTAGTTTATTTATTCATATTCGTAATAATCTCTTATTTCTTTTGCTGTTGCCTCAATATTTATATAAGGTGATGCATCGGTTGACATTTTGAATGAACCATCGATATAATCCCTTTCTGTTGGTAGCTCTATTTCATTTTCTGTTTTACAAAATATTTTAAGAGCATCTTCTAGGCTTTCAGCCTCTATTTCTATTGTTCCAAAGACTGACCATTCTACAGGTAGTTTGAATACTTTTTTATTTGACATTTTTAATCTCCTTTTTTATTTGTTTTGGGTTGGCCCAGTATGGTGTCACTTCTATTTTGGTTATATAGTCACGTTTTTTCTTTTTTGGTTTTATTAATTTCTTTATTATGTTTTTCATTTTACTTGATTTCGTTTATATAAATTATCTGATTAATATATCCTTAGCTCTGTTGATTTCTTCTTTAGTAAACTTTTCACCAAAAGTATTTTTCATCTTTAATTTCTTTAAGAAGTTATATTGGTCTTTGTTTATTTCTATGGTTTCTTGATTTTCTATTGTAACTTTATAATGGTCTTTTGTTCTATTGATTACTGTGTAAGTTACGGTTGATATTATTACGCATATCAGTAATAATGATATTGCTCTATTTAACATTTTGTTAATTTTGTCATCTGATAAGAGGCTTAAGTTGTTTATTATATTTGTCATTAAAATAGTAATTACAATTGATAAAAATATCATAATTACAATCATTAAGTAATCTTGCACCATAAAAGCTTTGATATGTTCTAGTTGTATGTTTTGTAAGTTCATTTTTTATATTCTCCTAATAATTATATGGCTAACTCAAACTTCAGATTAGGTTTTACTGGATTATAGTTTTCCATTGTAAAATCATCTATAGTGAAGTCATAGAAGTTGGTTTTTTCTGGGTTTAAGATTAATCTTATAGACTCAGAGTTTTCTTGAGGTTCTCTCTTTAGAATCTCTTCTGCTTGTATGATATGCCTATCGTATATATGTGCATTATTTACATAATGACAAAAAACTCCTGGTTTTAGACCAACATGTCTAGCAACCATCATCTGTAATGCTACATATTGAATTTTGTTTATTGCATTTGCTATAAGTAAATCTGATGATCTTTGGATTAAGGTCATATCTAAATACTCACCTCTAACAGACCATTGTGTTTCCATTGCACAAGGATATAGACCATCGCTATCATCAAAGTCTTGATACTGATATAGGTTGATTATATGCCTTCTACCATAAGGCTCATTCTTTAGTCCATTAAGAAGTTTATTTATAAGGTCATACCTTTTGACAGTTGTACCGTATCTTTGACCAATAGTTCTGTTTCCGATATCCCATTCATTCCACCAAGTAATACCATACTTGTCTTTAAGTAAGTCTAAATCATTGCTTTGATCTTGATAAATCCATAAGATTTCCTTAATACCAGACTTCCATGCTATCGGTCTTAGAGTTACTATTGGTAATTCACCTTTAGATAAATCGTATCTCTCAAATACTTGGTTGACAAACATTGTGTGAGATGGCGTACCATCTGCATATCTTGGTCTAACCTTTTGGTCTTTTGTTAAAGTCCCCTCACTTAATATTTTTGAACATAAATGCTTTAAATTATTATCTGCTATTGTCATAGTTTATAGGTCCTTTCTATTAATTGTTTATTAGTATAAATTCAAATAAGGTAATAAAACATACTTTATTTTTATAGATGTCTTAAGTTTTGGTAGTTGCTTAAAAATTTCATCTGGTATGCCATTGATTTTATAAAAAGTATCCGTTTCTATTTCTTTCAAGCATTTAATATCTGACTCTATTAGTTTTAGAAATTCTATGTAAAATATACTATATTCATCTTTCAATATCATATTTTTAGATTCTTTTATTATTATTTCCAGCATTAAACCAAACATAAGCCTTTTATCAAACCTAATTATGTTATATAACCTTTTATCTTTTATGTTATTTCCCTAAAGTTTAATTATATCATTTGCAAGATTTTTATTAGGTTCACTTAAAGAAATTGTAAAATACGATATTTCATAAGCATTTAATGAGTCTTGATTTTGATTAAAAAATGACTTATATTTTATATCCATATGGATAGAATCTTCTATTTTAATATCTTTAAAATCTTTTATTTTAAAAATTATAAGAGGAATCGTTTTTATTTTTCCAGTTACTTTGAATATTAGTTCGACTCCTTGTTTTTCGTAATAATCAATCAAATCTTTCATTTGATTTTTTAATGTGTTTATGTTTATAGGATTTGATTCTAAAGCCTCTGCTACTAAAATAAGGTAACCATTTTTTATTAAAGATTCCTCTATTCTTTTTTTATAGTAATCCATTTTTAAAAAATCTATTATATGTTTTTGAATTGGATCTTTTTTGTTTAAAAGTTTTTCCTTTTTGTTTTTTATATGACCATTTATTGTTTTTAAGTACTCTTCTTGTTTTTTATGGTTTTTATATTTTTCTGATATTGTTAAGTTTGATTTTTTCAATTTTATTTACACCTTCCTTTTTTATATAGGTGATTATCTTTTTATGATATCTCTAACTTTGATGATATCTTCTTCTTTTATCTTTTCACCTAGTGTGTATTTATCTTTTACATTTCGAATAAAATGATGTTCCTCTTTTGTTATTTCTTTAGCGCTTTCTTTATCATCATTTAAATAAACTTTATAAACATCATGATCCTTATATTTATTAAAATAGTTTATTGTGGTTTCAATTAGAGCTGAAAAAAATATTATGGTTATCATTAGAAAAATAAGAGCTACTCCTTTATTCATTAGTTTGAAAAATGATATGTTGATATAGCTAAGTATCAGTATAAGTGTTAATATTACAATCAAATTTCCTATTATGTCATATACATTTAATTTTTCTATAAATTCTAAATGGACTGCGTTTAGGTTCATAATTTAGGTCCTTTCTTTTTTTTTTTTTATATTTTCAGATTTAGGCTACTACATTTACTATATAATTTTCCAGCTCTTCTCTGAAACATATATTAATATCTTCATTAGACTCTACCGCATCAACGTCATAATCAAAGAAAATTTCACTTGTGTCAAACTTATTTATAAATTTTGAAAACATTTCCTTATAGTGATGGTCCCAGTTATCTAGTAATTTATCAAAGTTTTCACAAGTCCTTAGTTCTTCTTTGTTGAAACTAAAACTATTGAAGTCTATCATATTCGTAACAAGTTTAAGTAGTCCATCGTGGCTTAAGTCAAAGCAATCCTGATAATCACAATAGTATTCTAGGTTTTCTATGGTCCAATCGTGAGACTTTGAACTTATTTCAGAATTGATTTTGCCTTTTTCAAAATCTGAGATATTTACATATTCAAATATAGAGGACATAGATTCATCTTCTTCTATATAGTCAAAGACTATCTTTAAACTATTGGAAATGATGTTGTCTAGCGTTTTGCAAGAACCCTTCTTTGATGTTATAGATTCTCTTAACCAAGTTTCCATGTTTTCTATATTAGTAGTATAAGACCACCTACCTGTTCCATAGAAGCTCACACTGTATTTCTTACAGTTTGTAGTGTCTATGTCTAGACCGTGGTCATAGTCTGTAAGGTCTGCTTCTTCTAAGTTTTCTAGGATTTCTTTTACAGTCATATTTTGAAAAGCGGGTATTACAGTATGATATGTTGCGTCTGCTAAATTTTCATTTATTAAATGTATAAAGTTAGCAGCATCCTTTTCATCTTTTACATACATCGTCATAGTTCCGTTTGCGAATGTTATATTTGCCATGTTTTTATTCTCCTTATTTTAAATTCTTTTATTTATGTTAGTAGTATCATTGTTATTAGAACGGGAGTAGCTATAGCTATCATCATTAGGACTAATAAGAGTGTACTGTCGTTCTCATCATCGTCATTTTCATCATCATTATTATTATCTTTATTATCGTTACTATTTTGATCTTTATTATCATTTGTTTTGATTAGTGAATTGGAACTCACTATAGATATGATTAATAGTAGAATTAATATATTAATATCCACCTTTTAACCTTTCTTTCATTTTACATCTTTTTTAATTTTTTTATTGTTAGCCCTATTAGATTTATCAATGTATAAATTAGAATGACTATGACAGTAAGTTTGATTAATTTAAAATCTAGAGTGCTAGATGGATAACCTAATTTTGAAAAATCTATAACAATTTGATCAGGATTTGGTTTGGGTACATTTATTTTTCGAGTAAATATGTAAAATCCCAATATACCAGCTATTATACAACCTATAATAATAGAACATTCATGTTTTAATTCTTTGTGTTTTTCACTATCTTTATTATTATTTTCTTCATATATTGAATTATCAAAAACTTCTATATCTTCCATATTGAAACGATTCATATTTAACCTCTCTTTTTATACATATAATTATCTTTTTATAATTTCCCTAATTTTATTAATGTCTTCCTCTTTTATTGTTTCACCCAGTATATAATCATTCTTTACACTTTGAATAAAATCATACTCTTCCTTTGTTATTCGTTTAATGTGTTCATCATTTGCACCAATATAAAAACCATAAATATCTCCATCTTTATGTTGGCGTATGAAGTAAGGAATATCCACAGCTACAAATATCGGAATTAGTATGGCGACCATTCCCGATAGTATGGGTAATAATATTATTCCATCGAGTGATCTTAGTGTCATAAAAGTAAATAACGCACTAATTATTAGACTTACTATAATCATGAATATTATACAACCTACTGTTGGGGCTTTTTCGTATTTTAAATGTATTACATCAAAGTTCATTTTTAAAATCCTTTCTTTTACTTTGTTAATATTATAGTTTTAATTCTATTAACCTCATCTTCTGTTGGTTTATCACCAAGTATAGCTTTTTGCTTTACATTTTTAATGAAGTCATAATTTTCTTTTGTTATTGTTTTGGCATCTTCTTTATCATTTAAATAAACCTTATAAGCATCACCAGCCTTGTATTTTTCAAGATCTTTTGGTATGGTGATTATTGTATTTATGGAAAGCGCTATGGCTATTATTAGAAAGAATATACCTAATACTCCGGTGTCTTCGTAAAAGGCTCGTATAGCAAAATAGCTGAAGAACCCTATGAATATTAATGATAAAATTAATCCAAGTGTTATGTAACCTATGGTTGTTCCTTTTATGAGTTCAAGTGTATTGAATTTAAGTTCATATATTTAATTCCTTTCTTGTTTTAAAATTTCTCTAATTCTATTGATATCTTCCTCTTTTATTGTTTCGCTCAGAATATAGTCATATTTTATATTTCGAATAAAATCATACTCTTCCTTTGTTATCTCTTTAGTGTTTTCTTTATTATCTAAATAGACTTTATAAGTATTATCATTTTTGTATTTTCTATAAAGTTCTGGTATATCATCCTTTATTATGCTTAAGGATATTCCTGTAGCTATAATTGTAAGAACTGCACCTAATATTTTGTCTATTTTAATGAAGATTATAATCGTAAAAAAGGTAGGTGTCACAGTGAATAATGTTGTAAAAAATAGATATTCCATTAATTCGTATAGAGTTAACCCCTCTTCAGACTCTAAATGTATTGAATTTAAATTCATATATTTTTGGATCCTTTCTAATTTTTTATTGCTTAATTATCTTTTTAATTTTGTCAATTTCTTTATCTTGGATTTTCTCTCCAAGAACATATCTTTCTTTTATTTTTTTTATAAAAAGATATTCATCTTTTGATATTTTGATATCCTCTTTTGAATCATTGTCTTGTTTTCCTATATAGACATAATAGGATGGGTTTTTATGGTTTTCTAGATTAATATAGGTATATAATATAGGTGGTGTCATAATAATTATGATGATAATATTTAAAATAGATTTCTTGAAATCTCCCTTTAAAATATTTATTACTATATTTATTATAGCATAAACTATCAAACCAATTAATAATAATATTGCTATAAGCATAAGGATTTTTGGAACAGGCTCTACATATTTTAGATTTATCATATTCAATTGTACCATGTTTTTACTCCATTTCTAACTTCTGTCTGATTTTAAATCTTTTAACAAGTCCTTGATATAGTGGTCTAAGACTCGTAAATAATCAACTAATTCAAAAGGATGGTGGGTTTCGTTTTCTGGATCGTAATAATTGTCAAACATATATTTCATGTCTACACCCTCTAGGCACTTTATTATGAAATCTATTATTTTATTTCGGGCCAATCTCTCCCGACCTTTTGCTATGTGTTCATATACTTCATCATATTTACTCTTTATCATAACAAGTGTGAATATAAATGAGTTTATGTTGAAGTATATTTTTAGTTCGCCATCTTTGCTCACATAAGAACCCTTAAGTTCACCTATTGAATATTCTTCGTTTATAGATTCTAAAAGTTTTGCTAATTTTTTATCGTTGTCAATATTTTCCATTTTTTTTTAATCTCCTTTTTATATTTTAAATATTTTGTTAATTCTATCCTTTCTTCGCTTTTTCTTTTCCTCTAATTTGTGTGTTGGTACTACTATAAACTCCATTATCTTATATATCATATAAGATAATATAAAAATTGCAATAATTGATACAATGATACTTAATATAGGATTTGATATTAGTATTGTGTTGGAATTGTTATAGGTATGGTTACAGGTATGGTTGAAAGAATTGTCTAAACTATCTTGCATCATGAAATAATAATAATAGTAATACATAAATTACACCTCACTCTTTTTTAATTACACATCTTTTCTATAAAGATTTTTAGGTTTTCAATTATGGCTTTCTTATCTGTTAGACCATAAAGATTAACATTATATGTTTTAACACACAGTTGTATTTCTTCTATTTTTCTAAAAACTATTTTAGGTCTTGATTCAGATTTTTCAATTACCATTTTTATTTCACATTCACCAACACTATTTTCGTATTGTTCTTCATAAACTATAAAGTCATTTAGGTCTTCTTCTGATATTATTTTATTGTTATATAGGGTTAATATTAGATTTAGTAAATATTCAATTGTTAAGTTGTCAAATTTATTTATATTTTCATTTATTTCTTTAAGTAGCTTTTCACTTTTATTGTAAAAATAGTCAAAGTCTTTTAGATTTTTGATTGATACTATTTCTGTTTTATCTGTATTTATTGCTATTTTTAAGTGTTTAGCATCTCTTGTTAATTCTAGATTATTTGTATTTAAAGATAAAAATGTATCTATAGAGTCTCTTAATTGATCTTTACTTTTTATTATTTTATCTTTATATTGATTTGCGATTATATCTTTTTCTTTTTTGTATCGGTGATAACCATCTTCTTTGCAATTTAGTATTGTATCATTAACCTTTTCATTTATTCCTGATAAATCAATCATAATTTTACTCCTTTATTTTTTTTAATCAATCTCAACAGGTCCAACCCACCCACCACTGCTAAGATTCTGGTATATAACCAGTTCCTTCTTCATTACTCCAGTAATGACAATAAAAAAGTTTCGGTTTCAAGAAATTACTTTCTTTTACCTTATTTGGACTACAGTAGCGTATATAAAATACACCCTGTTTACTACAAACAATGTAGTAATCAACTATGTAATTTTTAGGTTTTAGCGCTTTATGAAATTACATAGTTACCAAACATAACAATCATCACTAAGTGCGTATATACTTTGTAAAGAATAACCATAGCATTTACCGTCTTCTACTTGAATCCATGAATCGTAAAAGATATCGTTTTTATCTTCAGTAAAAGCTTTGATTTCAAACGGTCTTTCAAGTACTAATTCAAGTATAGACCCACCACCAAAAATGGGGTCAAATATACCACAAGTTCCTCTTTCAAAATTTATAGATATTTCATTATTTAGTAATCCATAGTAGTCTTTTAGATCAAGTTCTGTGAGAAACACCAAAAAGCCACCAACATCTATTCTTAGACACGAAAGTTCTGAATAAAATGTTGATAAGAATTCTGATTCATTCATTTTTTCATCATCACAGATGTCTACTAGTTCATAACCCTGAGACTTAAATAGATCTTCTATTACGTTTTCTTTTAGTTCTTCTTTTGCCTTATTTATAGCATCTATATCTTTATCCGCCATAGCCCATAATAGATCTATGAAATAAAGACCTTCTGTATTTAAGTTTTCTCTTTGATTAGGCATAATATTAAGGTTTAGTTTAGTAGCTTCTATAGAGTTACTAACAGCGTCAACATTCATGTTTTCTCTAATATATTCATGTATATCATATAACTCCCTTAATTCATTTGAGAACTTATCATTCATATCTTCATCATATGTTCCTACAGAATCTCTTGATTCGCAGTAAAGGTCTTCGTCTAAGAAGTAGTCTATAATCTCGTCTTCATAGTCACAATGATCACTTGCAAAGTCATAAAATAGGTCATTTGCTACCTCATCACATCTAATAATTATACTATCGAACCATTCTTCTTCTAGAAATTCTTTTAGTTCGTCTAATGTCTTAAACTTAGATACTAGTTCTGGGTTTATCTTTTCTGGGTCAAATAAATCGATTACCCCTTTATTTTTTATAAATTCGTCCAGTTTTATTTTTAGTTCTTCTTTCATTTTAATTTTTTCCACCTTTCTTTTTATATTTGTAAAAAATCTATATCCACCTAATTAGAAACTATAGTAAATGATATATAGTATCTCATGTAAAATAGGTGGACTTTTAGTCCACCTATGCTATGGTTTTATATCATAAATAGATTATAAACAAATTCCATTACAATACTATCATTCATCTTATCAAACATTTCAAAACCTTCTGTCTTGTATGCAACTACTGGGTCCACCTGACCTATGCCACGAAGACCAATACCCTGTCTTAGCTTATCCATAGCGTCTATATGGTCTATCCAGTGTTTATCTATGACTTGTATAAGTATTTCTTTTTCTATTTGGTCTGCTCTAAGACCTAGAAGTTCTCTTCTATGTTCATATTCAGCAATTAACATATCATAGACTTTTTCGAATGATTCTGATGTTAAATCTAAGTTATCAATTACTTTTAAGTCAACTATATTGTGTTTGATTAGATTTTTAAATTTAACCATGTCTAAGATTCCAGCTGTCACAAAAGACTTATCATATAGTTTTTTAACTGCCTTATTTATAAGGTTATATACCTGACCATCAGGTATGTTATTATTAATTATATTTCTTCTTTCAGTATAGATTATATTTCTTTGTCTATTCATAATATTATCGTATTCTAGAACTTGTTTTCTTATACCGAAGTTTTTACCTTCCACCTTCTTTTGTGCATTTTCTATTGATTTAGTAAGCATACCAGCATCTATTGGTTTAGTCTTATCTATACCCATTTTATTGGCGAAGTTTTTAATTCTCTCACTACCAAATAATCTCATTAAATCATCATCTAGGGCTAGATAAAAAATTGATTCTCCTGGATCACCCTGTCTACCAGAACGACCTCTTAGCTGGTCATCTATTCTACGGGATTCATGTCTTTCTGTACCTATTATACATAGACCACCAGTCTTTATAACTTCTTCATGTTCTGAATCAGTAAAGTCTTTAAAGTCATTAACCAATTTTTTATAAGTTTCTCTAGCAACATCTAGGTCTTTATTTTCAATATAACCTTCGATATCGTTTTTGAAGTTTATTCTATTTATGATTTCATCAGTAAACTGAAGTCTTTTCATTTCTCTAAGAGCCATAAAAGACGGATTACCACCAAGTAGTATATCGGTACCCCTACCAGCCATATTAGTGGCGATAGTAACAGCACCTAGTCTGCCCGCCTGAGCGATAATTTCAGCCTCTTTTTCGTGGTTCTTGGCATTTAGTACCTGATGAGGTATATAACGGTCTGTAAGAAGCTTTGAGAGCGTCTCAGACTTGTCTATTGAAACAGTACCTACTAAGATCGGCTGTTTTGTTTTATGTTTTCTTTCTATCTCATCAACTACGGCATTAAATTTAGATTCTTGGTCTATATAAACTTTGTCTTTATGGTCTTTTCTTATCATAGGTCTGTTTGTAGGTACTACGAAAACTTTCGTTTTATAAACTGTCTTAAATTCCTCTTCTTCAGTCTTCGCTGTACCAGTCATACCAGATAGTTTTTCATATAACTTGAAATAGTTCTGGAATGTAATTGTGGCAAGGGTTTTTGATTCAGCTTTAATTGTGATTTTTTCCTTTGCTTCTATTGCTTGATGTAGACCATCAGAATATCTTCTACCAAACATCAAACGACCTGTAAACTCATCAACGATTATAATTTCGTCGTTTTTAACCACATAGTCTATGTCTTTTTTCATTATAGTATGAGCCTTTAAAGCCTGATTAATATGGTGGTATAGGATTGTGTTGTTTATGTCTGTTATATTTTCTATGTTAAAATACTTTTCAGCCTTAGCTATACCAGATTCTGTAAGTGAAACAGCCTTGTCTTTTTCCTCTGTTTCATAGTCATCCATAGTAAGGGTTCTAATAAATACATCGGCATCATTATAAAGATAAGTTGATTCTTCACCTTCGCCTGATATAATAAGTGGTGTTCTAGCCTCATCTATAAGAATAGAGTCTACCTCGTCAATTATACAGTAATTAAGTTCTCTTTGAACAGCCTGTTCAGGTCTTATTATCATATTATCTTTCAAATAGTCAAATCCAAATTCGTTGTTAGTACCATATGTGATATCACAAGCATATTGTTCTTTTCTTGTTTTTGCTGATTGGTCATGAACGATTACACCAACAGATAGACCTAAAAATTCATATATCTTTGCCATCTGATCACGGTCACGCTTGGCAAGGTAGTCATTTACTGTAATGACATGGACACCCTTATTTGTTAGTGCGTTTAGGTAGGCTGGTAGGGTTGCGACTAGCGTTTTACCTTCACCTGTCTTCATCTGGGCTATATTTCCTTCGTGCAGAGCTATACCGCCTATTAACTGAACAGGGAAATGTCTCATACCTAAAACCCTTGCTGATGTTTCCCTAACTGTTGCAAATGCGTCAGGTAGGATATCCTCTAGGGATGCTCCTGAGTTTATTTTGTTTTTTAGCATCTCAGTCATATTTTTTAATTCTTCATCCGACATCTTACTATATTTATTTTCTAGTTCTAGTATGGTCTTTACCTTTTTTTTATATCTTCTTAAATCACGATTTTTTAGTAATTTCATGTATGATCTCCTTTTCTTTATATATTTATGTCTTTATTATATCACGAAAAACCTATAAAATCAATATTTATTGCTTTATAAAAAAAATAACCCACCTATATAGGTGGGTTTTGTTTCTCTATTAGAATGGAGCGTCTTCGCTTTCTTCTTCAGCGTGTGCAGCGGCAGCCTCTGCTACCTTCTTTGCACGTCTGGCATCAGTTACAGACTTAGATTCCTTAAATTCCATCTTCTGTGCAAGGATGTACTGTGATGGATATACTGTTACACCATCCTTCATGTATGGAGCATCACATCTCACTTCGCCCTGTACACCGATTAGGTCACCTTCATGACACATTTCATAAGGTGTTACTGATTCTACACCAGCTCTGATGAAAGCCCTAACATTGATTCTGGATGTTATTGACTTCCCTTCTTTGTTCTTTCTTCCAGTGTCGTGGATCAATGTGATCATTACACCCTTAGAACCATCTGAGTTCACATTTACTCTTGGATTTTCCGCCAATCTACCTTCTAAAATAACAGCATTAAACATAATTTTTTCTCCTTTTTAATAATAATTTTTATAATTTTTTTTCTAAAATTTAATCTACAAGATTCATCTTGTTATATTATCTGAACAGACCTCTATAAGAGACTATCTTGTTTAGACCTATTCTAAATAACTTTCTACAAGATTTCATCTTGTTGTAGATGATTTTTCTAATCAACCCTCTGTGAGTGATTAACTCACCAACAAAAGGTTTTCAATCTAGTAAATTATAGTCTTGCTTTTAGCAAGAGAAAAAACCCAGCATATGCTGGGCCTAATCTTATTATAAATTTTCTTATATTATCGTTATTGTTATTCTACAGTCTCTCGGCTCACCTAGTAGGTTTAGGTACTTCCTATCTATAAGAACCCTTGTAAGGTTTTGAGGTTGTGTTGAGTAGGTTTCACTCGCCCCATAAAAACCGAAGAGATAATCCTTAAAAGCTTCTTTTCTATTTTCCAATCTTTCTTTCATATGGTTTGGAACTTCAAGACTTCCTTTTAAGTCCGGATTTCTTTCTAGGTATTGGTGCCATTCGTATAGAAATTCTAAATAGTTTATTTCTTTATTGTCTTCTTTTTTAGGATTGATGTTTAGATTTTTATAAAATTCCTTATCGAATGAGTCATCGTTACCTAAGACTTGGTATGAATAGACTTCTTTTTTATCTTTTATAACGTTTATATAATGGTTTCCTGCCATGATTTTATGATCCTTTCTTTTTTTTTTTATTATATCTCGTTTTGTGAAACAAAAAATATAAAAAAAAAAAAAAGAGCTGGACTAATCCAACTCTTTAAACGTAAACCGAGGTAATACGTCCCTATTCACTTTTTATTATAGCAATAAATGTAGAATTTGTAAAGATTTAACTGATAAAAGACTTTTTTTTTTGAGTTAATATATCTTATTTTTTTTTCATAAAAAATAGTGCTGGGAGAGAAAGTATTCTCTCACCAACACTAAAATAGGTTTTAATTTTTATTTATTAGCAATTTTCTTGCTTTTTATTTCTTACATACATTGCTGCTGAAACTAGGAAGATTCCACCACCTAGAGCCATACCAGCCATAATACCACCTTGACCTGTTAGTGGCATGTCTGTTTCCTTAATATCCCCAAGAGTTACTCTAACTTCACCAGATGTTAAATCTGAAGCAGTTCCATCAAAAGCGTTCATTGTTCTATCATCAGTAGTATCTAGACCAGCTATTACATTGTCACCTGAAACTGTGTTATTAAGCGCTGTCATGTTTAAATCATCATATGTAGCACTTATAGTAAAGTCAACTGGTTCAGCTACCTTATAACTTTCAGGAGCGTCTGTTTCTGTAATAGTATATGTTCCAGCTTCTAGACCTGATACAGCAACTATACCTTCAGCAGAACTTGTGAACTTGTATTCAGTGTCTGCAAGTGTACCATCAGCCTGAACATATTTACCGTTTGTTTCAGTGTTTGCTGGATTTTTTACCTTAATTGTAAACTTCGCATCTTTTAGAGGCTTGTTGGTGTCCTTGTCGACCTTAACTAGCTTTAGCTTGAAAGCATAGTCTTTAGCAGTTACTGGCTTAGATTCACCCTTAGAATTTGTGTAAGGGTCATTTGAGTATACAACCTTAACTGTATTTTCATTACCAGTACCACCTATAACAGCATCATTGTTTAGTTTAGCCTTGTACTCAACTAAAACATTAGTGTCGGCATTAACTCCATCAATAGCCTTTAGGTTTTCTATACTTAGTTTAAGAAGTCTATTAGTATATTCTTTAGTAAACTTATTAGTTACATCAACACCACCAATAGATACCTTAACTGAGTCTTCTACAAGGTCCATACCTGCTGGCAACTGGTCTTCAAAACTATAAGAGTACTTGTCATAAGTAGCTATGTTCTTAGAAACTGTACCAGTAAGTTTGTAATCAACTATCTGACCAACCTGAGAGTCTCTAGATAGCATCCACTGTCCATTTGCACCCTTAACCTTCTTGTCTATAGTTGGTAGAGATGTCTTTTCGTTTATAGTAACATCTCCTCCACCAAGAACTGTGAATATTGGAGCTGTTGCATTTTTATGACCCGTAGCTATTGTATCAGGATCAGTTACAAATAACCAGTAACCTGGATCTAGGTCATTTTTTGTTTCTTTAGGTGTAACTTCAGTTGTCTTTGTAAGACCCTTTATAGCCTTGGCTATCTTGTTAGCAAGATTGTCGTTTGCAACTATTGTATTCTGGTCTGTTCCAGTTATCTTAGTAGATAGATAAGTTGCTACAGCCTGAGCATTGTAGTGGCCTGTTGCGTCTTTTGCAAATTTTGTTCCAGATTCGCCTATTTCATTATTTATAACAGCAACTACAGCGTCTTCTATTTCCTGTGAAGCCCATTCTAGGTTACTTATGTTGGCAGATGCACCACCACCGTCACCTTCTACTGGTTTAACTTTACCAGAGAATATCTTAAATCCTTTGTACTTAACTTCTTGGTCTGAGTTGATTGTTATTGTACCTTTTTCTGTTCCCGCCGCTGCGAAAGATGGAACCACGGTAGGTGCTACACAACTCATTGATAACATTAGTGCAAGTGCGATACTTGCTTTTTGATTTGATTTAATTTTCATATTTTCTTACTCCTTTTCTTTTTATTATTTTTCTGATTATATGAAATATTATTAATAATAACAAAAGACCGATAGCAACTATTGCTGGTAGGTATCTTTTGTTAGTTATTACGTTTTTAATGACCTCTTTATTCTTTTCAAAACCATTTGGAACAGGACACCTTTTTGCGTGGACTAAAAGTCTGTGAGTATTTACTCCATATGGTGTACATGTTATTAGTGTTGCTAGGTCTTGGTCTTTTTCAATAAGTAAAGAGTGCATATTATGAGGTAGTACAACCTCTGTTTTATAAACCTTGTAGGTGATTAATTTACCTAAGGTTTTTATACCAAACACATCACCATTTTCTAACTTTCTTATATCATCAAAAGCTCTCATCTCTTTCATTCCAGAGTGGGCCGAAAGACAGGTGTGTGTTGATGGACCACCTACAGGGAGAGATGTCTCTTTGAGGTGTCCTACACCCTGTGCTAGTGCAGACTCGTCTGTTCCGTGATATATTGGAAGAGTTAGGTTTATTTTAGGTATTATTAAACTGGCAAAGGCTGTGTTTTTATCAGATGTATTTAGCTGTTTTTCATATGGTTTTATGGTCTTATTAATAACCTCACCAGCCAGACTTTTGTTATATAATTCAGCCTCATCAAAGTAGGATTTTAGAGAATCCGTTGATAACTTTGATGTTGTGTTTTCTAATTGCTTTACCTTTTCTGTGTTTTTATATGTATAGTAAAAGTCATATGCTGGATAAAAGATTAGCATACAAAGACCTAAAACAAGTCCTATAATAGGTATTTTCTTTTTCATTTTTTAGTTCCTCTTTCTAGATTTCATAAAGGATCCTAGACCCAAAGAACCAAATATTATTGTTAAAGCCAACATTGTTTGTTGAGATGACATAACACCTGTTAGGACATCTATTTTCTTTTTATCAACTGTTGTAGTTGTTACTATGGTTTCTTTTTTAATTTTAGTAGTGGTCATATCATCTATAGTTTTACCATCTTGGTATTCAAGATTGGCATAGTTTATTAGGTCTTTCGTTGATTGACCCTTGTACTCAAGGTCGTAATAAACTTCAATCTTAGAATTTCCATTTGTTAGAGGTTTTATGTTGTTAGCTATTAGTTTGAATGTATCACCCTTGTCTTCTAGCTCAAAAGAGTTAGTTAAGTCTTTTGTATCTGAGTCTGTTATTAAATTTATTCTTATAGACTCCTTTACTAGGCTAGTATCCTTTGGTGTGGTATCATTAAACACGCATTTATATTCTGTGTATTTAGACAAATCAGGGATAGAACCTACTAGTTTATATGATATTTTGTCTTTACCGAATATTATTGTATTTTCTTTTTTATAAGTTTTATCGTCTAATACTGTTTTTTCTATAGTTGGTTTTTTATTTTTCTCTATGGCATTGGACTGGTTGAGTGTGGCTGGTAGAGAAAATATACTTATTATTAAAATTGTTCCTATTAGATACTTAAATTTAGTCATTATTCTCACCACTCTTTCTTCTCTTTCTCCAATAGTATAGGGATATTGTTATTATGATACTTCCTGTTACTGTACCTAGTAAGATTCCACCCTGTCCCGTTAATGGTAGGTTTATATAGTAATTATTAAATATCATCTGACCGTCAGGGTCTGTTATAAGGTTCATATCATTTGTTTGTTTTAATACTATTCCATTTTCTGAATCTTTAACTTCAACTTTCATTTTGTATATTTTTGTATCATAAACTATGTTGTCTATTTTATTGTTTACTTCTACGATTTGGTAGTTAAATTCTTTACCAATATCATTTTGGTCATATGTTATAGGTGAAAATTTTATAATACCGTCTTGGTCATTTACTGCTCTATCGATTATAGAACCTTCTTCATTTAGTAGATAGTATTCAAATGAATAATCTTTTAGGTCTGCACCGTGAAGTTTTTTTCTAGCAGTAAATGTTACAGGCTTAGATTGGAAATACTTATTTACTATTTTAAGTTCAGGAATGTTGTCTGCTCTAACTTGTCCTTTAAATACTGAATTTTCTTTATCTATAGTATAACATGGTTTTTCCTTTTCTGCTATTTCTACTGTATAGTTTTCAGGTATTGATTGTACAATATAATCTCCTTTATCATCAACCTCAAACAGCTTGTTTGTTTCTATTATAGACTTTTTACCTAAGTGTTCAACTTCGGTTTTCATTTCTACCTCTTCACCGTTTTCGTTGTAGATCTTCATAACGAACTGGAATGTGTCCTCTTTTGTTGTTCCGACAACTTCTTTTTTGAATTTAAGCTTTTGTCCTTGGTATTTGTTGTGGAAGGTTAGGTCGTCTTTTACTGTTTTAGCTGTTGGTGGTTCGTTTGGGTTTGTAGGAAATATTGATTTATATTGGTCTTCATATTTTACTTCGTATTTTGGTTTACCATCTACAACTTTTTTTTCTATAATTATAGATTTTAATTGATCGTCAAAGGTCATTTTATTGTTGAAAGTGTCAATAATGTTTCTTTTCCATTCATATCTATCAAGAGAATGATCTATCATTTTCATAAATTCATTTTTGACCTTTGCATTTTCTGGTATTACTTCACGAATGTATAACTTTACGTATGGGTTGGGATTTTGACTAGGATCTTTTAAAAAGCCTGGTAAATCTGAAATTTTGATAGGATCAAAAATTATAGTACCATCTTTATTGTTTGATTTTATTTGCAATCTTTGTGCTCTATAATCACTTTTTAATTCCATTGCTAGCTCAAATTGAAATTCCCCACCTTTTAAATCTAAACCCAAAAGCTCTTTATTTAATACAAGATTTATTTCTCCACCGCATTGGAAAACATTTATGAATACTATTTCATCTGTGATATCAGCTTTAGGTTTGAACTCTATCTCTGCTGGATTTTTTCTATAATAGTCTAATATATTTGGATCAAGACCATCGGTATTAGAAACAGCAACATCTGCAATATTCCATTCATCGGGTTTTTCTTTAGGCTCCCCTATAATTATATTTTTTAATTTATTAAAAAGTTTTTCTGGTATAGTTATGGCTCTTGGTCCGGGGGTTTCGTAGTCTTTAATATATTGGTACTTTTTCTTAATCTCAGGAATTTTCTTTCCATGAACATAAGAAACATAACATTTAGGTATGTCAACTTCTTTTATCTTGTATGTTTTTTTAGTATCAAGACCTGTGATAGTTCTATATTCACCACCTTTTAGGGTGAATGTGTCTATTTTTTTATCACCATCCCAAAGTTCGAATTTGAAATTTTCTCTTGTGTCGTGGCCCACAACTCTTTTATAGACTTTTATACTACCTGTTTTTCTTTCATTGTTAAAAACTAAACCATCTTGGTCATATGTTACCTGAGCTTTAAGTGTGGAGTTTTCATTGATTACATTGACAGTTACATTTTCTGTATGTGTGTCGTAGACTATTTCAGGGTCTAGGTTATCAATTTCTCTCACCGTGTATGTGTGCTGTCCTTCACTTTTGTATACTATTGGGTTAAAAGATATAACACCACCGACAGAGTCTACAGTGTCTATAACCTCTCCGTTTTCTAAAAGTTCAAATTTAAAGGACCCTTCAGGTTTACCATCAAGTAGTTTTTTACCCTCTATTGTAACAGATACTGTGTTTGGTGAGTATTTGTTAATAAAGGTTGCAACTGATGTTTTGTTCGGCTGAATTTTACCAACATCACCTGTTTTAGAAGTTAGGACCCAACCTGGTAGTTGGTCTTCTGTGACCTTGTAGTTGACACCTGCTGGTAAATTATCAAAAGTCATTGTTTCCCCACCTCTTAATTTAAAGGTGGCTTCTCCGTTTTGGATAGTAACTTCTTGACCAAAAGATGCCGTTATGCTAGTAACTACTAAGAGCAGAGCTAGTAGTGCTTGTAAGAATTTTTTCACAAAAAAATCACCTCTCTTTATTGCTATATTTTTTAGTTTATTTATTTCCATTTAATTATACTACAAAATTAGGTTTTTTGCAAGTTTTTAGGAAAAAAATAGACAGGTTTCCCTGTCTATTTTGTGTTTATTGATTTGAAGAAGTTCTGATGAAAGCTAGGTAAGATGCGCTTTGTTGTTGAAGGTCTCCTCTGTCTATCAGGTGGTCTTTACTTGCTATAAAGAATGGGTCTGTTGTTCCTAACATAACAAGTTTATATCTTTTGTCATTTATTGTTTTTTCTAAGAGTTCTGATGTATATCTAAAAGAACCAATTCCTTTAAAAGGTTTTTTACTTATATAATATTCAACTTGACCATAAGAGAAGTGCATCCAACCTTGGTTAGATTCTTCAGGTATTTCTTCTCCTGTTAAACTAATAAATTCTTGGATTTTGTTAAGGTCTACAAAACAATCATTTGTAAGTGGACCATAGTATCTAGAACCTTGTTTTATTTCTTCAAGTACTGGTCTAAATCCTAATTCTTTAGATGTAGCAGTGTAGCCAGTTTTAACTCTTTCATTAGGTTCGTTTGATGATCCTGCTGTTAATACATCATCATTATCATCTGACCATTCTTGTATGAAGTTTTTAGACCCTATGTTTTGGCCTATTGTGAGATCGTTATAATTCACACCCTTTAAAATTTGGTCATATTCAGAGTTTTTGTTATACTCTTTTTGATATTTGCGATTGGATGGTATCCATTTGGCATATAGTGTATCATCTACACCACTAAGGAGTCTAACTCTGTATTTTTTACCATTTATTTCGATCGGATTGGCAGGCGTATATATATCATTTTTCCTATTTCTAACTGTTGGGGGTTCGTCGTTTAAATCTTGAGGATTTTTAATCTTTGAGTATTGATCGTTTAAAGATTTATCACTGTAAATTAAACCCTTATCATATAGATCTTTTAGTGATAAATCATATTTAACAGGTAGTTTTGAAACATATAAAGTTTTACCGTTTATTTTATATTCTAACCATTTATCAACAGATGCTTTTTTATCTTGGCTTATTTCTGGGTTGTCTGTTGATGTTAAGATACCCGATGTTAGACCTGTTTGATCGACAAGGTCTTTGTATGATATTAGATTAGTTTCACCTTTAAATGTAGGCTCTGGGTTTTCAACTATTTCTTCTAGAACAGGTCTCCATAGATTGAAGTTCTCTTTAGAATCAGAGTTTGTCATTGTTAAAGTTGGACTGAATTGCTTTGTTTCTTCGTATGTTCTAACAAAACCCATATTCATATATATAGTCGTAAGATTTCTTCTATAAGTTTCTTGAATCCATTCTGCCTTAGGTTCCATGGTTTCATTAACACCGGTAAGGTCTTTAAATGAATATTGACCCTTTGTGTCTGGTTTTACCCAATATGGTGTACTACCAAATCCGTCTATACCTCTATACCAAGCTGGTGTTTTTATACCATTTTGATCAGGATGTGATTCTGATATGCTAAAAATAAATTTGTTGTATTCAGAATTTTGTAGCATATCTTGATTATTTCCTATGTCTAAATCTGGATTATTTTGAATATTTAGCTTCCACGGTTTTTGCCCACCAATGTCAATGCCATTAAGAAGTCTAACTCTGTATTTTTTACCGTTTATTTCAATTGGATCTGCTTGTCTATAAGTATGTTCTCTATAGTCAACTATTGGTTGACCTTCGTTTTTAGCTACATTTTCATCACTATAAACAATACCTTTATCGAATAGGTGGTCAAATGATATAGAATCTTTTATAGGTTGCTTGGCAACATATAGGTGTTTGCCATCTATATTATATTCTAACCATTTATCAGATGTAGATCTTAGATTACCTTCAGTTACACCTAGGGTGTTTGAAAGGGTGCTATATGATATTAAATCTGTCTCACCCTTAAATGGTTGAGGGTCAAGAATTACATTATGTACAGGACATGCATATTCTACAAGTTTAAGCATACCAGAGTTTAATACAGATTCAGGTATGTCTATTCTAGGACTGTCTGGTGCTTCTTCATCTGTTATGTACATAGACACTACTTTTCCACCTTCAACTTTGTAGTGGATTTCAGATTTGTTAGTAAATGATGCTTTGTTAGGGTTTTCAACTCCATCAATGAGCCATAAAGTGTTTAGTTTGCCAAGATTATTGTCTTTAAACCTTAGAACATAATCACCATCTTCTTTGTTTGTTAACATTGGGTCAGATAAGACACCGTTGGCATCTTCAAACATAATTTTAAATAGGTTTTTAGTAGAACCTTTTTGAACATTTAATGTTCCATCAGGTACTAAATCATCTTCACCAGTAAATTTAACCTTAAATGTAAATTCGGCATTTTTATCACCCTCTACGATTTTTCTTACCTCTAGTTTACCTGGTTTGTACTGGTTAACTAATAGAGGGTTTGTAGGATCGTTGTTAAGGTCATCTGTTTTAGTATCAGTGACTTTAACATCAAAAGATAGATGACCGTCACCGTTATCTAAGACTGTTACTTCATATTCTATAGAAGACTTATCATAATTAATATCAGGATTTTCTTCATCAATTTCAATGGCCTTGTATCTAAATGTTTTACCTATATCTTCTTGGTCAAATTCTAATGGGTCAAATTTAATATCCCCATTTTCTTCATTAGATACGATACAAACATCTTCGTTATCATTCATGTCTATAAGTTTAAACTTAAATTGGTCATCTTTTGGTGTAAATCCACCTCTTATAACTTTTTTAGCAGTTAAGTTAAGTGCACCCTTGGCTTTATAACTGTTTTCGAATTTAATTTTATTATCATTTTTTATAGTTGTTGTTGGTGTCATTGTACCATCACCGTTATCAACTAGTAAAATATTAACCTTAAATTCTCTAGGGTCATATGAGTAACCAATTTCTGATGTTTGACCTTCAGAAGTTTCATTATTAGATATCCTTTCTTTTATAGTATAGTTATGAGTTTTGTATAAGTCTTTTATACCAAATTTAAAGACACCGAAAAGAATGTCTCCATCTGAGTTATTGAATCCTGATTTTACTATCTTGCCAGATTCATCAATAATATCAAATATAAACTGGTTGTTTTCTAGTTTTCTACCATTTAAAATCTTTTTGGCATCTATTTTGATTTCAGTATTAGTGTCGTACTTGTTTATAAACTCAATTTCTGATGTTTGACCAGACTTAATTAATGCAGATTTACCATCAGCTTGAGATTCAACTTCTTTAAATCCTTTCTTTTCATATTCAGAAACTGTACATCTATCAGTAGATTTTATATTTTTGATTGTTATAGATTCATCACCTTTTATAATGAAGTCATTACCATTTGATATTGTACCCGTATCACCATTTGATTTTTCATACTCATATAAACTACTATCGTCTCTACCTTGAGAATCTTTTATACTTAGCTTAAATTTAAATTCGCTTTCTCTTGCTTTTTCTGTGGCGTTTTTCAATTTTTTAGTAACTTTTAAGTTTCCATAAGGATATATTTCGTTATGTATGTTTATATTATTTTCATTATATTTTGGTTTGAAACCTTCTAAGTAATCTTCTATAACGGTATAATTTATTGGCTCACCGTTTTCATACTTATATAGGTCGCCGAAGTCATAAAGCCACTTACCGTTTTTATCTTCATAGACATTTTTACTCTGGAATAATTTTCCATTTGCCATAAGGTTGATTGTTATAAATTCAGGTTTTTTAGCGTTATGATCCCAAGTTTTTTCACCTTTTACTCTAATCGTTTCAGGTTTTCTTGTATTAACAAGGTTAAATACAGTATAACCTTCATCTTTTAGACTTTCAGCATCTTCTGTAAAGCTTAGGGTATATCCATAAGATTCTGGGTTTACATAAACGTTAGCGTCTTCTTCGGCTTCAGTGAATGTATAGTCTATTTTTTCACCCTTGTCATTGTAGCAAAGTTTTGAACCAAAATCATAAGACCAATTGTTGCTATCATCTATTACTGCAGTGTCAACTATTTGACCATCAGCAAGAAGATTTATAGTTATACCAGCTGGGCCGTTAGGTCTTACTCCATCACGGTTATTGCCGTCATCAAATGTTTTGTTTATTTTTATTTTAAATGGCTTTAGACCGACCTTAGTGTATTCATTTCTAACTAGTAGATCAGGTGTTCTAAGGCCGTCTTTCTTTGATATAGAAACAAAAGCCATAGACGCTGAGTTGTAGGCGTGAGCACCACCATTTAGGGCTGTTTCTGTTTCATCAATAGTAAGATTTTTATCAAACCATTGGTCCGTATCATTAGGTCTTTCAGCTAAATCTTTTATCTTTGGTGCTCTCATGTTAATATTAAGAGATAAAGATTCGTTAGCATCTAGTTCAAAAGACGAACCGTCTTCTTTACGACTAGCATCAACAGCTATGGCTGTTATTTTCTTATTTGTAGGCTTTGTAGTCGTCCAAATGTCGGACCTAGTTAAGTCGTTGTCAGCCTTGTTATCAGGGTCTGTAAGTGTTAGGTTTTCTTTTGTAGAATAGTAAATAACGGGTTTAATACCCTTATTTTTTAACTGGCTAACATCTACATTTATTAGTTTACCTTGCCACTGAGTATCCTTATGATCAGATGTTTCCTGACTTGGTTTATATGATTCTAGTGAGTCATAAAATATTATTGAGTCACTAGCTGTCGCATCTGTGTTTTGGATACTAAGTCTATATGTATATTTACCATTTTCATATACATTTTTAGGGGCTTCATTTAGCCTACCATCACCGTATTTAACTTCGTCATTAACATCAACGGTTTTTCTAAATGATGTTATGGCATATGTGTCGGCCGCTATAACTTTACTCGCTTTAGCGTAAAGGAATGATGTTTTGTCATGATCTGGATTTAGGTTTGTCATGATATCTTCAATACCCTTTGTAGCGTCTTTTGAGAATCTGTTATTGCCTATTTTTGGATCATCAGGTTCACCTTTTAGGCCATTAACAGAGCCTAGAGTATCTATATTTGACTCAAAAGCTATGTTGTTTTCAATAAGACTACCCCAATCTGTTAATGATTCCCATGTATAATAAGCGAAAAATGTTATTAGGGGGTTATCATATATACCCGATATACCTAGTATTGATTCACTAGGTGCGCTTTCATATTTATACATAGGCTTTAGGTTAACATGGATTTTAAGTAGATTTCTACCTGAGTTTTTATAGTTTTCTATAAATTCTATCTTAGTTATCCTATCACCGCTTCTTACCTTTATTGACCTTGTATCAGGTATTACACCTTTAGGTAGCAGGTCATACCATATACCTGATGTCTGTTCTTTATATAGACCAGCCTCTTTAGCATCTTCTAGGTCTTCTTTTTCATCTATATTGGTTTGAGTTATAAGTCTACCTGTATAGAAAAGCTTAATTCTTCTATCTTTTGGTTGGTTTTCATAAGTCATGCTTTTTTCAAGCTTAGAACCGTAAGAAAAACCAGACATTGTATTGACGGCACCTGTTTTATTAATGGCTTTCTTTTCACCATTTAAAATAGCATCCATTCTGGCTTCGTTATAAACTCTAGCTATTGGTATATCGGTAGCTTTAAATAGGTTTTCAACTCTTTCTTTTATTTTAGGACTAGCCTTTAATTTTACTACTGGATATGTTCTGTAAACTACAGCACCTAGTTTAGTCTCAACTTCTGTTTTAAAAGCCGTTACATTTTCAGGGAACATAAGAGATGATCCATTAACCTTTGCACCGTTTTGAGGTGTTATTGTTTCATTATTACTGTCATAGATACCGTATTTTGTCCAAGTCTCACCAATTTTACCGTAAATGTCTATATCCACTTTATCTGTTCTATTATCAACATAAGCGTATTCGCCTTCAGATCTTGGTTGGAATGTTACAGAGTTATCTTTCTCAATGAGATAGTAACCTTGACGTGGAACTGGTTTATAGTCATACAAGTCTGGTTTTGCTATAGATATGGACTCAAATGAATAGTCTTGAGCTGTTAGATTTTTCATTTCTTGAAACTCTACACTGTAATCTTCTGTAGTCATAGTGTAAGATTTCTTGCCAAAACTTTCGGGTTTTCTTGGGTCATTTACTCCATCATATGTCCAGAAAAACCCAAAACCTTGAGTTTCAAGACGATACATAAGTGTTACATCTTTACCATTTCTTAGCTGGTTCATGTGGTATTTATATTCACTTTGTCTTTCTTTTTTAGCTATGAAGTGACCTCTTGGCGCTTTGAATATGATAGGTCTATATTCAAGTGTCTGAGTTGCACTTTTTTTCGTAACTTCTTTATCATCCTTACTTGTTAAAGTATATTCAACTGTGTTACTTAATATGTAAGATTCAAATTTTGTAAAGTTAGACTTAGGGTATGCCACATAATAAGTGACATCGGCATGTACTGAACTTGGGTTAGCAACATAACCCTCAAATATATTTTTTATAGTTGGGTTTGATGTTTTAACAATCTTACCGTTTGCTGAATACCCAAGTAGTATAGCACCTCTGTTATTTTCACCCTCGTTAAATCTAGCTGTTACATCAACACTATAAGGTTGTGTTGCCTCTGTTGTTATGTTACTTGGCCATGCAGCATATACATAATCTTTATGGTTTTCTGGTTTTAATTCCCTTGGTAACACATTTGGTTTGTATGTTTGGAATGTATAAAATGCGTTTTGCTGTACTCCTGATATTATAGCACGTGTATCAATTTCAGCTTGTATACTATTAGTCTTTTTAGATATTTTATTGCCTTTATCGGTAGTAACTTCAACTAGGGCATTGAATGGGTCTGATTTATAACCAGTTGAGAAATCTTTTATGTTAGATGGATTAAGACCCTTGATTGTAAACTCAAATACAGCCTGTGTTGTTGCTGCTATTTGTTTTGTGTTTACTATTATATATTCATCTCCGTTGTTGAGATAAGCGAAGGGTTGAGTCTTATCAGGAAGTTCTGGAACTGCCATATTTAACTCACCTGTGTTTTTGTTTTCTCTAGTTTTGAATATATATCTAGGTACTTTGATCTGAATATCACCCGGTTTATAGTTAATTTTACTATTTAAAGAGATATTAAGTTTAGCTCTTACAAAGAAAGAACCACCATTAGAGCTTGTTAAGTCTATGTGTTGAAGGGTTTTAGATGTTTGATCATTAATTATCCAATACATATCAGCTATATCTATTTTATAACCATCTTTTTCGGAAATTAATTCTTCTGCACTAGATGGTTCAAACAATAAATCAAGAAGAGACTTATTTTTCTTAGGTTCTTTATGGTATTTTATAAGGTCTTTGTATTCTTTCTTAGTCAACTCTTTTGGTTTGGTAAGTTTATAAGACCTCATATCTAAAACCTTAGTGTCTTTATGTTCTTTCTTAGGTTCTTTATTCTTAGGTTCTTCCTTTTTGGGTTCTTCATTTTTAGGCTGATTTTTAACCTCAGACTTTACTTCTTTTTTAGGTTCAACCTTTTTTACCTCAGTTTTATCTTCATCTTTAGATATAGTTTTATCTTCATCCTTAGATGGTTTTTCTGAAGGTTTGTCTTCTGCTTTTTCGATAGGTTTAGATTCCTTCTTTTCTTCTATTATAGGTTTTATGTCTTCTTTTAACTGGTTATTTTTAAAAGTGTCCTCACCTATAACAGTAAGCTTTGAAGTGTCGATATTTTTTATTTTGTTATTAGCAAAAGCATTATCGTCTACTTCTTTTATAGAACCTAGATCTACATCTGTAAGACCTATATTAGAAAAAGCATTTACCCCTATCTTTGTTATGAAAACTCCGTCTTCGTTCATTTTAGGGAAGGATAGTTTCTTTAATTCTTTAAATGTCTGCCTGCCCTCTTTAGAGAAACCTCTTATTTCATCACCTATTTCGTTATATATAAATGATTTATAAGTATATGGGTTATCGGGGTTTTCAAAAACATATTTCTCATTAGGTTCAAACTCCATATTTTTGTTGAAGTATTTGATCCTGTATGAGTCTAGGTTTGAACTAAGAACATAATCTACATTTTTAGGTATAGATATGTGCTTAGCCTTTATGTTTGTGTTTTTCATAATAAAGTCTACAGACTCTGGGATTTGAAAAATTCTATTATTATCGTCTTGGTCTGTATAAAACCCTGTTTGGTTTTTTGTTTTATATTCAGCCTTTAATGCATCAGGCATTTTATCATTATACTTTAATTCATAAAAACCGTCCTTGTCTGCTTTTATGTTTTCCCTGTCTATATAAGCTTTTAGTTCTTCCTTGTTTAGAAAGTTAACTTTTTTGTACAGGGGGTTTGTAATGTCGTCTTCTCCAAGGGCCATAGCGGTGTTACCCATGTATGGCAGGACCATAGATAGAGCAAGTCCTGTGGAGAGTATTTTTTTGAAAATTTTATTCATTAAAAAACTCCTTTCTATAAATATATCTTATGGAAAAAAGTTTTATTATATTGAAAAAGCCATGCAAGAGAAATATTAAGTTGTCAATGTGCAAATGACTGAAAATATAAGGGGTTTCCTATATTTTTAGTCTATGAAAATTATAGCATATAAGGTTGGGTTTGTCAATGAGTTTTAAGGTTAGATAAAAAAAATAGGTAGCGAGATGCTACCTATTAAATGATAATTTTATTGGTTCTGACAGTTTGACAATTGTCACGTGTCTCCAGTCTTCGTTACATGTATACATGTAGGTTCCACCTAAGTTTATTATACTTTCCCCTGTTGATAAGTATAGGTTATCGTGGGTGTTTATACAATTAGGGTCTACGAACTCTACAGTATATTCTTCTATATCTCCAACACCATTTGCCAGTTTTAAGAAGACTTTATCTCCACCTTTTAAATTCTTTATCACATGGAAACCTTGTTCTGTATGGTCTGCTATTGCAACGCTAGTCTTGTAGTCGTCACATATCCTAACCGCAGTATCTTGTTTGTCTACAAGAGTTTGTGCTTGATCAAGGGAGAGACCTTCAGCATCTTCTAGTTTAACAGAGAACCCTTGTGATGGAATATATAGTCTACCGATTGAACCTAAAGGTTGGTTGTCGTTTAAGATATGGTCTTCTGGAAAAGTTGTCATATCTACATCTTTACCAAGTTCAGGTTTTTGTTCTTCGTTTTTGATTTCTTCTACTTTAAGACCTTGAGTTTTGATTTCTTTTACCTTGACCTCTATGGGTTTTGGTTTGTTTTCTAATTTATCTTTATGGTTAACTACTTTGTCCCTTGGTGGGGCGGTTTTGATTTTTTCTGTTTTGTGAATGTTATCATTAACCATTAGTAAGATAACTAAAGAAATAGTAAGAAATAATGCAGGTGCTAGGTATTTCTTTTTTAAACCTTCTTTTTTCATAATGTGCTCTCTTTCTTTTTTTATATAATTGGCAGGCGTTGTAGGGCTCGAACCTACGAGAATGCACGAGTCAAAGTCGTGTGCGTTAACCAACTTCGCCAAACGCCTATAAAATAATCTCAACAGGTCCAACCCAACCCACCACTGTTGAGGTTACTAACAAACATTGTTAGTTCCTTCTTCATTATTTTAGTAATGACAATAAAAAAAAGTTTCGGTTTCTGGGAGTTTTGGTCCCATCACCTTATTTGGACTACAGTAATATGTTTAAAACATATCCTGTTTACTGTAAATAATACAGTAATCAACTATGTAATTTGAGGTTTTGTTGATATCTAGAATTACATAGCTACCAAACTGTGATATGTATTTGCAATTATTACTTTGAAGGAAGGCTGCCAAGCCAACAAAACCCCGAGTTACGAGAGCTGGTGGTGAGACTCGAACTCACAACTTACTGATTACAAGTCAGTTGCACTGCCAATTGTGCTACACCAGCATATTTAATGATTACGTAGCGTAGTGTAATCATAATGAGCACCACTCATTTCTTTCGTCTTAAGGACCTCGTATTCCCCGTACTCCGTTTCAATTCAAGCGTACCTTTCGAGGTTAGGTGACTGCTTACCTTGATTGTGGTTGTTTATAAAAATATTTTATAATTAATATGGTTATATGCAAAATTTTGAAAAATACTCATCAATTAATTTATTTGATATTATATTTTGAGAATTTTCTTTATATGTTTCTATCCATGGATCTTGTGATTGAATGATATCAATTATTTTAAAAACATTTTTATTGGCCATAACATATAAAACTGTATTTATTATTTCTTTATGTTCATCAATAATAATATTCTCATCAAATTTTATTTCTTCAAAGTTCATAGTATTTAGAGAAAAATCTAAATAGTGTTCATTTTTTGGTATACTCATAGAACCAAATCTTTTATATTCTTGATTTACATCATCTATAAGAACTCCATATTGCCATGCTATTATATTTTGAAAAAATGCTTGTTTTTTGTATTTTACTAAAAAGGCGGCTTGTATGTAATATAATAAATTTTGCAATTTTAAATTTGATATTTCAATATCGTGGTCGTTATAAAAATTGATTATATATCTTGAAACATCTAAAGCATTATAAGACATAATACACCCATCCTTTCTTTTTTTTATATGGCGGAGAAGGAGGGATTCGAACCCTCGCACCAGTTTTACCCAGCCTAATCCCTTAGCAGGGGATCCTCTTGAGCCTCTTGAGTACTTCTCC